ACAACATCACCCTGTGGGAGATGATTAAGGGTCTGTTCTATTTTATTTTAGGACAGCGGTATATCATCAACTATAAGCCTTACAATGGAACCGAGACTTATACTTACATCGTTGGCGTTCCTACCACTCATTATGTCTCCAAGGCTGGAAACAAACTTTTCATTTCTTGGTGCTTCTCTGGTCGTGACGGATTCGGCCATCGCCAGTTCCGTTATGATAGAATCGCTGGAGGTCTCTCGCCAGTTTAACAACAGAGAGATATTTATAGAAAGGGCGAGACCTAAAAAATCTCGCCTTTTTTATTTGACGCAGAACTAAATTATGATAAGATTTAGATAGTTCTTTCCGCAAGGAGTGAGGATGACTTCCTCCATAAGAGCCCTTGAAGCCCCAATGCCCAGAGTCTGAGGCAATTAAAGGTGGGTATATATTCTCTTTAGTTCTAGAATAGAGAGAGCGGAAGAACTAAACTTTTCGGGCATTAGCACAGCTTGGTAGTGCGCTTGCTTTGGGAGCAAGATGTCGCAGGTTCAAATCCTGCATGCCCGATTATTTACTACGCCAGTTGTTTCTATAATTAAAATTCCAATCAAGCAAAGCCCATTCAAAGCCAACATCACGCCCAGCTTTTTCACTTTCAATCCATTTATGTTTTAAGATTTCTTCTCGTTCACGAAGGAATTCTTTATAGAGTGCAGATGATTCTAAGAGACCGCTGAGTTGTTTCATTTCTAAATTCTAAATTAGATTACACAAAATAGCAAATAGTAATTGATAAATAGATAAATAGTTAATATAATAATACTACATATTGGGGCTATCGTCTAATGGTTAGGACTCCTCGCTTTCAATGAGGGTGTATCGGTTCGAATCCGTTTAGCCCTAAACCTTTGATTATTAAAGACTTACGCAAGCAGAGCAGCCTTGCGTTTGTAAGTTGTTGATAGATAGAAAGATTTATTTGTAGACAAAAAGAAAAATTTTGATATATTTAACCTATGAAAGTAAACGAGATTATCACAGAAAAATTCATTGAAGCCCTCAACAAAGGCGTGTGCCCTTGGCAGAAACCTTGGAAAGTTTTTGAACTCTGCAACGGAGTTTCCAAAAAGAATTATCGGGGAATCAATCAATTTTTGCTTCGGATGGTTTCATCGGATGATTTTTTCTTTACCTTTAACCAGATTAAAGAACTTGGCGGCAGAATCAAAGTTGGTGCCAAGTCTCATATGGTAGTTTATTACAAACTATTGAAGTCTGAAAAAGACAATGAAACCAAAAGCTTTCCGATGATGCGTTATTACAGAGTCTTTGGTTTAAGCGATATCGAGGGACTGAAGTGGAAACAGCCCGAAGTTAAGAAGCTGGAATTTTCTCCAGTAGAAGAAGCAGAAAAGTTGATTAACAAGTGCATCATCAAGATTAAGTATGGTGGAAGCCGTGCCTGTTATTATCCACAGGAACATAAAATTGATTTGCCCGAAAAAGAAAACTTCAACAGCGTTGAGGAGTATTATTCCACGGCGTTTCACGAGATTGGCCACGCTATGCACAAGGTAACCAATGATGATATTAAAAACGGATTTGGTTCAGAGAATTATAGCAAAGAGGAACTGACCGCAGAGATTTTTGCGAGTCTTTGTCTTAACTTCTGCGGAATTGATTCTGAAAAATGTTTCAACAATTCTGCGAGCTATCTCTCAAGCTGGCTCCAAGTATTAAAGAAGGATATGAATTTTATTATCTCAGCTTCTAGCAAAGCCCAAAAAAGATTTGACGCTTTTCTTGGCAAAAAAGAAACCGAAGAGATTCCAGAAGAAGAAGCCGTAACTGCTTAAGCATCAAACACTTACGCAAGCGAACCTGCCCGCCGTCTGTAAGTTGTTGATATTCAACGAGATATTTTTGTAAAAAAAACTTGTCACAAGAAAAAAAAGTGATACATTTATTTTATGTTCAAAAACAAAAAACAAGCCGAAGAGATTGTTGGCACACTCTCAAAACCTTCAAAGATGCCCGGATATGCTTATTCAACGCCCGCCAAGCGTTGCATTATCGGGCAGAAAATGCGTAGTATTGCTGGAAGCATTTGTGCTTTTTGCTATGCTCTCAAGGGGCGTTATGTTTTCCCTAATGTTCAAGCGGCGATGGAAAAGCGTTTCGCTTCTCTCACTCACAATCTTTGGGTAGATGCGATGACCTATCTTATCGGTAAAACGAAAAACCCTCACTTTCGCTGGCACGATTCGGGCGATTTGCAAGGCGTTTGGCATCTTCAAAAGATTGTGCAAGTAGCAAAAAACCTTCCGCATATTTCTTTTTGGTTGCCTACCCGTGAGTATAGTTTCGTTTCAGAGTATATAGCAAAGGGCGGTGAAGTTCCCTTTAATCTTACCATCCGTTTATCTGCTCTTATGATGAACGGCCCCGCACCTGTTGGATTAGCAGAAAGACTTGGGCTTTGTGTTAGTGGTGCGAGCAGTAAGGGAGAGTTTAATTGCCCATCTTCTAAACAAGGTAACAAGTGCGGTTCGTGCCGTGCGTGTTGGCATAAAAATGAGTTTGCAATTAACTACAAAAAGCATTAAGATGTCATCTTATGCTTATCATTTCAATCTTTGCTATTGTGTTTGTCTTTTTAATTCAAAAGGAGATTAACAAGTGAACATCGAAAAACTATTAAACGAAAATCTTGAAACCTTTTTTCCGTGGAGCGATAACGATAATCCTCCACTCGATACAAACAAAAATTTCGTCCAAAAACAAAAAGAAATAGACGAAGAGTTTGAAGGTTGGCGAGCTTTGATGTAACTCTTTGATTATCAATTAGTTACATAAGGGCCGCTGCCCCGCCGCCGCAAGTCGTTGATACTTAACTACTTACGCTTACGCTCCCAAAGCCAGATGAGAAAGTTGACAAAGGTTTCTAATGAAGCGAGAGCAAGGAAAAAAATTCCAAGCCCTGCGATTGCAAGCATATATTTTTCCATAATTATTCTCCACAGATTTCTGGATCACCAGCCCAACCAAAATCCTCCATTTGGTAACATCCGCCATTGTAATCCTCGTCAGTTCCGTGACCAGCAGAGGCCATAGCAGAATCAAAGTCGCCATCCATAGATTCGTTCACATCCGAGAGATCGGATTCAGATTGAGAAGATTCGAGGATGCGCTCGTCTTCGCGCTCCTTACGAATTTCGTTAAGGATGTCGCGCACATCCAGCGGAGTCAGCATATGCTCACTCATCCACTTTTGCAGTTCGAATTTGTAGTCCATATTATTTGACCTCCACGATGGTATCGGTTTCGTCGTAGCTCGGAGCCATCTTGTCGAGCATCTCGTTGATGGTATCTGCGGAGTTAATGTAGTCGAAGAATGCTTCCGCATCAGCATAGGCTTCAACGCAGTTAATCGAGGCAAGGTAGGTGATTTCGTTTGTCATATTGTTATCCTATCAGTTTTTTCAGATTCGTCAAGAGATTTATCAAAAAAGTATCTCTTTCTATGATAAGCACTTATGAAGATTGCTGGTTTTATTTCTGAAATGATTTGGTCTGCCAAGGCTTCGGCGTGAAGGTTCCAATCGCCTTCGCTAAGACACGATTCAAGATTGTTTGAAAGAGCGAAAGATAATGCTCTGCGAAATTTTTCTGGCTCTGCATAAAAGTAAAATGCTTTGCCACTTCCACGATCTTGTAATTTGTAATTGGTTCCACCAAAATTATAAATAGCATTATAAAATCTTTCAGCAGATATGAAATCAGCCTCTAATAAATACGCATTGTACCTTCCATTTGGTTGAGCATAGATTTTTATTTTGTTTTGCATAAAAAAAGGATATCAGATTTTTTATTTTTGTCAAGTTTTTGTAAGCCGTTGATGGTCAAGCACTTGCGCGGGGGGCGCTGCGCCGCCGTCGTAAGTCGTTGATGTTTAACTACTTACAGCAGGTCTCGTAAATGCAAGCATCCAGCAGAGATGTAGTAGAAAAATTTTTCTGTCAAGAAGTTTTTCTTATTGCCGTGAGAAATTGCGAGTCGAAAAGTTTTTTTATTTATTTTGAAAAGGATTTTTTTCATTCGTATTGAAATTCGCTAGCTTCTTCTTCAATCTCTGCTTCTATGCTAGGCCACATATGGTCAGGGATAGAGTAGTTTCGATTTAGTTTTTTATCTTTAGCAATTTGGATTGCTCGACTTAAACTTTGGAGAGCTTCGCTCCCATAGTAGATTTCTTCTTTTAACCTTTGAACGCTGTTTGTTAAGTCCATATTAAACTCCTTCTGCCTTGGCGATGTCTCTACCAATTTCAACCGAGAGATTGAGTTTATCCAAGAGATGCTTATTCGTTGCGAGTTTCGTAATGGTCACAGCGTTTTCGGTTGCCCAATCCCAGCGAGAGGAATATCCCGCACCTTGGCTCACGCTGATTTTGATGAAGGTGTTTTCGTCTTTCACATAAAGGATTTCTTCGGGTTGAAGCCAAGGGGTTTTCGTCCTGTCATTGGTCAAGAGGTAGAAGGTTTCGATTTCGGGTTTGATTGCTTTGTTCTTATCTTTCATACTTTTATCCTATCAGATTTTTTGATTTTGTCAAATTTTATTTTGCATTGATTCTCAACGACTTATGACTTTTTCTCAATGAATTTTGCTTTGTTAAGGTAGATCGTTGTGGTCTTACCTTTATCCTCACCTTCGAGGATTTCAGCGACAGCGGTTTCTGCTGTCGTTTTGTAAACGAGTTTTACTAAAACTCCTTCATACGAGTAAACATCACCGAAGAAGGTTTCGGTTTTCGGGTAGACTTTAGAAGCATCTACTTCGCTTGATGCCTTACGCATCGTTTCACGCATCAGCCTACGCTGATAGTTCCAATTTATCATTCTATGACTCATTTTCTTTTATTACCTTTCTTGTTTTCTTTCTTATCTTTCATACCTTTAATTTATCACATTTCAGCGAAAAGTCAAATTATTTTCTCCATTTAAATTTCGTTGACCATCAACGAGTTGCGACAAAGCTTTTAAAATTTCTTTGTGAGATTCTTCAATTTTTTTCTCTAGAGCAGAGAGTTCAATCGAGGTTTTTTCGATTTGGTTTTTTAGTTTTTCTAACTTATCTTTCATACCTATAATCTATCACACTTTAGGATTTTTGCAAGTGATTTTTTTAGATTTTTTTAGGTAGAAGATTTTCTTATTTTGTTATTAGATTTTATCATGAGATAAAGCGTTGAGTATCAAAGAGTTACGCATGCGCGGCAGGGGCGCTTTTGTAAGTCGTTGATGTTAAACAACTTACAAAGGAAGAGTTCAGAATGGAATGAACTTTATTTCTCGGGATTCTTCGAGATGATTTTCTGAAGGTTTGAAAAAGATTATTTTCTCAAAAACTTTTTCAGTTGTGATATTTTTTTCGAGAGATGCAAAGTTTCCTTCGACATCTGAACCAACCAACAACGCTTTGCCAGCGTAAGGTTGAGAATCAATTCCAATTTTGAAGTATCTTTGAGAGGTTGAATCTTTTAACAAGCCCTCATCGTCAAGAACCATATCAGCACCAAAAGCCGAGGTGATGGTGATGAGGTCACAACCTAGCAAGTTGTAGATGGTTTTTAGTTTAGTGTCCACCAGAGTTACCTGTGACACGGTTTCGGTGAATGGATCGATGAGGATAGCCCGAATCATTTAACCACTCCTCCGATGATCGAGGACACATAGTAGAGCATCCCGAATCCGTAAACGATTACGCCAGTTAAAAAGACCGCCATAAAACGATCTTCGCTTTTGTAGTTTCTCATAGGTTTACTTTATCTCCTTTTGTTGATTTTGTCAAACACCAAACTTGGAATTATATTGGTCATAGAGTTTCTGAAACTCTTCACCATTTTTTTCAATGGCATCACGGATTTCAAACCATTGTTGCTGTCCTCTGCGATAGTAGTAAGAGTCATCGCTCATAGCATAAGACCAGTCGTGATTTTTCAGTAATTCTTCGAATTGATTTAAGTTCATTATTTGATCTCCTTAATTACGATTGCATCCAGAAGTTTTTTAAGCCTTTCGATAGAAGCTTGGAGGTCTGCATTTGTATTGGTTATGATTTTGATTTTGTTTTCGATTGTGTTTTTATCTTTCATAGATTTAATTTATCACAACGCAGAAAAAAAGCAAGAGATTTTTTCATTTAAATTTCATTGATTGATAACGAGTTACAGAAGGCGCGCAGGGTTTCTTATGTAACTTATTGATGTTGAATGATTTAGATCTTTTGCATTCCATCAGGTTTTGTCCAAAGATCGGTTTGGATCTTTTGCTTTCGTTCAGGTTTTGTTGCAAGATCAGGATGTTGATTATCAACGACTTACAGATGAACGCCCGCCGCCCCGTCGTAACTCGTTGATGCTTAACGACTTACAGATTCACAAACGATAAAACTTGTGGTTGCGAATTGTTGCAACTATCCGCTTACCCTTTGACCACTTGGGCGACACTTGGAAAGTGTGATAGTGATTTGCACCATTTACAACATCGGGCATTCTTTTCTCTGCTACAAGTTTTGCAAGATGCAGAGCGTTCTTCGCTTGAGGATTAGCCAACAACTTACGCTTCTGTGCTTCACTCACTCCGCCATTCCAGAAGCTGAATTGCTTTGGTGCAAGGCAGACTTGTGTGGGCGTTTGCTTTCGCTCGATGGCTCTTGTCTGAATGACAGACGCAACGCCCGCCATACCTTCTATCCCTTCGCCCCTTGCTTCACCAAGGAGCGTCAAAGCTATGACAAGTATCTCTGCGGTCATTAGTCTCTCCCGCTACTGATAGCACCGCAGTAGTCACTAGGCTTCTCTGCGGTGATGCTTCCGAGGTTGAATGTGTCTGTGCTGATAGCTGTGCGAAGGAAGCGTCCCTCTTTGAACGCATCGAACTTTGCCTGTGCCTTTTGCTTTGCAAGGTTAAGGAGTCCACCTTTCAAGCCCTTTGCTTTAATCTTATTGCATAGAGCATAGAGAGCCACTTTGGTCATAGCTTCCAGCACAGCTTCGGGCTGTGCGTAGAAGTAAAACGCTTTGCCGTTGCCCATATCGTGCAACTCGCCATTGGTTGCCGAGTAGTTATACATAGCGTTGTGGAATGTCTCGATTTGCTTCTTATCGCCTTCCAAGAGGAAAGCGGTAGTGTTGCCGAAGGGTTGAGTTGTGATGGTGATTTGGTTTTTCATTTGGTCTATATTATCCTTTTGGTTTAGAGGTTGCAAGTATTCTTTGCGAGGATTGCAATCATCCAGAAGCCGTAGATGATAAGACCAACGGCTCCGATTAGTTCAGCGATTAGGTTAGTGTTTTGTTTCATAGGTCTATATTGTCCTTTGGTTGGTGTTTCGTCAAGCGTTAATTTTTAGCGGTAGCCATACCGATGACACCGATGATGAGGCAGATGATGGTGAGGCCAAGGATGTTCATTATTTGGTCTCTGCATACTTCTGGTTGATTTCCTCAATCTTCTTGGCGTGAGCTTCAAGGGTTGCCACAGCGTGAGCCGATGCATTCTTGAGGTCTTGAGCCGCTTTGTCGAGGTTTGCGATCAGTTGTTCGTATTTGCTTAATTTCTTTCTCATAGAGCTAATCTATCACAGATTAGGGATTCTGCAAGGGATTTTTTGCATTTAAATTTCATTGATTATCAAAGACTTACAGAAGCCTACAAAAATTATTTGGAAAAATGACCCCCCATTTTTGAAAAATGTGAGCCTCCGAAACCGATAATAGGATCGTGGGGGTATTAACATCATTCTCCCCAATAATATAATACTATTTATCTATATATCCTTACCTATACCCCCCCCTTTTTCTAAATCTATATAAAAGAATTTAAATTCAAAATATCTTCAAGGCTAAAAAATCCGGGGGGCTATTTTTATTAAGAACCCTTTTTGATTTAGTTGTTTTTTATATATATCTGTGGTATAGTATAAGTATATACTATGGCAACAATATTTGTTTTAGCTCTATTTGGTTATATCTTGAGCTTTCTATACAAAGCCTTCTCTAATCAAGAACATGATATAAACTATAATAAAAATTACAATAAAATCCCTATTACAGAGGAAACTCCTAATCTTATAAGTGACAGTATATCTTATGCTTATAATAAATTAGCGAAATTTGTCCGCGCCAAAGCCTTATATTTTAGCCGCAAGTGCCAAAGATTCAATAAATATATCTTAATAGCTACTTTTATTCATGTTATAGTATTAGTGTGTTCTGCAAATTATATAGTATTTCCAAAAAATAAAAATAATCAAAATTGGGTATATACAGAGATATCTCAGAAAGATATAGAAGAAAAAGCTATAGCAGATTCAGCGCCAATGGACGATATTACTTTCGAAGAACCTCAATCTATTGAAAATTCACAAGAAAATGATTCTAATAGTTCTGTTTCGTTTGGAATTAATGAATTTAATGAAAAAATAGATGTTCCTGTAGATAATATTGCTTTAAGTATACCTCCAGTTTTGACTTCTTCATTATCTAAGAAGAAAATTGATTTTAAAACAGAAGAATCACAAGTTAAGATTAAATCTGGCAAAAATATTCTATACACAGAAGGTAAGATATCAGGTATTGATGGATATGGTTTAGATGGCGAAGGATCTGGTTTAACAGGTCGCGGTGCAGGAAACGGAAAAGGTGGCAAAGGATTAAGAGAAGGAAAAATACTAGGAAATAATATTCAAGCCGAAAGACTTGGAGTTATTCTAGATAATTCACCAAGTATGCAACCTTATCTAGATTCATTAAAAACAGAAATTTATAAAAATTTTGATAATGCAAAGATTATGTATGCTCATGGCTGTCAAATAACAACAGATTCATACGCTTTATTTGCGTTCAAAAATCTATCTAGAGAAAATGTAGATGTTATCTATTGGTTTTGTGATTTACAAGATCCAGAATCATATGAGGGCTTAGATCTTTTAGAAAAGATATTAAAACAAAAAAATATTAAACTTTATATAAAAAGCATGGATAAACAACCAAACCCTCAGCTAAAATCAATTATTAGCTCAACAGGTGGGAAATTTTTTATCGGATTAAACTAAAGCGTAGCCTTTTTTAAACTTTAAATTTAATTGAAAACTGTTAACAGCTTGCCCACGATCAAATCTTTTAATAAAATTAGTTCCGATATTTGGCATATCAGCAATAAACATTTTTTTATCTATTTCAAGAATAACTTGACTTGGTAATACTGATACACTTTTAATCTTTTTCTTCATTTTACTTTTGATAGCTCTTGCTATAGCGCAATTTTGAGGATTAGCCTTTTCACCCTCTAATATATTTTTATTTGTTATTTTGAATGTTTCCTGCTTCATTTTATTTCCTTTATTTTATAATCAAAATTATCACTATCTTCTGTATGCCATTTGGGGCTATTTTCGACAGTATAAAGATGATCATTTACTTTTCTTTCGATGAGAATTTCGTTTGGTTTTGTAACGAAACTAGCATCAAAAACTTTTATTCTATTATTAGGTTGTATAGCGTAATTACCATTATCTAATTCTATAACATGACCGCACTTATGTTCATTAGGAGTTTCACTATATCCAAAATTAGTTTCATTAAATTCTGCATGTGCCCAATCTAATGTAAAAAGATATCTTCCAAGTTTTTTATTTCCAGAGCGATCAAGATATTGAATTTTTGCACTTTTTAAAGCGTAAAATTGAGTAACAGCTATATGATAACTAAAACTATCCCAAAGAACCAATTGATGAAGATCTTCTTCTTGAGCTCCTTCTTTTGTACAAAAAGCACTAATTGGTGCGCGCCACCATAGCCCACCATCTTGCATTATAAAATGAAATAAAGGAGATCTATTTGGTAGAGAAGAAACGCCAAAAACAATACAAGCAAAATATTTTTCATGACTATCCTTTTGATTTCGTAGATAATTTCCTCTTACATAACATTCAATTGGAGGTATATTAGCGTTTAGAAATGCCACAGTTAATTTATTTACACTAAATTAAAAATATGGTGTAAATTTAATAGTAAAGTTGCATGTCTAAAAAAAATAAGCGTAAGTTAGAAGATAAGTCACCAGTTGTTCCTCAAAGAGATAAAATTGAAGGTTTCTTGGATATTCGTGAATTACAATGGACAGATAATCAAAAGAAATTTATACAATTACTTCAAGATAAAGAAACAAAAATAGTATTCTGTAAAGGTCCAGCGGGAACAGCAAAAAGTTTACTTTCAGTTTATGCGGCTTTGCAAGCCCTTAATAGCAAGAAAATAGGCGAAATATTTTATATTCGTAACCCTGTAGAAAGTTCTACTCATAATCTAGGCTTTCTCAAAGGTGATCTACATAGTAAATTAGATCCATATTTACAACCATTAATGGATAAATTACATGAATTATTACCAAAAGGACAAGTAGAAAGATTATTAAAAGAGGAAAGAGTAAAGGGATTACCTGTAGGATTTCTTCGAGGATTAAGCATTAATGCAAGTTATATTATATGCGACGAAGCTCAAAACTTAAGCATACATGATCTTTTATTAATTACTACTAGAATGGGTAGATTTAGTAAATTAATATTAATAGGAGATATTCGTCAATCAGATATTAAAAATAGTGGATTTGAAAAGATATATAATTTATTTGATGATAAGAAAAGTTTAGATAAGGGTATTATGACATTTAAATTTGGCACAGATGATATTATGCGAAATGATATTTTAGCTTATATTATTGAGAAATTTGAGCAACTAAAATAATTGAATTTTTAATTAATTTAAAGTATAATTAGTATTATGCTTAAAATATATTGTACAGAATGTGGTAGTCCTACAAATTATTCAGTTTCTAAACCTAAATTTTGTAGTAATTGTGGCAAATCTTTTGATAATACAGTAGTTAATAAATCTTTATATCAAAAACCAACAACAACTAAACCAATAGATGTTGAAGTAGATGATGATTTTGATGATCCCGAAGATGATATTAGCACAGTAAACAAAGTTCCGTCAATTAGAAGATTAGATGTTGAGATAGATCAATTTCAAGTTCAAAAACAAAAAACTAAAATTGGCGATATTGTTGGAAGCGCAAAAACTAGCGCAAAAAAAGAAAGAATTGAAAGTAAAAAATTAACAAAAAGTCAAATGGCAGAACAGAGGAAAAAATTCTTGGAAGATTTCAAGAAAGAAGCTGGCTCAATAAGAGGAAGATCTAGAGGGTCAAGAGATGGCTAAAAAGCCTTCTTTTGAAAGCCTAATTGATGTCATAGATTCCGAGATAATTAAAAGAAAAAATAAGTGGAATTTGACTGCCATCAATTGGATGGATTTTCATGATGTCGCACAGATATTAAGAATCCATATTCATAAGAAATGGCATCTTTATGACCACAAGAAACCATTAGCTCCTTGGGTTAATCGTATCATTAGTAATCAAATTAAAAATTTAATAAGAAATAATTATAGTAATTTTACTCGTCCATGTCTTAAATGTGCAGCTGCAGAAGGCGAAGATGGATGTGCAATTTACACAAATCAATGTAATGCTTGTCCACTATATGCAAATTGGGAAAAAAGCAAAAAGAACGCGCATGATACAAAATTAACTCTTAGCATTGAAAATCATTCTCAAGAAATTAATGATATGCCAATGGATCATTTTAATTTAGAGAAAACAGCGAATAATATTCATATTAAAATGCAAAAAGTCTTAAAACCAATAGAATGGAAAGTTTATCAATATCTTTACATCGAAGGTAAAGATGAAGAACAAACTGCGAAACTTATGGGATATAGAACTAGTGAAAAGAATAGAATAGCTGGATATAAACAAATCAAAAATATTAAAAAGATTATTATTTTTAAAGTTAAAAAACATTTATATAATGGAGATATAGATTTATATTAATATGAGTGAAAATTTACCAATCTTAACCGAAGCGCAACAATTAAAACTTTTAACCGAATGGAATAATCGTCCAGATAATCCTCCTTCACTAGTTGAATTAGTTAGAATAGCTTTTGATAGAGATGATCTAGATGGAAGAAGTAAAGAAGGAAAAGCTGTTAAAGAATTTTTAGCATCAAGACAAATTAAACCAAGAAAAAGTCATGAATATCAAGCCAAAGGATTAATAGATTTAAGTCTTGACCAAAAAGAATATATTGGTAACAACTGTTCGACTATGACAGGCATAGAGATTGCAAAAATTTTATTTAAAAACGAAGAATTGACAAATCTATCTCAAGAAACTAGAAGTGTTCTTGAATATATTAAAACTCTACCAACAAATATAAAATATAATAATCAAGAAAATGAAAATCTTTCTACAGATGAATATCGTCCACCAAAAAGCGAAGATAGGATGATAGCAAAGATTAACAGATATATTATGGATGGAGTTGACAAAAATAAATTAACTCATAAACATAAAAAAGATATCTCTTCACTTATAGGTTATATGAATACTTTCAGATTTATTCATCAGATTAATTTATATAATGATGAAAGAGATAGAGAACTTTTTGAAAGCAGTTTTGTTCGTTATACATATGATAAAAGTGATTTAACTCAGGAAGAAGTTGACCAATATATCGTTCTCTCCACAGAAGTAGTAATTTCATCAAATATTCAACAAACAATTAATGCATTACAAAATCAAATTGATATTTCAATGGAAGCAGATGGAAAAATTCCAATGGCATTAGTTGAAGCAAGTAATACGGCCAGAAAAGAATACAATGACTGCGTTAATCGTCAACAAAAACTTCTTAACGATCTTAAAGTAAAAAGAAGTGAAAGATTAAGCAAACAAGTAAAAGAAACAGCCTCAATTATCAACCTTGTGCAAATGTGGAAAGAAGAAGAGAGTCGAGCAAAACTTTTAAGAATGGCAGAGATGCGCAAACAAGTAGTAGAAAAAGAAATTGATAGACTTACCACAATGGATGAATTAAAATGCAAAATATTAGGTATATCTAAAGATGAGATTTTAAATGGATGAGCGTAATATGTAAAATAGATGGTAAAGAGTTTAAAGATGAAAAGAGTCTTCATCTTGCGCTTAAAGGTTATGGTTTAAATAAAGTAAAATATTATCAAACTTATTATGAACGCCGCGATCTACTTACAAATGAATTAATAAATTTTAAAACCAAAGAGCAGTATCTTAATAGCGATTTTAATGACAAGAATAATATGAAAAAATGGCTAAAAGAACAGCCAATAAATAAAGCCCAAGAATATTGCAAGCAATTATTAATTAAAAGAAAAGATAGTAAAAATTTAATTTATTCACCAACTCAAATTGAATTAAGAACAATAATGGCACCATCAATTATATTCTATAATAAGATATTTAAAGATTATTATGATACTTGTTCTTCTATAGGTTTAGAAAATAAATTTGTTCATCCTAATCTAACTGGAGATAATTTTAAAAATAAATTAACACAAAAAGATACAATCTATGTAGACACAAGAGAACAAAGTTGGCTTAAATTTAATATACCATTTGAAATTAAGACTTTACCATTCGGAGATTATGCTTGTTCAAATGATAATTGTGGATGCTTCATAGAAAGAAAAAGTCTTAGCGATTTTATAAGTACACTTAGCGTCAAAAATTATGATCGTTTTAAAAATGAAATAGAAAAAGCTAGAAAAAATAATTCATATGTTATTGTTATGGTAGAAGAAACGCTTGCAAATGCTTTAAGTTTTCAATATCTTCCTCATATAAGTAAAAAAATAAAAGCAACTCCAGAATATATATTCCATAATGTAAGAGAACTTTTACAAAGCTATGATAATTTACAATTTTTATTTGTTGATGGTAGAAAAGAAATGACAAGATTAATTGAGGCTATATTTGCTAGTAAATGTTTTTATAAGAAAATAGATTTACAATTAGCATATGATATGAAAATTATATGATTTTTTGTCCAGAAAAATATTTAAAAGAGATTAAAGACGTTAATGCAGAGTTATCTGAATTAAAAGGATTCCTTAATGATCGCGAAGCAAAAATTACTTTGGCTAAATTTTTAAGAGCAAATATTGGCTTTACTGTTGAGCTAATTAGTGGAGTTAAACTTGCAGCTTATCAAGAGATACATTTAAAAGCTATGATGAATAGAAATTTTAATATGTGCGTATTTGGTCGTGGTTGTGGAAAATCTTTTATGGCTGCGGTATTTTGTTTTCTTCAATGCATATTTGAACCTAATACAAAAATACTTATAGCTGGTCCAACATTTAGAACTGCAAGATTTATTTTTAATAATCTAGAGAAAATTGTTCAAAGCCCCGGAGCAGAATTACTTTCTCAATGCTTTGGAGCAAAAGCAAAAAGAAATGATCAATTTGAATGGCAAATTAATAATGGAAGTATTGTAGCAATTCCTCTTAATGGAGAAAAGATTCGAGGTTTTCGAGCAAATATTCTTGTGCTTGATGAGTTTCTTCTATTGCCAGAAGAGATCATTAAAAATGTATTAATGCCATTCTTGGTCGCTCCACAAAACATGAAAGAGAGAATGGAGATTCGCGAGTTTGAAGATAAATTAATATCAGAAGGAGTAATGCAAGAAAAAGATAGAATGGTTTTTGAAAACACAAGTAAGATGATTGCTCTTTCATCTGCAAGTTATACATTTGAGAATCTTTATAAAACTTATCTTGAATGGTGTGAAAAAATTAATAGTCCAGAAAAAGGTGAAGCAACTTATTTTGTAAGTCAAATGAGTTATGAAGCATTACCAGAAGAAATGATTGATAAAACAATTATTGAAGAAGCTCAAGCTGGTGGATCAAGTCATAGCGGATTCTTAAGAGAATACTGCGCGCAATTTACAGATGGTAGCGATAGTTATTTTAACGCAAAGAAAATGGAAGAATGCACATTAAAAACTGGAGAAAGACCTCATACATTAATGCGAGGTGATCCAAAGAAAAGATATATTCTTGGAATTGACCCTAATATGAGTGATAGTCCAAATGCGGATTATTTTGCTATGGCTGTTATGGAGTATGACGAAGAAAAAAAACAGGGCATATTAGTACATACTTATGCAGGACTAGGCAATTTAAAAAATCATGTTAATTATTTATATTACATAATGAAAAGTTTTAATATTGTTTTTATGGTTATTGATAATGCAGGAGCGGACACATTCTTGTCTGCATGCAATGAATCAAGTTTATTTAAACAAGATAGAATTGAAATTAAAACATTGGATTTTGATTCTGACCTTGAAGGCGCAGATTATGATTTAATGATTAAAAATGTTAAAAATCAATATAATTTAGAAAACAAAAGAATTGCATTTAATCAAGTTTTTACTAGTAATTTTATTCGTAAAGCAAATGAATACCTTCAAGCATGTATTGATTATAAAAAAGTATGGTTTGCTAGTCGCACAGCCTCAGACGAAACATCATTTAACGAAACAATAGCTTTAAATATCCCTTTAGAATTAATGAAAACCGAAGATAAAAAAGATTGGACAATATTAGATTTTATTGAAAATCAAGATGATTTTATATATCAAACTAAAAAACAATGCGTATTAATTGAACACTCTACGACCAGTAGAGGAACACAAAGTTTTGATTTACCTCAACATTTAAAAAGAAGTGCATCGGCTAATAAAGCCAGAAAAGATAATTATTCAGCATTTATGTTAGCAAATTGGGCTGTAAAGTGTTATAATGATATAATGACAACTCAAATAGTCGAAGTTCAACCTACTTTTTCGCCTATTATGATCAGATAATGTGTAATATTTAACAACAAAATGGCTAAAAAATCTAAAAAACAAGAAAAAATCATTAAAAATGACCAAATTCAACCCTTGATGGTTACTGAAGCTTCTACAAATTACGAAATTCAAGCCGCAGTAGCAGGTTCAGATTTAAATGATTCTTCTCATACTCAAACTAGAAGAAATGCGGCTGCAGATATTACTAGGACTGGCAGATATAAAAATATTGATGATGGATTAATTCCTTTTAGATATTCTACTGGTATAGCAAATAGTTCTAATATGAATGTCCGCGATGCGGTCATTCTTTGCCAAAAATGTTACTATAATTTTGCAATATTTAGAAACACAATTGATTTAATGACAGAATTTTCTTGCAGTAATATTTATTTTAAAGGTGGAAGTCAAAAAAGCAGAGATTTTTTTACCGCATGGTTAAAGAAAATAAATATATTTGATTTACTTGATCAATTTTTTCGTGAATATTATAGAAGTGGAAATGTATTTATTTATCGTTTTGATACAAAAATTCAACCAGAAGACGTAAATAAAATTACTCAAACTTTTGGATTATCTGCGAAAGCTGCAAATATTATGTTGCCAGCAAGATATAATATTATTAATCCTGCAGATGTTCAAATAGGTGGCACAATCAATTTTTCAGTAGGAAGATATTATAAAATTTTAAGTGATTATGAATTAGAAAGATTAAAAGCTCCTAAAACAGAAGAAGATCTAGAAGTATTAAAAAGTTTACCTCCAGAAACCCAAAAGCTTATAACAAAAACAAGAGTTGGAATTTTAACTCTTCCATTAGACCGCAATAGACTCTGCGCTGTATTTTATAAAAAACAAGACTACGAACCATTTGCAGTTCCTATGGGCTTTCCAGTATTAGAAGATATTAACTGGAAAGCAGAAATGAAAAAAATGGATATGGCTGTAGCTCGTTCATTACAACAAATTATATTATTAATAACAATGGGAACAGAACCTGATAAAGGTGGTATTAATCAAAAGAACCTAGAAGCCATGCAAGGTCTATTCACAAATCAAAGCGTTGGTCGCGTTCTTATTGCTGATTATACAACTAAAGCAGAATTTATTATTCCTAATATTGGAAGTTTAATGGGTCCAGAAAAATATCAAATTGTTGATCGTGATATTCAAATTGGTTTAAATAATATTCTTATTGGTAATGAAAAGTTTGCAAATGAAAGTATCAAGGTTCAAGTATTTATTGAAAGATTAAAACAGGCTCGTGAATCATTTATAAATAATTTCTTATATCCAGAGATTCGTAGAATTAGTAAAGAACTTGGATTTAAAAATTATCCAACTCCATACTTTGAAGATATTGATCTTAAAGATGATATTCAGTATTCAAGAATATACACAAGACTTGTAGAACTTGGTATATTAACTCCAGAAGAAGGTTTAGCTGCAATCGAAACAGGAAAATTACCAGATCCAGAAAGTTCTGTTGAATCACAACAAAGACTTAGAGAATTAAAAGATCAAGGTTATTATCAACCACTTATTGGTGGTGCTAAAATGGGTGAACCCGGAAGACCAGAGGGATCAACAGGAATACCTCAAACAACCAAGAATGTTAAACCAGTTGGCGGTGGAAAACAAAGCAAAGCCACATTTTTTGATATAGAAAAAATTAAAAATAATTTCATCTTGGCTTCAAAACTTCAAGATAAAGTAGAAGCAAGTCTTAGAGAAAAACATTCACTTCGTAAACTTTCTAAACAACAAAAAGATGTTGCTTTTGAAATAGTTAAAATTATTGCTTCAAACGAGTCACCAGAAAATTGGGAAAATGTAGTTGGAGAATATGTAACTAATCCTAAAGATAAAAATTTAAATACTATAAATGAGATTGATAGTATTGCGGCAGAGCATAGTGTAGATAGTTATGTTGCAAGCATTCTTTATCATAGCAAAAAATCTGAGGATATAAAAAATGGCTGAAAATTTTATTAGAGTAAAACAAATTAATCAGACTGATCTTAGCGGTTTTGTAGCTCAAGTAGTTCAAGATACTGGAGTTTTAGCTAATGGATTTGTCACAACTACAACAAATCAAAATATAAGTGGAATTAAAACTTTTTTAAATAATTTAAATGTATCTGGAGATCTTACTGTTGCAGGAACAATTAAATACAATGAGATAATAGATATAACTACAACTGGAAATATTAGTGGATATACAGGATATTTTCAAGAATTATATGCAAATAATCTTGTTTACAATACTGGCAATCAAACTATTAGTGGAATTAAAACTTTTAATTCTACTGGAATTTTTCTTGATGATGTTAATATAACAGGTGGATCTTCTAAAAAACTTACAATTAATACAAATTTTGAATTACAAATTGATGATTTACAATTAAGTGGTACAGACGTAACTTTGACAGAAGGAAATATTTATGCGACTAATTTAGTCTACAATACTGGAGATCAAACTATTAGTGGAATTAAAACTTTTAATTCTGGAATAGTTTTAGCTAGGGCACAAGTTAATACTCCAACCGGATTAGAAGATTCAAAAGGATTACAATGGCTCGGTTTAGGTGGTACTAATTATGATCAAACTATATATGCTGCTTATGATGGTTTTCAAAAAATTGGTATAAACTTTAGAAGTAGCCCAAGCCCAACGAATCTTCAAGATACTATTATATTTCGCCCATCAAAAATTGAAGCTTTTAGACCAATTGAAGTATCTGGAAATCTAAAGGTTGATGGACATGTGAATGTAAGTGGTTTTATGTTTAATGAGGCGCATTATTCACGAAACCCATTAGGTTTTTATTCAGACGCAGGAATTAAAACTGGTAGAATAAATATTCTAACTGGAATAGCTCCTTTCTCTAGACTAGTTTATTCTGGAAACCTTGGAGTTTTAAATAATCCAAATGAAACAATGGTCCTTTTTTCTACAACAGGGTTTGCTCCTAGACCGCTCTTACCAAGAGTTATAGCTTCTAGAAATTTAGCTATCGCTAATCAAAGTCCAACAGTTGCATTAGGCACACATACTGAATTCATGTTTAATAGTAGCACAACAATTACTAATAATTGTGGTATAGACTTTTCTCCTTTTGGCGGTAGTTTCGCTATTGGCGGAGGTAGTATCGGAAATCGCTATGGTGCATTTTCTCTAATTGATCCAACAAAATTTAGCAATGATTTTTTATATGTAACTAAAGATTATACTCAAGCATATAATACAAAAGCTTTTGGAGGTAATTTTGGAGAATATATTGTATCTGGTAATACATTTGTAAATATTTCTCTCGCTACTGCAACATACAAGACTGGGATAACTTACGCTCAGAACGCAGCACAATATCTTACAGGATTTTTAGTTGGATTCTACTCTGCTCAAGGAACTAATATAAATTGTAATCCATTTAATGCTTGCGGCGCAGCAGGCATCGGCGGAACTAGTACAGGTTGTCATATTGTATTTGAATCTGCATGGCTAACAACAGATGCACAAAATAATAGCTGGTTAAATATGGCTTTTAGAAATCATGGTCCAAGTGGAATGCGATTTGCTACTTCTCAAGGATTCCCAAATGGAGCAAATCCAACTGGAATTGTCTTGGACATGTTTGCTTTTGATTATTAATTTTATATTTTCTTTATTTATTTTTATAGTATAAATAGATGCGAATACAAGCTCTTTTAACCGATTCTATTCATAATGTAATGGGTGGAATGGGAGAACAATTAAGAAATAATTTAAATCATATTAGTGATAAATATCATTTTGATATAATTGGACATTGTGAATTTGGCGGAGAATTTACTGGTAAAAATTATTCATTTAAAAGTATAGAAGGTTTATTAAAAATTTACGCAACAAAAGTTGATCCTTTATTTTATCCTTTTTTAAATCAAAATTCATTTATCAAGAAATCATTCGAATATCCAAAACCAGATATTATACATTCTTTTGATTGGAGCACTTTTATGCCATCTATGTTTCTTGCTGATTATTACAAGATTCCATTGATAACAACAATTCAATTATCTATTAATGAATTAGTTAAAAGTTATAATATTGATATAAATGCAAGCCCATTATATCAACTTCATAAAGCTATAGAGATAGAAGGAATGCATAAATCTAATGCGATAATTCAAGTTTCTAATAATTATGCAAAAAAATCTTCTTCTTTCTTTTGGAATAAAACATTTGTTATTGAGAATGGCATAGACTTAAATTTATGGAAAAAACAAAATGATATCAAATTGCCGGGAGGTAATAAATATAAAATAATTTATATTGGTAGACTTGAATATCAAAAAAATATACAAACACTTATTGATATAAAATTACCATCAAATGTAGATTTAATTATTATTGGCGGACATAAAGGCTCTGCGGCAGAGTTGGTGCAAAAAGTTATAAATAGAAGCGAAAAAGATAAAAATTTTATATACGTTGGTCCAAAATATAATCAAGAGAAAATAGATATGTTATTTTCAGCAGATGCAGTAATAATGCCAAGTATTCATGAGCCATTTGGGATAGTCGCCTTAGAAGCTCTTGCTAGTAATAATATATTATTAAGCAGCTTCGTGGATGGTATGGGAGATTTTTTAACAGAAGATGTAGCTATAAATTGCGGAATAACCAAAGAATCTATAGAATCTGCAATAGATGCATTTATTAATTTAACAGAAGAAAATAAAAGAAAGAGGATAAATAAAGGCTTAGAGATATGCAGAAATTATTCTTGGCAAAAGTCTGCTCAAAAAATAGAACAAGTATATAATTTATTTGAAAATTAATAATTTATATGCTATTATAATATAGTGTAATATATTATGAAAAATATGTTAGCTAATTTATTTGGACCAAATTGGAGATCTTCAACTTCTGGAATATTGACAGTTGTTGCAGTAGCTACAGCCGTAGCAATTCATAGCGATAATTCACTTGTTGCATTTCTTCCAGACAAAATTGAAGCTTATGTTCTTGGAATTTCTAAACTTATAGCAGTTGTAAGTGGAATAGTTTTTGCTCTTACAGTAAAAGACGCAAATGTAACGGGCGGTAAAATAGCTCAAACAAAAGAAGCTAAAAAAAGAGTTATAAATCAAAATGGAGAAGGAATATGAATAAACTAAATCTAATCGCAGTTGCCCTTATGGGTATTTTTATGGTAGGTTGTTCTACGACAAATACTGGTGGAGACAATCAAGTTGGCGGAACAACAGCAGTAGAGAACGCTCTTCCTTATATTAAACCAGCAGTTATTCTTGCTTGTACGGTTGTTCTTGAACAAGCTCTTTCACCAGAAGATCGCATAGAAAAAGCTAGGATGATTAATCATATTGCAACAATAGTCGAAAGTCTTACAATTGGTCAAACTCCAACTCCAGACCAACTTCAAAAAGCCCTTACAGACTATCTTCCAGTAGAAAAAACTCATTGGGCAAAATATGTTATTGCGGTTAAAGATATCTATGCTGCACAATTTACTAAATTAAATGGAGACGCTGCTCTTGCTGTAAAAGTTCTTAATGCAATCGCCGCAGGTTGTAAAGACGCTACAGCAGGATACGTAGAATAAATGCCAACAGGAATTGTACAAGCTTTTTTTAGTGCAATTTCTGGAATATTTTCAGCGATTAATAATGTATTTGGTGCAAAAAATACCAAAGAAATGAAAGATCGCGATCAAGCTCGTAAAGAAGTTGAATTTCAAAATGAAATAGAGAAAGAGCTTAAGGAGAAAGATCTTGAAAAAATTCGCAAGCGTATTGGCTCTTAATCTTCTATTTGTTGGTTGCGCGACAGTAACACCAGATAAAATACAAGACGATACTGCATCTTATGATGCATCAACACCATCTCAATATAATCAAGATAATGGTGGAGTTATAGCTTTATTAGAAAATGGAACAATAATTACCACTCAAGCAAAAGATCGCTACAATAAATTAATTGAAATGTATAAAGTAAAATTTAAAAAAGAAAAAGCTATTGAACTTGTCGAGAATGCTGGAATACAACCATACAAAGATCGCTATGGAAATGATCTTTTTTTAATTGATAATGAGCATCTTGTTTATTTTGGAGTAATGAATTCTTGGTTAAAAGAAAAAGTCCCACAAGATAGTGTAATTGATAAAACAATAGATAGGATAAATAATTAAATGGGACAAATTAAAGGTTATAAAAATGCAATTTTAAATTCGCGATTTGATGCGGATAATAGTTATCCAATTCTGCAAGGTGGGGAGTATTTTGATAATAATTATGCTCATACATATGAATCTGAGACAAGAATATTAACAAATTATTATCATAATTCACCACTTTTTTATATGGCAGAGGGGATTTATACAACATTTGCTAATAGAACTTTTCATTCCATAAATCCACCTTATGATATTTTACCATTTTATCACGAACTTCAACCAAGATTATTAAAAATGTTTGGTGCAGGATCAAAATTTGGTTTAACAATAAATAACACGAATTATCTTAAAACTATAACAAATACAACAAGTTTTTCTCCATCAGATAATCAATCTTGGGTAAAATATGGAACAGAACAACTAGTAGAAATCCCATCATGGGCAACAAAAATAAGATACGGAGTAAAATATTTAATGAAAAATGATGATCCTCCCAGAGGTGAGAATTTTGGTGGATTATGTTTACATTTTGTTGATCCTCTCTTAGGATATCATAGTTATGTTAATATAAACATCATTAAATCATCTAATGGTACTGCTGCTTTGAGTGCATTACAGTCTTTATATGGAATTAATCAAAATGTACAATCTGATTATGTAAATTTTGACGCAGACCTAGGATCAAATGCAATGTGTCAATGGGTTGGCCCACTTCAAAGTAAAGTTAAAGTAAGAAGAAGAAGTTCTATTTTTTTAACTAATCTGGATAATATAACTATACCATTTAATTATATAGCCAAACGTGATATCTTTAATAAAATTTCAGATACAGTTGACATTCCAACCTTCTCTACATCTAATGGAGATCAAACAAATGGAAAAGCACGATACGCTTCTTTGCAAATGTTTTTTGCAGAATGGCTTAGTTATTTTGTTGGTAGTGGACCTAATCCAACTAATAGTGGCTCAATTTATTTTTATAAACCTTTTATTTATTTTGAATAAAAATGCTTAACGATAAATCTTTAAAACTCATATTTGATTTCGAAGTCGGTGGTGGTGAAAATTATTATAATAAATTTTTGAAAAATCCAACTTGGCCCGGAGAGCAAAGTGGAGTCACAATTGGCGTAGGTTATGATACTGGATATGTGAATAAAACTGAATTCACTAACGATTGGAAAGATCTTCCAAAAGAAACTTTTGATCGTTTATATAAAGTTGTAGGAACAAAAGGATATAATGCAAAAGATCTTGCTCGTCGTTTAAAAGATATAACTATACCTTGGGATCTTGCAGTAAAAGTATTTATGAATAAAACTGTAAGTAAATTTTATAATCTTAGCCGCGAAACTTTTCCTAATTTTGATAAACTTCCAGAAGATGCTAAAGGTGGATTAGTTAGTCTTGTATTTAATCGTGGTGCAGCTTTAGAAGGAGATCGTAGGCGCGAGATGAAAGCTATTCGAGATATTATGGCTAGAACACAAAATTTTGATCAAAAAACATTATCTCAAATTGGAGAGCAAATTCGCGCAATGAAAAGAATATGGATTGGTGGAAGTATAGAAAAAGGAATGAGTCGCCGTAGAGATGCAGAAGCTAAAATAATTGAAGAATCATTAAATGTGTAATATTTATTATGAATAAGTTAGTATTAATATTACCTTTATTTTTATTAATAGGTTGTTCAGAGCCTGATTATTCAAGCAGAGAATTACCAACAAAATATCCCGAAACACCAACTTCTGGTGCTGCGTATGATGCCACAGAAGAATTATATAATAAATAATTAAAATTAATTAAAAATAATAGAATTATGTGTAATATTATTAAATAATATTATTTAATAGATATATGACTTACGATCCAGAAAAATATGGCATAGAAAATAATGCCAAAAGAAAAGGTCCAAAATCTGCTGCTCAAACTCCATCAAAACCATCTGAAAGACGCAAAGGATCAAGTCGTAATAAACCCGGTAGCGCAGGAACAAAAAGCGATAAAGCTATTGATTTTTCTAAAAAAGTAATTGAAGCTCTAAAAAATAAAGTAAAAGAACATAATTCAAAATATAGCAAAAAAGTAACATTAGGTCAATTAAAAAAAGTATTTCGCCGTGGCGCTGGCGCATTCTCTTCTTCTCATAGGCCGGGACAATCAAGAACTTCTTGGGCATTAGCCCGCGTGAACATGTTTCTTAAAATGGTGCGAGGCGGAAAAGTAAAAGATGCTTATAGAAAAGCAGATAGTGATATTGCTAAAGCTAAAACAGAAATTACTGTTGAAGCAATGTTAGAACCATCAGACGAAGACTTTGAATTAGCAGATATAGATATTAAAAAATATAATTTAAATGATTTTGATTTTAGCTCCGCAGACGAATTATATCTCGATGACGAAGAAGATGGTGTAATATTTGGTTATGGAAGATTTGAAATATGAAAAAACAAAAATTTAAATTTGAATCAGCTTTTGCAAATATTAAGATTCGCCCAGTAGTAAGTGAAGAAAAAGATAAATATCTTTCAGTCGCTTCTCTTGATAAATTAAGAAAATTTTTACCAGAAATTAATACAGAAGATAATGTTGATCTTCTTCCAGTAGCTTTTGATGCTTGCGTTGTAAATCGTGTTAATAAAAATGGCGATGTAATTGATGGAGAAACTGCCACTAGAATAGCTAAACTTTTTGTTAATAAACCAATTAATATTGAACATAATCGTAGTCAAGTTATTGGATGTATTCTCTCATCTAATTTTAGTAAATTTGGCACAAATGAGAGTCTTGCAGAAGTTGATGTAAAATCAATGAAAACTCCATTTAATATTACTCTTGGAGGCGTTATTTGGAAAGTAGTTGACCGCGATCTTGCTGATCAAATTGAAGAATCTAACGATCCAACAAGCGATAATTATATGACAATTTCAGCTAGTTGGGAACTTGGATTTAATGAATTTAATATTGTAGTATTAGATCCAGCAGAAAAAAATATTGAAAATGGCACAGTAATTTCTGATGCATCTCAAATAGAGAAAATTAAAGATAATTTAAGAGGATTTGGTGGAAATGGTAGATTAGGAGATGATAAATTTATATATAGACAAGTTTTGGGTAAAGTAGTACCTCTTGGTATTGGATTTACATTAAATCCAGCCGCTGATGTTCAAGGTGTAGCAACACCACCAGAACAACCAATTAGAATTGAATTAAAAGTCAATAAAAGTTCTGAAGAAACAGAGGTCCAAGAGGAAAAAGTAGCGGAATTAGCCCAAGAGCCAGTTCTTGCTTCTGAAAATACTGTTTCCCAAGAGGAAAAATTAAATGTAAAAAAAGAGAGGATATATATGAAAATAACCAAAATTGAAGATATTACTGATTCTCTTCTTAAGGAAGCAACAGCCAGTTCAATCGTTGAATTTGTTGCAGAAGAGATCAAAAAAGCTAATGAAACTTTCTTAGCAGAAAAATCTGCTAAAGAAAATGAATTAAAAGCTGCTAATGAAAAAATCTCTGCTGTTGAAGCAGAGCATGAAGCAGTTAAAAAACAAGTTCTTGAATTAACTGAAAAATTAGCCACAATCGAAGCAGAAAAAGAAGCCAAAGACAAAGAAGAAGCATTTAATCTACGCATGGCTTCCTTAGACGAAGAATTCGATCTATCTGATGAAGATCGCAAAGTCATTGCTTCTGATATTAAAGATTTAAATGAAGAAACTTTCTCTGCTTATAAGAACAAAATGTCTGTTCTTATGAAAGAGAAAAGCAAAGCTTACAAAAAAGCTATGGCCGAAAAGATGCAAAAGGAAAAAGAAATGGCTGAAAAAGCCATGCAAACTTCCGAAGTAAAAGCATCTGAAGCTCCAGCTGCAGAAACAACCCAAGAAGTTGTTGAGCAAGCTGTAGATAATGGCGCAAAAGCTTCTACAGAAATTCCAAATTCGGCCCCAGCCGCACAGCCAAGCATTAAAGAAAAATATGCTGCCGCTTTCGGTTTGGACGGATTTGAATTAATAAACTAAATAAACAAGGAGAAACTAATATGGCACATACATTAAGACCATTCAGGGATTATAGTGAACATGAAGTACTCAATCTTTTTGCTTATAGCGGTGCTGCTGAAAACAGTTCTGTTATTTTGACAAGAGGTGCTGCTGTTAAACTATCCGCTGAAGGATTCACAGTCGGCCCAACAAGTTCCAGTGCAAATCAACCAACTGAATTGCTAGGAAACGTTGGCGCCGCTTTCCCTCTCTCCCAATCTCAAAGATTCGGAGTTAGACCAAAAGTCACCCTCGCTACTTCTGGCGATGTACTAGGACTCACACTTCTAGACGTCCGTGAACTAGACGAAAATGGTGAAAAACTAATTTTCAACCCACGCAAAGCTGCTGAAATGAACGTAGTTGTTTCTGGACAAGCTGTTCCAGTTCTAACTCGTGGCGTAGTACTTTACAGTGGCGACGCAATTGCTAATGCAACTGCCGGTCAAATTGCAGTAGTTAGTGGTACTGCTGGCGAACTCGCCAACGTATCCGCTGTAAGAGGCACAGAAGTTGCAGTCGGCAAATTCCTTGGTAATGCAGTATCCAATACAGCATTGCTAAAGATCATGCTCTAATTTCGTAAAGGAGAAACTTTAAAATGAAATTAAAACTCAAAAATACACCAGAGCAAATCGAGCTTGTAAAAGCTATGGGTAGCCGCGATAACGCAGTTGCCGCAGAAGCCAATCAAGCTTTCGCAGCTTTCTTAGGACCAGTCGTAGCTAAAGTTCTATTACAAGCCGCAACAGCCTCTGCTATCTATACAGATCTTCCTTATGATGAGGATGATCGTCCTTCTATCCCTCTCGACCTATGGTATGATGGTGGTGAAGGTTATGTAACTACATGGTCACAAAGTGTAGCCGGTGGTCTTCCAACTTCAACAGTTGAAGGTTTTGCCGAAATGAAAGTTGCAACCTATCGTCTAGATAGCGCTGTCAGCTTCCTAAAACGCTATGCTCGTCGTGGCCGTCTCGACGTAGTTAGTAAAGCCGTTGAACGTATGGCTAACGAAGTTCTCGTCAAACAAGAACGTAATGCTTGGGCTGTAGCTTTAAAAACACTTGCTGAAAGTGGCAACGTATTAAATCCCGGTGCAGGCACCGTATTTACATTAGATAATCTAAATAAACTAATGACACAAGTCAAAAGAATTAACAGATCATATGCTGGTGGTACAACCACAGATGCATACGGTCTAACAGATATTTTTGTTAGCCCTGAGGTTAAAGAAGATATCCGTTCTTTTGCTTACCAACCAGTTAGCATCACAACATCTGCCAATACATTACCAACAAATAACGTATTGACAAATCTACCAGATGGTGTTCGTGAGGACATCTATCGTGCTGCTGGAACACAAGAGATTTATGGAGTTTCTATCCATGATCTAATTGAATTAGGTGTAGGCCAAAAGTATAACTCTCTCTTCAAAGAATTTTATACTGGTTCATTCACACTTGCCTCAGACGAAATACTTGTAGGCTTGGATCTAACCAAGGATGCATTTGTTCGCCCAGTAGCTCGCCAAGCAGAATCCGGTGGAACATTCACCGCTCTTCCAGATGATCAATTCGTAGCTCGTTCCGAGAAAATCGGCTTCTATGGATTCCTCGAAGAAGGACGCGCTTGCGTTGATTCTCGTGCAGTTCATGGTTTAGTACTTCGCTAATAAACGATAATACTAAATATTTAGAAAGCCCACGGATTAATAGTCCGTGGGTTTTCTTTTTTTTAGACATCTTTATATTTAATTAGTATAATCTATTAATAGGAGATATAATATATATTATGCCACGCAAAAAATCAACATTAGATAATCTTAGCCAAACTCATGGCAAGGTAGAAAATCGTAAAGTAACACTAGACCAAATTTGGGGTGATGATGGCAAGAGGAAGTACGGAACTCTTGATCCTGTTGAATATGAGGAATATTTAAAAGGTCTTTCAAAGAGCGATCTACAAGCTCACGCAGTTAAAATTGGTCTTATTCCAATTGATGATCGTGAAACATTAAGAAAAAGATTAAAGCAAGAATTTGTAAAATACGCTTCTCAATATAGAGTAAGACCAGATAGTTCAAGCAATAAACCAGTATCAAAAAGTGCTCGTGATATTCTTTCAGAAGGTAGATAAAATTTAAAAATTAATTCGCTATAAAAGTGTAGCTGTGTAATATTTATTATATGGCTACCTTTTATAATTTTACTGGATATCAAGGCGACTATATACAACTTACATTAAATGTCGTTGATTCAAATGGAACACCAATAAGTTTTAGTGGTTATGATGTAAGAGGTCAAGTTCGCGCTGATTATGGTTCAAGTGGAATTTTATTAAATTTAAATCCTACTGTAAATGTTTATAGCGGAAACGCATCATCTATAAGCATAGACTCTTATGTTTCGCAAGATGTTCCAGTAGGTGATTTTGTATATGATGTAGAAAGATTTCCTTCTGGAGTTCCTACAGGAAATAGTATCAAATTATTAAGAGGTATAATTTCTATATTACCAGAAGTAACGAGATAAGATTATGGCAGACATAAATGTTAATGTGGTTTTGCCAGATCCAATTAGCGTTGATGTAACATCGCCAACGCAAGCATTAGCTACAAATGTTTCTGTTCCCGGTCCTCAAGGTCCTGCAGGTCCAAGAGGTTTTACTCCATTAATTAATGGAATAAGTGGCGAATCAATTTCATTATCTGGTGAGAATGGTATTATAATTTCTTCTGATCAATCAGTTAATACAATTTATGTTTCTGGTAATAGTGGATATTTTCAATCAGCAGTAAATTCTTTAACAACTAATTTACAAAGTACAGGATCTAATCTTTATACATTATTAATTAATTTTAGTGGCAATTTAGATGCAAATTACGCTACAGATTCTCAATTGTATACTACTGGTTCTACGCTTGATAATAAGATAAATTCTTTAAGTGGTTCAAGCGCATCCGCCATTAATCTAGCAAATACTGGATCAACTCTTGATAGTAAAATTAATTCACTTAGCGGAAATTTGACTGCTAATTATTCAACGATTACAAATCTTGCAACTACTGGCAGCACATTAGATTCTAAAATTAATTCTTTAAGCGGATACTCTGCATCAATAGTAAATTTACAATCTACTGGATCTAATTTATATTCAATGTTAACAGGTTTTAGCGGAAATCTTGATACAACATTTGCTACAGATTCCCAATTATATACCACTGGCTCTACTCTCGATAATAAAATTAATTCTCTCAGCGGTTGGAGTGCATCAGCAGTTAATTTAACATCTACTGGCGCCACATTAATTACTAATTTATTTAATACAGGATCTATTTTAGATAATAAAATCAACTCATTAAGTGGTTGGTCAGCATCTTCAATAAATCTTGCTACTACTGGTTCAACATTAGATAATAAGATTAATTCACTTAGCGGCTGGAGCGCTTCCGCAACTAATTTAATATCTACTGGTGTCATATTAATTACTAATTTATTTAATACGGGCTCTAATTTAAATACAAAGATTGATAATTTGAGTGGGTATGTAAATACTCAAGATAATAATATATCCACTAATCTTTATAACACAGGAAATACTTTAAATAATAGAATAAACTCTTTAAGTGGTTATGTTAATACTCAAGATACTACAATATCAAATAATTTAATAACTACTGGAAGCACTTTAGATAATAAAATCAATTCACTAAGTGGCGTAACAGTATTAACTTATGGCAATCAAACAATACTTGGAAACAAAACTTTTAATGATAATACTTATATTAATAACCTTTTTGTTACTGGCACTCAAACAATTGTAAGTACAAATAATTTTAGTGTTCAAAGCCCTTATATTCTATTGAATCTTACTGGCGGCGCAGTTGATGGTGGAATTTTCTTTGTAACTGGAAGTGGATTAACTGGATTAAATGATAGTGGTCCAATTATTGGTTTTGATCATACCGATAAATTTAAATTTGGAATTAGTACAAGAAATAGCGATCTTTCAACTTTACCTGATATTGCTTCTGTACAAGATATTCAAGCTTATAGTGGAGTTGCAAATAATACATTTAGCACAATAATAAATCTTGCATCTACAGGTTCTAATTTAAATAATAAAATTAATAGTTTAAGTGGTTGGTCCGCTTCAGCTTTAAATTTAGCCTCGACTGGTAATACACTAGATAGTAAAATTAATTCATTAAGTGGATGGAGTGCATCTGCAACTAATCTTGCGACTAGTGGATCAACACTAGATAATAAAATTAATAGTTTAAGTGGCAATTTGACTTCCACTTACTCTACTATATCAAACCTTGCCTTGACAGGATCAACATTAGATAATAAAGTAAACTCATTAAGTGGAAATTTAACATCTAATTATGCTACAATAACAAATTTATTTTCTACAGGTTCTACTTTAGATAATAAAGTAAACTCACTTAGCGGTTGGTCTGCTTCTGCACTAAATCTTGCTTCGACTGGAAGTACGTTAGATAGCAAGATAGGATCGTTAAGCGGAACCTTAACGTCTAACTACGCAACCATTAGTAATCTTGCATCAACTGGAAGTACTCTTGACAATAAAATAAATTCACTTAGCGGCTGGAGCGCATCCGCCGCTAATCTTGCTAGTACTGGCTCTACTCTTGATACAAAAATTAATAATCTTAGCGGTTATATAAATTCGACAGATAGTAATATAGTATTTACAACTGGCAATCAGTTAATTAATGGAACTAAAACATTCAATTCTGGCGTAGTAATCAATGTTCAACCAACAGGAACAAATCCTGCTCTTTATATTACTGGAACTTGGAATAATGCTTCTGAAAATTATACTGGATTATCTATAAACATTATAGATCGTGGATCCGCAACAGCTTCAAGACTTTTTGCGATACAATCAAGCGGTAGAACTAATTTTGAAATAGGTAAAAGCAGTGTTCGATGGGGATTTAATACATTAAATTCATCCACAGATTATGATGTTTATGTAAGTTCAAGTAAAGCTTTTACAGCGAGATCAGTAAATAGTTTATTTGGTTGGCCATCTAATATGCTTGTATGTTGGGGAACTGATGTTAGTAATTTTAATTATGATTTATCTATTACAAGAGATGGCGCGGGAATTTTCGCTCAACGTAATGGAGTTAATCCTCAACAATTCAGAGTTTATAACACAACTGGAACTAATTCTGGTGAATTTGGACTAGTTGGTTGGATTAATTCTGGTCTAGTAATCGGCCCTCAACAAACTAATTCTGGTATTCTTCGTGATTTAACTTTAACTGGTAATAACATTAATATCAATGCTTCTGGTGTAGTTAATATTTTAGATAATACAAACATTGTAGGCAATTTAACAGTAAGTGGCAATACAACAATTACTGGTCATCTTTCTGCAGCTTCTAAATCATTTTTAATAGATCATCCAACAATAATTGGCAAAAAACTCCAATATGGAAGTTTAGAAGGTCCAGAGCATGGAGTATTTGTACGAGGAAAAACCAATGATAATATAATCAATCTTCCAGATTATTGGTCCGCTTTAGTTGATGAAAATAGCATTTCAGTTAATTTAACTCCAATTAGCGCCGCGAATAATATTTATGTTGTTGATTATAATAATCAAAGAATAGTCACCAATGGCAATAATGGAAACTATTATTTTTATACAATCTACGGCGAAAGAAAAGATATACCAAAATTAACTGTGGAGTTTTAATATGGCGACAATATATGGAACTACGCCAGAAAAAAGCATTTTTCCAAAAACTATCGGTGGATTAAGTTTATGGTTAGATGCAAATGACTCAACTACTTTGTTTGATAATAATACTGGAGGAAATAGAATTATTGCAGACGGAACAGCTATTGGCAGATGGGAAGATAAAAGTGGAAACAGTAGACACGCTTTTCAATCAACTGCTGGCGTAAGACCTACTTTAAAATTAAATGGACAAAATAGATTAAGTCTAATAAGAATGGATGGAACTCAATATTTTAGCTCTATAAATACTTCAGCTGTAACTTCTGCATTTGCAATATGTATATTTAAAATAGATAATAATCCACCTACTTCGACTACTTTTGCTGGTCATCCATTAGGAACAATTTCTAGTTTTAATTCTCATTTACCTTGGACAGATGGAACAATTTATGATGCAACATTTACTAACACAAGAAAAACGACAAGTAATCCATCGCAAAATCTAACAAATTTAACTATGTATAGCGTCGAGTCTAGATCTAGTTTTTGGGAATCAAAAATAAATTCAACTTCATTTTATTCTACAGTTTCGAATGTATTTCAAAATACAGATATTTTTCAAAATAGTGCAACTTATTTTCTAAAAGGTTTTATTGGCGAAATTATTGTATATTCTACAATTCCATCTTTAACTAATATTCTAAAAATACAAAATTATCTCAATAACAAATGGAAAATATACTAAAATGAGCCTTCATCATTCTCCAAGAATAGTCACTGATAGATTAAGCGTTTATTTAGACGCTGCAAATAGAAAAAGCTATTCTGGTTCTGGAACTCTATGGAGAAATTTAGCTCAAAATACAGCAAATGCCACCTTAACTGGCGGCCCAACTTTTAATTCTAGAAATAGCGGAATTATAACTTTCGATGGATCTAATGATTACGCAAGTTTAAGTCTACCTACTTTTTCTTCAACATTTTCAATATGTTTTTGGGTACAAATTACTACGTTAGTTGCTAATAGCGAAATACAATTATTTGCGCCATCAACTGATATTGCTTCTATATCTATGTATGGAACTACAACTTCAACTATTAGATTTCTTAGTTGGAATGGTAGTAGTGCTAGATATGCTTCTCAATATATTGTTCAAAATAAATGGTATAATCTTGTTATGGTTAATAGCTCAAATACAATTTATTATATTAATGGAGCATTTGATTCACTTCATGCAAGTACTGGCACATTAGATTCTGGCACAGCAACAATTGCAAGTATACTTGGCACAGCAAGATTTCTTACTGGCAATATTGCCGCAGTATCAATTTATAATAAAGCCTTATCATCGTCTGAGGCTTTACAAAATTATAATGCTCTCAAAGGAAGGTTTAATTTATGAGTTGCGCTGGTGGACCAGATTTAATTACAAATGGTTTAGTTTTTCATATAGATCCATCAAATCCAAAATGTTATACTTCGGGATCAACTTGTAAAGATTTAACTAATATAAATGGGAATGGTACATTAACAAATGTAAGTCTTTCATCAGATAAAGCATTTCAAATGTCTATTTATAATAGTAGCCGAGTATATTTTAATAGAAGTTATACTAATATTTCAGATAAACATACAATTATTGTATCAGCTTTTTGCCCAAATCTTACCCAAGGGAATTTTGGATCATTAATCGCTTCTATGGATATAAATTTCGCTGGATGGATTATTGGTTTCTATGATCCAAATGGAGCAAATCCATATATTCAATTTTATGGAGCAGAAGACTCGGGAAATCTCTACTTTGATCTTCAATATTCTATTACTCCAAAAGCTAATTTTATTAATAGATTTTATGTTATCGCTGGAGTTATAAATAACAATTTAGTTCAACTTTATGTTAATGGAATATTAAGATCTTCTCAATCTTTAGCTTCAAGTCTTGGAGTTAATACTAAAAATCTTATTGAGTTAGGTTATAATTCAGACGGAGATAATTGGACGCAAAATGGAATAAAAATTTATTCTGCTTCTGTTTATAATAGACCATTAAATAGCGTTGAAATCCTTCAAAATTACAATGCTTTAAAAGGAAGGTTTAGATTAACATAGTGTAATTTATCTATATGCCCAACATATTAATTAATCCAAACTCAGGAATAATGGAATTTACAACAGGAACTGCTGGCGCTAGTTCATTTAATACTAATTTTACTGGCGGCGCTTTTGCTAATAGAATGAGTTTTGATAATTATGGTGGATTAAATTTGACTAGTTATGTATCTAATGTTACTGGATTAGATAGATTTTCTGTAGATGGCGCTAATGGTCGTTTATTCTCTGTAACAGATAATCTTTCTGGCTCTCTTTTTAGCGTTAACGATATAGCTGGACTTCCTATTATAGAAGCTTTTGATGATAATACTGTTATTATGGGATCTTATAATAGAAATGATTTTGTATTAACTGGAAATTCATTAGGAATAGGCGGACTTCCAAACACAGGAACTACAAAATTATATGTTAGTGGAAACACTTTGATAAGTGGTAATTTAAATGCATTAGGCAATTATTATGTAAAATTAGCAAGACTAACAGATCAAACAATTCCTAATGGAGCAGATACTGTTATTCAATTTTCTGGGATAGCCGATCCTAATAATTGGTATAACTCAGGTACATATAGAGTAACTCCTACTGTTCAAGGAAATTATTATGTAAGCGCAATGGTTAACTGGGTCAAAGGCACTATTGCCCCAACAGATCAAACTAATATTCAAATAAGAAAAAATGGTACAACTTTCAGTCTTCATCAAATGCCAGTAAATTCTGGAATGGATTTTACAGCAAGTCTTTTTGGAATTACCACTTTAAATGGATCAAGCGATTATATTGATGTAACCGCGTATACATCAAATACCACAAATCAAGTTATAAATGGTACAGCAGATGGCGCTTGGACTAAACTAGAACTATTTAAATTAAATTAAAAATAACTTTCATAATTTGATTATAATATATATTATATAGTGTAATATCTATTATATGGCAGATGCAGCTACACCAGCTAAAATTGTTGATATTGCTGATGAACTTTATCGTGAGATGGGTGAACCAGCAGATCTTAGTATTTCATCTATAGCTTATTGGCTTAGAAGTAATATTGGTGATCTTAATAATGTAATTAATAAACGATTTTATGTAGATGAAACTAATCTTGAAATAGTTGCGCCATCAGATAGCGGTGACTCTGTAGGACTTGCTGAAAAAAGTATATTTAAAATGTTATTTTCGATTCATTATTATGAACGTTTAATGAGAAATGCTCTTGGTGCAGCTAGTGTTGATGGTCTTATAGAAATTAATCAAAATGGATTTTCAGCAAGAAAAATTAATAAAAATGAAATCGCTAAAACATATGGCGAATTAAGAAAACAAATTGTAGTTGAATTAGATAAATTAATTCAAAATTACAATATTAATGAATCTCGTCCATTACAAGTTGCTGGCGATGATACAGTTGAAGCACTTGGATATCCTTATACTTACGGCAATGGTTATATAAGAAATATAAATAATCCATTTGCCAATTAATTTTATGGCAAGCAGTTTCTTAACTTCCAATGATCAAACTTGGTATGAAAGTGCAGCCGATACATGGTTTGAAACATTTAAGAAATCTATTGTTGTTAACAAAGAGCCAATTAAAAACATAGTTCAAAATACAACAAATCAAATGTTTGGATATGATGAAAATTCTAATATTGTAGATTATACTTATACTCCAAGATATCAAACATTTGATGCAGTAATAAAATATACAGAAAAATTAAATTTGGAAGAAAATCCAGAAATTAAATTAAAGTTCCCAGACCAACAAGTTGAACTTTATGTTAAACAAGATTGTGCAAATTATATCAATACAGATCGCACAGAGAATATAACTTTTGATGGAAAAACATTCAATGTATTTAGCACTAGCATAGTTAAACACTATCAAAGAAATACTTATTATGTTTTCTATCTAAGGGAAACAAGATAATGGGAAAAGTTTTATTTAATGTTCAAAAAGCAGTTCAAGAAACTTCAGCATTTGAAGATAAAGCAGAAGAAGTTGTAAAAGAAAACTATTTAGACAGCAAAGAAAAATTCATGGAAGATTTTGAGAATCATCCTGTTACTCAAGAAATTGAAGGTGGTGCAACAGCTTCTAATAGCTCAAATACATTAAATGGAATTGGTAATTTGTTCAGTTATATTGGATTTTATGCAAGTCAAGCTCCGATTCAAGAATTGCGCGATCTATTAGACAAAAGCTTTTCATTTAAAAAAGGTAGAAGAAGCAAAAATGGATCAAAATTTATTATTACATATCCAGATATAGAAACGATTAAGAAAGATACTCCTATGCCTTGGGAAGGCGGTAGAAGTTGGGTTGTTGGTATAGAAAGAGGAATTTCTGGATTTGGAAATTATATCTATAAAACATTTGCTGGTGGTCGTTCTGGCGAAGGTGTCCAAGCAGCAAATAAAGTTAGAGGTTCATCATTTAAAAGAGTAAGATATATGTCTGAAATGATAAAAATGTTTGTAAATAGTATAAAGAAATGAAAGTACAATTAGATAATATTTTAATGTCTAGCATGATTATGTGGATGGATAATATCCTTCTCTCAAAAGGCGAGGCATATAAAAACTTTAATAGTAAACTTTATCCAATTACAAGTATTTATAGTGGATTTTATAGTTATGGTCTTCCATTCAAACAGGTAGTATCTGATATTTCTATAAGTGGCGCTACATTATTATCTGGAGTTTATGTTAATAATTCATTTATTACTGTAGGTCAAAGTGGATTAACAGGTATTAATCCAAATCAAGGACAAGTATATTTTACAACTAATCAAAATAGCAATACATTAAGTGGCAATTATGCTGTAAAAGATTTTAATATATATTTAACTAATCAGCCAGAAGAAGAGCTATTATTTGAAACTGAATATAAAACAAGACCAAGAACAACTCAAACCGCCACAGGACTAGCTATAGAATCTATTACTTATCCATGTATATTCCTTAAAAATAATGGTGGCACAAATGAACCTTTTGCTCTTGGAGGTATGGATAATACAATAATGGAGGTTAGGGCGGTTGTATTAGCTGATAATATGTTCAATTTAGATGCAGCTTGTTCTATATTAAAAGATACTGCCAGAAGATATGTCCCATTAATCAAAAATCCACCATTTAACAATTTTGGGGCATTAAATAGTGGCTATTTTAACTATAATAGCTTAACTTCTGGTATTGACCTATCTAATGACGCTTTTTATATTATGGAAGTAAATATTAGTAAAATATTTGCTAATTTTAACCCAAGGAATACTCAAGTATTTCCTGCGTTTGTTGATTTTACGATATCTAATATTAGATATCCAAGGTGTTAAAAACAACTTCTCTTGATATAAAAATAACTGTAATAATAGAAAAGATTTCTAAAGGAGAAATAAAATTATGGCAAGAAAAAGAGTGATTTATCAAAGTGAAGCCCTTTTCATAGGGCCAACAGGTTCTAACAGTCTAACACAATTAAGCCGAGTCCAAACCGCAAATTATGGTTTTGACATTACAAGACAAGACGTTAATCAATATGGTCAACTTGCTGCTATTGATCGTGTTATTTTAGAACAACCAACAGTTAGTTTAGATTTTAGTTATTATGCAAATTCTGGACAAAACGAACAAGCTTTAGGTTTTGCATTAAGCGCCTCTCAAGGCGCTCTAGCAAGTATCCTTTCTGGTGGAAAAGATATCAATAATTATTATATTTACGTTTCTCCAGAAGGTACAGATGCTAATGTTGATACTACGGTTGGCGTAACTGGCGCAAGCGGAGTAAATGGCAGAGTTATTGGTATTGGTAATGCTGGTTTAACTTCATATCAACTTGAAGCTGCTGTAGGAGGATTTCCAACAGTAACAGTCAATGCTGAAGGCTTAAATATGAAATTCTATCCTGCAATGACAGGATTCACACCAGACGTAAATCCACAATTTGGTACAGCAAATACATCAACAGCATTCGGCATTCCAACACCAAATACTGGTGATGGATTTACAGCTTTACGTCCCGGCGATATTAGCGTAAGCATATCTGGTCTTGGCGTAAATGCAAGTGATCTAAAAATTCAAAGCTTCACATTAGGAGCAGATATTGGAAGAGACCCAATTCAACAACTTGGAAGCAAGTTTGCATTTTCTAGAGAAATTACATTCCCAGTAACAGTTACAGCTAGTTTCGAAGCTGTAATCGGTGACATCGGTGGAAGTGATAATCTAGGAAACGCTCTTACTGATATTGTTTGTGATGATAGCAGAAGTTATGATCTAACATTTAATCTTGGCGTACCAAGTGCAAATTGCGATAATAGTTATACTCCATATGCACTAAAATATACTCTTAAAGGAGCTAAACTTGATTCACAATCATTTAGTTCCTCAATCGGTGATAATAAATCTGTAACAATGGACTTTAGCGCTCAAATCGGTGGTCCAAATGATACAAAGAAAGGCTTATTCATACAATCGAATCAAGCTTCATAATATATAAATTTAAAATATATTAACTGGAAACCCCGCCCTCAAGCGGGGTTTTTAGTGTAAAGATACTTAAGGAAAAAGGTGGATTATTAGGCGTATGGAAACAGATCCTAAATTAAAGGAATTTCTAGTATTCCAAATACATAGAAATATTACATCTTTGTATAAACGATATCTTAATTTAATCGAAGATATTCAAGAAGAGCACATTAATATGCTCAATAAACTTAATTCTAAAGTAGATCAAGAAACATTAAAAAATGTTGATTATTTTGATGATAATAAATATAATTACTTAAGGAAAAAGGTATTAGATCTTGGTAATGAAACGGTTAGAGAAATAACCAAAAATCTAGATCTTTTAAATATGGAAATAAAAAAATGAAAAACAAAGTATTATTTAATTATCCTATAGAAGAAGTTTTATCAACCACATTATCTCTTCAGACTATACAAAGAACTTTAGAAAAAGAATTTAAGATTAGATACTTTGATTTTAACTCTTTTATTGAAAATAAATCCCTACAAAATATTAAAAGTTGGGATAAAGAAAAACAAAATAAATTTATTAAAACTATTGGTGGCGTTAAAAATTTTAACAAAACCAAAGATTTTCTAAAATCTAAAAACTTACTATAAGGAGTAAAAATATGAAATGGCTATATGAATTTGCAGTAAATAATGAAAAAGAAATGGAACAAGTCGAAACTTCCAAAGACGAACAAGGTAATGAAGTTAAAACAACTAAAAAAGTAAAAAAAGTTGTACCTGTAAAATTTAAGATTTTAAAACCAACAAGAAGAATGTTTGATGATGCTGAATTATTTTATGGCGTTAAACTTTCAGAAGGCATTAAAGCTGGTCTTTTAACTAGAGCGCTTCTTGCAAAAAGATATCAAAATGATGGCGGTTCTATGAGTGACCCAGAAAAAGAAAAATACACAAAACTTTATATTGAACTTTATACTAAAGAAACCGAATTTCAAAAGGTTTCTCTTAATCTAGAGGGCGTTTCTCCAGAGGCCAAAACTTCTAGAATTGCACAATTAATGGTTGAATTAACGGATATAAGACAAGAACTACAAAACCTAGAGTTTTCACAAATAGCACTATTTGATCAAACTGCTGAAAATAGAGCAAGAAATCAATGTATCATGTGGTGGGTTTTAAATTTAGCTTATACATTAGACGGAAAAGACGAACCTTCTCCTTTATTTCCCGGTAAGACATATGAAGAGAGAATAAGCGAGTATGACTCTTTAGAAGAACAAGAGTCTTTATTTTGGAGTGAAGTATTAAAGAAATTTGCTTATTTTGTAAGTTTTTGGTACATGGGCAAGATTGCAAGTCAAGAAGATTTTGAGAGAGCCGAAAAGTTCTATATTCCTGTACAAGAAAATATAGATAAATCTGAAAATGATAAAAAAGAAAGCACTCCAAATACTTCTGAAAATAAACAAAATCAAGAAGTAAAAACAGAAGAACCAAAAGCAGAAGAAGCAAAAACAGAAGAAGTAAGTGACAGCAAATAATGAGTATAGATTTTTAAGAAAACTATATAAAGATATTATATTAGGATATTCTTATGTAGCTTCAGAAAAAATATACATCAAACATCCGACAGAATTAGAATTAGGTTCAATAGAAGATTTATATATCCAGTATTTTAACGAGGCAAAGATAAATGGTTTGCCTGATGAAAGCGATAAGATAAAAGAGCTTTGTGAAGCCGAAATGTGGTCTTATGAAAAAGAAAAAGCTATATCCTTCAATAAAAAACAAATATCAAATTTAAACGAAACACTAAAAAAGATTTTTATATCTAGCCAAGTTAAAAGTATTAAAAATCAAATATCAAACATTGAAAAAGAATTAGATGCAATATTAATAGAAAAAGATGAATTATTGGGAATAACAGCAGAAAAATACGCCTCAAAAAGATCAAATGAAATGATTATTTATAAATCTATATTTAAAGATAAAGATTTAGAAGAATCTTTCTTTTCTGAAGAATCTTTTGAGGAAATAGACGCAAGAGAACTAGGAAAATATATATTAATATATAATGCTATCACAAATAACTTTCATGTTAAATATATTAAAAAAATTGCTGCGTTACCATTTTTTTTAAATTCATTTTTCTTAACAGAAAATAATGTTTATGAATTTTATGGTAAACCTATTGTAAAATTATCTACTTATCAACAAGAATTAATGTCGTGTGGAATAGCATGTAAAAATGTACTAACAAAAGGCGTTTCTCCAAGAGAAGAGTATTATGAAAATCTTGATGATCTTGTGGCTTGGTATGATTTAAACAGAAATATTGGTAGTGCATCAGATGTTAAATATAGAAGTAAAAATGTGGACGGAGCTACATATGTTGGAGCATCTAAAGATGAAATTAAGCTTATTAATAGATTTGATGAAAAAGACGAGATTATTGATATATCTAAAGAAGCTGATAAGAAGGGTGGAGAATTAAGCATGCAAGATATAATAAAATTACATGGATTATGATAAAAATATCATAAATATCGTGTAATATTTATTAGTATGGCACAAGGTAATAGGTTAGAAGTAGATGTAGTAGCGAATATTAGGCAGGCTCAAAAACAAATTGAAGCCCTAACCTCAAGGCCATATACTCTAAATTTAAATACCAAAGGCAGAGGATTTGATGCCCCTTTAGGTAAAATTAAAGGCCAGTTAGGTGAATTTGAAAAATCATTAGAAGCATCTAATGCTCGCGTTTTGGCATTCGGAGCATCTGCAGGCGCAATTTATGCAATAAATACTGCTTTTAGAGAAACAGTTAAAGCTACGATTGAAGTAGAGAAAGCACTTAAAGATATTAATGTTATACTAAATCTTGGTGATAAAAGCCTTGGTCAATTTGGGAAAAGTTTATTTGATATTGCAAAGAGTACAGGAAATTCATTTGCTACAGTAGCAACAGCTGCAACAGAACTTTCGCGTCAAGGTTTAGGTGTAGCGGATACCTTAAAAAGAACTCAAGACGCACTTATTTTAACTCGTCTTTCTGGATTAGATGCCGCTAGTTCAGTCGAAGCAATTACAGCTTCACTTAATGGTTTCCAAAGGGCAGCTTTAACTTCTACTGATATTATTAATAAATTAGCTGCAGTTGATGCTAGTTTTGCTGTTAGTTCAGCAGATCTTGCGGAAGCAGTTAAGCGAGTAGGAAGTTCTGCTGAAGATGCAGGTGTAAGTTTTGATGAGCTTATAGCAATTGTAACATCTGCTCAACAAATTACTGCTAGAGGTGGCGCAGTTATTGGAAATTCTTTTAAGACAATTTTTACAAGATTACAAAGAACAGATACATTAGATGCACTAGAACAATTAGGAGTACAAACAAGAACTACAGAAGGTAATATACGACCATTAATTCAAATATTAAGTGATTTATCTCAAAAATATGATACATTAAATGGCGTACAAAAAGCAGCAATTGCAGAGCAAGTCGGTGGAGTTTTCCAAATCAATATTTTAAAGGCTGCTTTAGGAGATTTAAATAAAGAATATTCTATCTTTTCTAATGCTTTAAAAATTTCTACGGGTGCAACAGATGAAGCAGTAAGAAGAAATGAAGAATTAAATACAACCCTTTCAGCTTTATTGAATGAAACAATTGCAAATTTAACTGCTGCTGGTGCAAAAATTGGAGAACTAACACTTGCTCCAGCAATCAAAAAAGTTTTAGGTGGTGTAAATTCAATTCTAGAAAATTTTACAGGAGATGAAAGCGAAGGAATTGGAGGAAAAATAGGAGCAGGTTTGTTAAAAGGTATTGGTAACTTTTTATCTGGGCCGGGATTACTTCTTGGCGCTAAATTATTATTTGGTGTTTTCCAAAGACTAACTGTATATACAGCTGATGCGTTAAAAAGTTTAACTGGTTTAAATGCAAAAGGTGCAGAGCAAGCGCAAATCCAACAACAAATATTTAGTATATTACAAAAAAATCCAGAAATTATTTCTCAAATTAATAGTGGACAAACCACATTAAAAGGATTACAAGAATCAATTTTAAATACAATCAAAGCTCAAACTCTTGCTATGCAACAGCAAGTGACACTATCCAAAAGTCTTGCAGCTTCACTTGCTTCTGCTGGAGTTTCAATATCAAAAACTGGATTAACATCTGGACGTTTACAAACTAAAGGTAAGGCTGATGGATTTATTCCAAATCTATTTGATCAAGAGGAGGCTAGTGCTCGTAGAATGGGCGCAGTAAATCCAAAAGCTCAAATGTCAGCGGGAACAATCGGTGGACAAAAATTTATTAAAAATAATAAAGAAGTAGAAATTGTTGGAATGGGAAGAAATGGAGATTCTGCGGTTATCCCAACTTATGGTTCTATAGGAGACAAAAGACAAAAAGAACTTTTTGAAAAAATGCAATTTTTAGGATTTGTACCAAATTTTGCTGGACCAAAGAGTAAAGGGAGCGAAGGTTTTAAAGCCGTAAAAAAAGGACAATATAGAGATATTGATGATTTCTTAAATCAAAGATATCCAAATATGTCAAAAGAAGATATTGCAGCTGCGAAGCAACAATATCAAAAAACTAAGACTTTATCAGAGCAAAAACCTATAGCAATTAATGCTTCAAGAGTAGGAATTATCGCTGCAGGAAAACAAGGTGGAAGTACAATAGAATATCCAAATGATTTACAAGGAAACCCATTAAAAACAAAATTTTATGGAATTCAAAACTTTGTTCCACATGCTTTATCTGGTAAAGATTTTAAAAAATTTGATGAACAAATAGAAAAGAATCTTGCTCCTGCAATTAAAAATATAGCCGATTCAATTATAGGTCCAGCAGCAGAAAAAACTTTTCCTAAAGATACCGATATCATGAATATGATGAAGTCAGATACTTCTGCTTATCCACAAATTGCTGGACGTATTTTTGAAACAGTTATTTCAACTGCTATTAATAAAGTTTTATTAGCTGATCAGAAGAAGTCAGATGGAGATGTGTCAGGAAATAGAACTTGGGATTATCAACCAAGTGATTTTTTTGGAACACCCGAGAATACAAAAATAACAAAAGCAATATTTGGAGATTCTGCTGCCGCAGCATTATCTTCTAGAACATTTATAGATTCAAAATTAAGTCCAGTTGGCGCAGGAAGTACAAATGCTTCATTAAAACGTAAATTTTTTAATACAGGTTATTTTGTTAGTCAAATAGAAAAACAAAAGCAAAAAGCAAAAAAAATGGCTCGCGGCTTTATACCAAATTTTGCAGGTATTAAAGATGCAATGGAAACAGAAAAAAGAATGGGCGGAAATCCTGCTCTTGATTTTCAAGAAGGTATTGGTTTATATGTAAGAGACAAAGATACTCAACCAAATTTTGCAGCAGTTAAAAGAGATCATCCAGAAGGTATGGGTCAAGCAATTAAAAATTCGCAAAAAGCGCAAGAAGCACTTGCTCGTGGATTTATACCAAATTTTAAAGGATTAAGAGGTGCAATTGGAGGTGCTAAAAGTTTTGTTAAAAAAGGAATGCCAGATGTTAAAAGACTTTTTAGTGATGAATTAGAAGATATAGGTCCTGTATTAAAAGGTGTAAAAGATAATGGTTTAGCTGCTTCTTTTGGATTGTCAACACTATCTGGTGTAGTAGACGAATTTAATAAAGATGGTCAAAGTGCATTCGGAATGGTAGCTTCAGAAGCATTAAAAGGAGCTTCAACATTTTCTACAATTTCTAGCATAATACCGGGACAAATAGGATTAATAGTTGGCGCAGTAGTTGGCACAGTTCAAGCAATAGAAGGTGTAACAAAAGGGTTAAAAGATGCGCCATTAAATAAAATTATCGAAGAAAGTAAACGTAGTTCAGAAAGTTTTGCTAGACTAAATGATGCAATGCAAAAATATGCTACAACTTTTGAAAAATTATCTCAATTGTATGAAGAAGGAGATCCTTCTAAAGCAGGAGATATAGTCAAAGTACAAAAAGAATTAAGTGATTCATTAATGGGAGTTCCTCCAAAATATAGAGCTTTGATTGCTTCTGCTGCTTCTTTAAAAGAATTACAAGATATATCTGGAAAAATTTTAAAAGAAGAAGGAGAAGCAGCGAAAAGAAAAGAAAGTGGCGCAAAATTTGCAGAAGCAGCTAAAAAAGCTCAAGGTGGATTTTTTCAAGAAGCAGCAACTCAATTTCAGGTTGGTATACAAGATGCAATGAACCTTGATCCGACCGGTATTATTACTGCGATAAACGCTATTCCGGGTCAATTATCCAAAGCATTAGCAGAAGGTGTTCTTGGTCAAGAAGGATTTTATAAAGCAGGTAGAGCAGCTGAAAAAGTTTTGCCAGATTTTGTAGAAAATATGTCTTTTGTTAAAAGCGCGCTTGGAACAGGACGATCACAGGAAGCTCAATTAAAAAGAGGAGTATTTACTAAGTATGATGTAACTGGTGGAGGAAGAGCCGCAGAAGAAGCAAAAAGTTACGCAATGAATTTATTAGGTGGCCTTGATGAAGGGTTCCTTAAAGATTTAAAATCTGGTAAAGTAGATACATCAGATCCACTTAAATTTATCGAAGCTTTACAGAATTATAAAGCAGATCCGAGCCAAATTGAAGCACTTAAAAATATATTATTTAATGAAGGAGCTGCAGGAAAAGAGAACATTCAACTACTTATAGATCAAACAAAAATTTTAGGAATTGAAGCAGATGCAACTCAAAAGAAAGTAAAAGAACTTAGCGAAAAAATGAAAAAAGATCAGGAGGAAAAGAAAAGATTAGAAGAAATTGAAAGAAAAGCTAGAGAAGAAGCTGCAAGACTTGCTCAAGAATTAGCAAATATGTCAAAAGCAATGATTAGTTCAAGTTTAGCTGCAAGAAAAATGGCATTTACTAGAAAAGCAAATAATGCAGCGATTGCTACTGAAGCATTTCAAGCAAATTTAAATGCAGAACAACCTCTTTTAACAGAGAAAGCTATGGCAGGATATAATTATCAAATTCAAACCGCTCAAACAGAACAAGCTTTTCAAGGACAAATGTTTAGTGCTGGTCAAGAAGGAATAACAGGTCTTGTTGAAGCATATCAACAAGCAATCCAAAATGAGATACAAAATATAACAAAAAGCGCAGGCGATGCTGGCGTTACTCCTGATCAGCAAGCAAGAATACAAGAATTACAATCAGTTAATTTAAGCGGAGCTGTAGGACAAAATGAGAGCGTTGATCAAGTTAATGCTAATTTACAAAAAATAGCTGCTAATCTTAAATTAGGTGATAGCGTACAGAATACTTTAACTAGTCAAATTCAAACAACTCTACAAGATTCAAAAAATAAACAAGAAGAATTAATAGAAGAGAATCGAAAACAAACAGAAGTTCAAAAAGCACAGTACAAAGCCGCACTCAGACAAATTGAACTTCAACAAAATCTTAAAGCTTTTGGTGGAACTGAAGGATTTATAAATCCAGAAAGTCAAAAACCTGTATTAGATAAATTTTATGCTGGCCTTAAAGCAATGACTACTGGTAAAGAATTTGGAATGGAAAAAATGGCCGCAAGAGGAACACTTCAAGCAGCGATGGCAACAGTAGAATTAACCGGTGGCACAGGTTCCGCAGAACTAAATGAAAAACTTAAAGGAACTGTGCTTCCACAAATGGTAGACTCTATACGTCAAGAAGCTTTGGATCTTGCTTCTGCTGCAAGAGCTACTGGCACCCCAGAAGGTGAAGCGATGGCTCAAGTCTACGAGCAAAGAGCAACAGAAGCAGAGAAAATTGCAGAAGATCAGTATGATAATGCATTAAAGAAAAATAAATTACCAGACAATGTAGACGCAATGAGATCCATGATGGAAACATTAACAAGTCAATTGAGTAGTGATCCATTAACTCAAGGATTTAAAGCGGCATTAGATGGTTTAAATCTAAACGCACAATTTGAAAAAATTAGTCAATTATTAAATATAAATAATGACATTGCTGCGAATGCACAAAAACAACTAACATTAAAAAAAGAACTTTCAGATTTAGAAACAGGCTTAAAAAATCAATTCGGAAGCGTAGAGAAAGCTCAAGCCTTAGCCGCAGGTGGAGATGATTCTGCTAAACAAGAATTAAAAAAATACGAAGAAAAGAAACAAGAATTAGAGGCAATGCAAAAACAAGAAAAAAATTTAGAAACAGTAAGAGAAACAAAAACAAAAGCTGAAGCAAAAGAATCTCGAGTAACTATGTCTAGAAAAGATGAAGCTGAAGCAAAAACGGAGGGTGAACTAGGACTGGCGTTTCATAAATCATGGAATGCAAGAGAGATGGCACAGCTGGAAGGAACATTTGATAAAACCTACGGCGGACTTGAAGGCGCAAGAACTGCAGCAGCTGGTGGAGATAAAAAAGCTCAAGAAGACGTTGCTCGTTATGATAAAAGACTATCTGACTATAATGAAGCAGAAGTAGATCTCAAAAAAGCAAAAGAAGAAAGAATTAAAAAAGAAGAAGAGCAAAAGAAAAAAGATAAAGAAAAATTATTACAATCACTACCAGTTAAAACTCAAACTACTCAAACCGTTGTTGCGCCACCTGCTGCAAATCCAAATATCAATAATGCCGTTGCACAAGCGGCACAGGCTCCTACCGCAGGACAACCAAAAACACAAGCAGCAACTGCTGTAACAACTCAAACAAAAACGCCTAGCATAGTTTTAGGAAGAAATATAGATCAGGAAGCCATAGGAAAAATACAAGGCGTTTCTAGTGAGGCAACTGATTTCCAATATCAAGGTACATTTTTTAAGACACAAGAAGATCTTAATAAATATATGGCTTCAACAGCATATGGTTATGATCCAATAAAAAGAGAATCTGAACGAGCGCAACAAGAAAAACTTGCGGGAAATGCTCTTCCGGCTACAACACCTTCACCATCAACTCAAACTACTCAAACCGTTGTTGCGCCACCTGCTGCAAATCCAAATATCAATAATGCCGTTGCACAAGCGGCACAGGCTCCTACCGCAGGACAACCAAAAACACAAGCTATGGGAGATGCAGCATACCCTCATTTAAATAAACCAAAAGAACAATGGACATCCGCCGACTGGAAAGCTGAAGAACAAAGACGCACAGAAGAATGGAATTCAAAAATTGATTTAGGAGGTACACCGGGTGGAAAAGGTGTAAATGCAGGAGATGAAAAATTTTTATTAGGAGCTGAATCTGTTCGCAGAAACGGAGTTTTAGTAAACAAAACTCCGTCTAAACTTGGAGTAAATGCTGGAGATGAAAAATTCCTATTAGGCTCAGAATCTGTTAGAGGAGGCATGGGATCTCCAAGAGGAAGAGCAGCAGCGGCTTTAAGCCAAAATGTGCAATCTCTATTAGATAGAAAACCTCAACCTCCAAAAGGAATTTTAGAACAAGAAAATCCAGTCAAAGCGGCAGAAGAAAGATCAAAAGGCCAACCTTCTGGAGAAACACCTAAAACTAGTCAAGGACAAAAAACAGAAAGATTAGCTGATGCAACAGAAAAACTCGCGCAAAAGATGGAAATGGCAGCTACAGCTCAAAAAGAATCTAAAAATGAATTAACCGTAACATTTACGCCAATATCTGTTGATGTAAAAGGAGCAGTAGAATCACAAAATAATGAATTAAGTGAAAAATTAATGAAAGCAATTACAGACGCAGTAGAACAATTAGCTCCGGGAATTATAGCTAAATTAAAAGGACCACCAACCCAAGGTTAAAGGATGATGAAAAATGAGTTATATAATAACTGGCGCAAGATTACTTACCTATAATCATCAAAATGTATTTTTAAGCGATGCATTTCGTTTAAATAGCATAAAAAATTATACTGTAGAAGGTTTTTTTCTACAACAAACTAATGCTCAAGGTGTTTCTGGTAATATAGCTTTAGAGAGTGGTTTAGTTAGATCTCTTAATGAAAGAGAAGATATTATTGTAAATGGTCTTAATCTTGGTCCAGCAAGAATTACATCTATATCATTTGATCAAAATAATCCTGTAAGACTTGATAGCTACACAATTAGTTTTAACGTTTTAACTAGTGGCAGTAATGATCTTTACAATTTAACAGGAAATTTATATACGGGTATTAGTGGTTCACTTAGTGGAACAACAAGTTTACTCGAAGCTTTTGACGAAAATTTTGCTTTTAATATAAATGATGATGATAGTTACAATTATTCTCACAATCTAAATATAAGATATAGAAAAACAAGTGGATATGCATCTCCTATACAATTAGCTAAAAATCTCGCTTCAGGTATATTTGCCGCATTACCAAATTTAGGTTTTATTGATTCAAAATATTCTGGATTTTATAATAAGACTGGTAAAAAATATTTCACAGAAAATTATAATTTAATAACTAATGATTGTTCATTCACAAAGAATTTTAATCTTTTTAATAATTATTCTGGTGATTATACACTAACATTAACGCAGAGTTTAAATCTTGGCAATGATGGAAATATAGAAGTAACTGAAGAAGGTAGTATCAAAGGCTTGAAAGAACCAAGATTTTTTATTGCTTCTGGTGCGGTTGAAACAGAATTAGCAAAAAGTTATTCAAGATGTACTGGATTAATAAATACATATGGTGTTATATCAAATCTTGGAAGTTATTACCCGCTTTTCTCAACAGGTATAGAAACATCAAGAAATTTTAATACTTTTAATGGTACTGCTGAATACTCTGTCAGATATACAAATAACCCTATATTTACTATAAGTGGTTATACAAGAGAAGCAACGCTTACTTTAAATAAAAGTAATCTTAATATAGTAGATGTGCAAGAAAATGGATCTATAAGATATTATGGAAATAAAGATAAAAATTTTGCAACTAATTATAGTAAATTTAGTGATTTAACTGGAATATTTAATAGTGCAAGTGGAAAAATATATACATTTTATGGTGAAGTTGGAAGCAATAATCCTCTTTATTTAATAGAAAAAACTATGTCTTTCCCAAATAATGGACAAACAATAAATTATTCTATAAAATTTAATGATGATTTTATCTATAATACAAATATCACAGGCATTAAAAAAATGTCTATAAGAAAAAGTGATACATCTCCAATTCATAAATATAATGAATATATTATACCTAATAAAACTGTTTTTAGTTTTGCTGGTGGACAAACAGAACTTGGTAAAAGAGATCTTAATTTAGAATGTGTTGTTGCAAGACCAAACGGAAACATCTTTACGACAAATCCACTTACCAATGATATTCTTGATGCTCTCAAAGCTAAAGCTGTTAATGAACTTGCCGTGGACTTTCCTAATTTACCAGTTCAAGAAGCGTATATAACAAAATGTGATTATAATTTTAATTCTGATTTAAATTTAAGTTTTAATGTCGGAATTGATTATACATCTTTCATTGAAAAATTTAATCAAGATGTAAAAACTGTATGAGTATACAAATAACATATGATAATTTCACTTTTAAAGACCCAATACCTTTGGTGTCTAAAAATCAAGAAATTATAAATTATGGAGATCGTTGGGGACAAATAACTAAAATAACTTTAGAGGGTCAATTAACTGGAGCAGGAGGATGTCCAGATAATTTTGCATCTTTGATTAGTGGACAAAACAATTTAATCTCTGGATTCTCAAGAGATTTTAAAAAATTATCTATTATTGAAGATAGTAAGACTTTATTTGAAGCAGACGCTTGTATTATTAGGAATATTAATTTTGAACAATCTAGATATGTCAAAATGTTGGGATATACAATAGAGTTAGATTGTTATGAAAGAGATTTATTTTCTGGAGTTTACGGCGTATTAGATCCAGTTAATGAATATACTTTTACTGAGAATGAAGATCAATCAGTTGCAATTAGTCATAATGTTTCTGCCAGAGGAATCAATACTTCTACAAATTCTGCAATAGAAAATGCAAGAAACTATGTATATAGTCTCACAGGATACGATCCAAATATATTACCAATAAATATAAATAATTCAAATTATACTCCTTTATTAAGATCTTACGTAGAAAATATAAATCGTTTAAATGGCACTTATAATATTCAAGAAAATTATATTGTAGATATATCAAATGACTCATATGTAAATCCTGTTTATTTTACAAGATACACAAACACTATATCAAGAAGTATAAACACAGATTTTGATACAGTATCAATCCAAGGAAGCGTACAAGGTGCAAAACGAGCAGCATTTACTGGAGTTAGATATTATGCTAGCGGTTTAAATTTTTCTGGAATATGTCAAGCAGCATTTGGTGCCCAGATTAATCCTATACCTTTATCTTTATCTTTTAATGAAAATCAAGCGGCAAATTCTATTAATTTTAATGCATCATTTGATAATAATATTATAACAAGTGATTATGGAGATGTATATTTTGATTATAATGTAGATATAAATAAAGATGAAATCACTTCCTTAACTTCTATAAATATATCTGGGCCAATAATTACTAGAGGCAATTTAAAAAGAAAATATGAAAAAGTACTAGAATTTGTTCAAAATATTATGGCTGATTACGGATCAGTTGAAGATTATTTATATCTTCAAGCAAATTCTATATATACTAAATTAAAAGGAACAATGAATATTGGTTCAAATATTTCTTTAAATCCAAAATATAGAAGCTTGAATGTTGTAAAAAATCCAGAGAAAGGAGAGATTACTCTTTCTGCAACTTTTGATGATAAAGATTTACCTCCAAATGTTAGTTCAATTATAAGATCTAGTACATTTAATTTAACTTTTGAACCAAAAATTGATTTATTTCGTCCAAGACCAACTTATAATATAAATGGGTTTTATATTATATATGAGTTAGGCGAAGCTAAAAAACTAGCTAAATTTAATATGAACGCTTCAACTGAATTTATAGCAAGTGCGGATACAGATCAAGCAAAAATTGATCAATATAGCATACTAACTGGATTAAAAAATATTTACGCACCAAATTCAACTTATTATATACAGAATGAATCAACAAATTTTGATCAATCAAATGGATATGCTACAAGAAATGTATCTTCTTCTGTTCAATATTCAAAACGAAATTCTGCAGAAGACACAGATCCTGTCTTTATGCCAGCAAAAATTATAATTTTAGATTAATATGAATATATCAGATTTTAAAAGAATATTAACACTTAATTCAATTAATACTGGTAATTGGAAAATATATTATGATTTTAGTAAAATTTCTGGTGATGCTGTAGTTATCAATGAGTTATATAACTCAGGAATACAATATAGCGGTGGTTGTGTTTATAGTCAGTATAATCCGGGTTTTATTGTAGGTTTAAATTCTGGAGGATTTAACGATTATGCTGGATCTGGATTCTTTTCTGGTGACTCAATTCTTAGAGTAAGCGATTATCTTAATGAACCAGAATGGACAATGTTTTTAACTTACAAGAATACTGGTTGCGAAATTGATCGTACAAAATCTACAATATTAATATCAAACCAAACAAACATTAGTGATTCATCTGGTTTCTGTTTTGGTTTTAATGGTGCTAATAAATTTTTTATTGAATATAACGATATATCTGGTAAAAATACATATACTTCAAGTTATGAAGGTAAAAATAATACATGTATATCTCTTTCTAAAATTCTAAATAGTTTTGAATTCTCTGTACATGATTTTGCAAATTCTGAAAATACTTTTGAGATATTTCAATTGCCAACTTATTCTAATTCAAATATTTACTTTTTAGGTAATACATACAATGATAATGTCAATTATACTGGATTTAAAGGTTACATGGATGATTTTATTTATCTTAGCGGTTATATTGGATATTCTCAAAGAAATAATCTAGCCGGTGGAATATTCTGCAATAATATAACGCCTGCATCAACTCAAACTATTATTAGTGGTTATAATAAAATTTCATCTGGTGTTCTTTATGATAATGCGGTAGTTGGAACAGGAATCACGGGTTATCAAAGTTATGTTTTGGGAAGTATACCAACAAAAGCTGGAGGGTCTATACAAATTTGTGGTTTGTCTGGCGTTACAGGATTAATTTATGAAAAAGTAATTAAATTTATAACTGGCTCTGTTACTGGCGCAAAAAGGATACAGATCTCTATTCCAGAAACAATTAATTATGATTTTTCTAGATTACAAAATTTTAGTAATAATAGATTAAAGCTTTTATATAAAATTGATTCAAATGATTTTGTTGAAATTAATACTTATACAGGATTTTTAAATAACTATAGAGAAGTAAATCAATACGATGATGTACTTCAACAATTTGTATTAGGTTTACAGTCAACTGGGCAAAGCATTAATTTATTTAGTAATGGAGTATTACAAATATCTGGAGTAAATGTAGGTGGAAATGTAGTTAGTGGAAATTATAGTCTTTCTGGAAATAGATATGTAGATAGTGATTTATTCTTTGATGAATTTAATGATAATATTGTTTATTTTGATATAACTAGAACCCCTCAAATAATTCAATATACTGGCACAGGAGTAAATTATACATTAAATAATAGCATAAATAATTCGATGTATTTAAATGGTCAAAAATTAATATCTGGTCTAAATTATTCAATTAATGGATCAAATATAAGATTTTCTGGCAATTTACTTGCCACAGGTAAAGTTTTAGCTACAGCAAGAACAAATAATATATATAGAATATATACAGGAGATTTTAGTCAATTAACTGGTAATTTAATACCTTTAACAGAAGAGCAAGTATATTTTAATGGCATACTTCAGATTAATAGTCAGGATTATATTAAAGTTAGCTGTCAGAGTTTATTAAATTCTTTGTTCTATCCAGCCCAAAAAACATATAATTATTATAATAATGAAGAGACTTCATTTAATTTGTTATAATATAAAATATGTGTAATTTTAATAGGTATAAGGAGTTAGGCTTTTATGGCTTATAGAAAAATTGAAGAGATTGTAGTTAATGGAAATTCTGGAGAAATTTTTGATTCATATATTTATGGTTCAAATTTACAGTTAGGTTTCTCTGAAAGCCCAACAAAATTAACTCTAAATATAGTAAAAAAAGATAGTTCAGATTTTACTTCTTTTCCTAATTCTCTTTTAAATTCATATGAGATTAAAGTTGGAAATTTAACTTTATCTAAGATGTATCTATATGGATATGAAATCAGTAAAAGCGTAGGTCAAAAAGTAGCTACTTTAAATTTCTTAGATGGTTCATTTATATTAGATAAAATTTTTGTTGGATTAATTAATAGGCATGGTGGCGCGCCAGAAGCAGGAACTGTACAATTTTCTGTTCCCGCAAAATGTTTGTCTTGTGATGGATCTCAAATTATAGATGTAACTGGTTCAACAACTAGATCAATTTCAAGCGGATTAATTATTGATGTAGATTTAAAAAAGGGTGGAAGTATAATTTTGGGACAAGAACAATTTGTGCAAGGCCAATGCGATATACCAGATGTAGCGTATAATTTTACTCAATTATTAGATGCAATATCTAAATCTGGTATAAATATATCTAATTTTGTAGACGTTAATCCTAATTATTTTCAATCATACGTAGGTACCTTAAGAGAGGTTTTATCTAATTGGTGCGCAGATTTTGGATATACTTTCTACTGGGATTTTAGAACAAATTCCATTAAAGGAATTGATTTAAAAATAGAAGTTGATTTTATTAGTCAAATTAAATCAATAATAGATACAAATAGCTCTTTAAATGTAAATGCCACAAATGAAAATACTTTAGCTATAGAATCTTTTAATGAAAGTGAATCTTTAGAAGGTACATCAACGCAAAAACATATTTCTCGTTATTTAAAACCATTTCGCACAAAAAGCTCAAGTTCTTCGGTCACGAACACAAGAACGTTTAATTGTATTAAACCTGAGAAACTTAAAGTTTCAAACTATGATGTTACAAGAGCAATTCTTGGAAAATATAGTCCTGCTGCAAGAAATGTTTACGCTATCATGAATAATGATTATGAGCCACTTGGTTATACTGCGCTTAGTTCTTTTGAAACGATTGAAAAAGGCCAAGTAAATGATAATTTTTGGACAAAAATATATGATTATGGTTATAATAATCCAGCGATTACAGATTTTATTGCTAAGTATAATGGAGCGCAAGTTTTTGTAGCATTATATGATCCAGATAAATTAAAACTTTATCAAGACTGGGAAGCGGCTATCGCAGATATGATTGGAAAATATTATGAAGGTGCTAATGCGCCTTCCATAGATAGTCGTTCTTGTAGTACAAGTTTATTTGCAGAAAGAAAAACTACTATTAATCCAACTTCAGAAATTTATACAAATAAGAATAAATATGATCTTCCATTTGCCAAAGTTATAGAAGGACCTATACCAGAAAATAGCGGGATAGAATGGAATATTCCTACATTTTATTTATTTTCAAGAAGTACAGCGTATGGAACAACGCAAGATGAATATGATAAAGCAATGTTAGATGATAACAAAGATGATCCTTTTTTAAAATATAAAGAAGCAATTCAAGACTTAGATGGACTTGGTTACGTAAGACTTGATGGAGCAAAAAATACCGCAGAATGCGTTGGAGATACTAAGTTAGCCGAACAAGCAAATAAGGTTATAACTTTAATAAATAATCTAAAAGATTCAAATGTACAAGATGGTCAAAGAAAAGTTGTATTTGTATTTCTACCTCCCAAAGGTGTTCTTAACAAGATTATGCAAGTTACTACAACTACAATGAAAAATACAAAAGAAGTAGTAAAGGGACAAGAAAATAGTGAAAAAAGTAGTGAATGTATTACTGTTTGTGAAGCAGATTTATTACAGCAAGTTTGTGGAAAATGTCCAGATCAGAATACTCCATTTGTTGGATTAAACAGTCCAACCGCTAGAACTGTATCGTTAATTTACAATGGAGAAAGATCTATTAATCTTATTGCACCTGCGGAAACGCCATATTATGGTTATGAAACAGTCTCTAGCTCTGTAAAATTTACTGTACCGGGACAAAAATTAGTTTTTGGAAATATAAATGACATTGATGATAATACATTATCATTACATGTTGCAGAATCTGATATAACAAATGATCTTGATCCTGTGGATGGATCTACTATAATAAATATGTTTGTGCCAGATGGCGCCACAAAAAATTTCAAAACTGTTACTCCTGCCCAATATCACGCAGATCTTAGTAAAAAAATTGTAAATTCTGTTACTTCGCCAAGAAAAAATTTATCTCTTTCAATTATTGGATTAAATTTTGGAGATCTTGTAGATTATATTAGCCCTGATAAAGGATTAACTTCATTTAGTATAAATTTAAATGAAAACGGAGCGACCTCTCAAATAAGTTTTGCGAATAGACCAAAAGTATTACCAAAAAGAGAAGCGATTGCCCAAAAAATACAACCAACAATAAAATTAAATACTTACCGACCAACATAATATGTTAATCTCTGGCTATAGTTATAGATCTATTTTTGAACAAACTGGTTTAAGTTTTGACTTAAATTTATCTATTAATAATGTAACAGGTTCTGGTGCATTTGGTTTTTCTGGAGAAGGAAATAAAATTCAATTCACATTTCAAAGCGGAAAAGTTTTTGATTTTGAAAATAGATACGTGCATTCTTATTTAGCTAATACAAATTTTAAAATTTCTGGCGATTTAGAGAATGCTAATTATTCTTATTATATCAATAATATACCTCTTTGTTTTAATGGAATTAAAAATAATTTTAAAGTTGATAACTTCTTTTATAATGCTTCAAATTGTATTTTAAACACAGATTTAAAAATAAATAGTGCAAATCCTGCTATTTATAATTTTGTATTACCAGAGAATTTCAAAGCTGGAAAACTTTATACGGGTTTTATTTTAAATAATCAAACTAATCTTGCATTTAAAATATTTTCTGGTAGTTTAACTCCAACTGGTCAATTTAGTATTAATGGAATAAATAGTATTGTTAGTGGATTAAAAAGTGGTCAGATTGTTCTAAACACAGTCAATGATGTTGGTGGTTATAATTTGACTTTAAATTTATTTACAAATTTTGGTAAAATAAATCAAATTATTAATATAACAGGATTATATAACATTGAGGATATTGTTACTCTATTTACTAATCCAGATGGTCTTTTACTTAGCGGACAGAGAGAAGTTTTAAATGAAGGTTATATGAATCTTACTTATTCTAAACAGGTAACTTCTGGAGAGATAGTATTAACAGGATATAATAATTTACCTCTTGAAATTAAATTTCAATATTTTTCTGGTGCAACTGGAGATACCCTTGGTCTTTTAACTGGAACTGGATATGGTTATAATCTTCTTGGTACAGGAAGAATTACAGAAGCAGATTTGGGTAGTAGAGATTTCAATTTTACAGGTTTAGCTCTTATATCTGGTTATAACTTTAGAAATAATTTGTATACAGATACAGTATTAGTTACTGGTGTAAGAAATGTGACAGCAACAGGAATATTTAATTATCCAGATCTAACATATACAGCAAGTGGATTTATAACTGGATTTGCAACAGGATATTTTTTCTATACTCAAAGGTTTACTGGCGAAGGTGCATCTCAAGCAACTGGTTTTAATACTTCTTGGTGGACAGGATATCTTACTGGTACAGGATTTGTATTCTATAGAGATGGTGCTACAATGAACGTTAATCCTCCTGATAATCCATTTTATCTTGTTGAATCTATAACTGGATTTATGAGTGGATATCTAAGAGAAGATTTAAATTATAGATTAATTACTGGTGATGTATTATTGCCAACTGGATATCCTACGATAGCATATTTTTCAGAATATAATGGTAATGCGAGTTTTATATTAATAACAGGAAGTGGTATAATAACTGGTGCGGAAACTTTAGTTAGACAAAGCGGCAGATGGAATGTCACAGGGGTATTTACTGGTGATTTAACTGGATACATAGACTCAACAGAATATCAAAGTCAATCGCTAGTAATTGGGAATGGATATTTAAGTGGACTAGCTTACGCTTCAACAAGTATTAGTGGAGATCCATTTTCATGGACAGGATTATTTACTGGGCAAATTCAAATAGATCAAGGAACAGCTACGCAATTAACTGGTATTTTGTCTACAGGAAAGTTATTTTCTAGTAATGGAATTTTTAATGTTACAGGAATAAATATTACTGGTTCAAAAATAATTAGTGGTTTATATACAGGTCTACAAAGCGGCGATATAAATCAAATTGATTCAGATGGAACGATATTAATTAATCAATTAATATTTATAACTAGCGGAAATTATCAAAATGTAACTGGTAATCTAGGCGTAACTGAATTTGGTCAACCATTAAAATATGCAACTGGTATTTATAATTTTACTACTGGAGATATTTTAGTAACTGGTTTTATTCCAAATGTTCCAATCTACGAAAAATCATTTAGCGGTTCATTTAATATATTTACTGGAGTTTTTGATACAGGAATAAATGATGTAGCATATACAGGATTATATTATAATAAAGCAATAACTGGATATTCTGGCTCTTTTATGTATGATACTGGAACATTATTTAATATTCGTTTTAATTATCAGTCTTTCTTGGATTATAGTGGTATGATTGGAAAACTTACATTATCTGGAACAGGTAATACTACATATACAACCTATATAACAGGAGTATAATCTTATGAGTAATTCATTTGCTAAAGATTTTGATGCATTTCCAGATTTATATGAATCTGGATTTAAAGTAGAAATGAGAAAAGATCCAAGTAATTCAAATGAAAAATCTTTTCAATATAAAATAAAATCTGGAGGATCAATAACAGATTCATATGGATCATCTTTTAATAGTTTTACCCCATCTTTTGATACTTGGACAAATTTTTCTTTTAATAATAAAGACATGTATCTTATTTTGCTTCTGACAGTGGCTTCAGAAGAGGATTCAAATAGTACGATAAAATATAAAATTACAAAGGGTCAATTTCAAGTCATTGATAATATAGATACAATAACTAATTTTGAGTCAGACATGCTCGTAAAAGTTTATGCTAAGAATCAAGCGTACAAAAATTTTCGTTATTATTCTACAACGAAATTAAGACGAGTTTTTGCCATATTACCTTTTGCTGGAAGATCTAAAGTTATACAATTAGTTAGGACTAATAATTTAAGTATTTTATCAAATAAATTTTTTGGTATAGATTATCCTGTAATATAAAATGACAAATATTTTTGAAAAACAACCAAATCAATTATATCTTGTAGATATTTCTAAAAAAGGAAATGATTTTTATTTCTATGTTGATAATTGTATTATTTATGATTCTGTTCAAAGAAAACATATTACGAATATAACAGATGCAAATAAAAGTCAAAAAATTAATGCAAATTTAAATAGTGTTGATTCTAAATTTTATGTTTATTTAGAGTGTGATATTAATCAATCTTTTCAAATAACGAGTGCATCTATAAAAGGATCTTCTGTTTTTTTACCTAGTATAGAGGGATCTGATGGAGCGGAAGGATTTACTCAATCTAAAGTCAGAGCTTTATTAGCTTTGATTGGACAAGGAGGAAGAAAATCTATGTCCAGACCATTTATTGAAGATGTATCTAATAAGGATTGCAGTATAACTAATTATACATTTATAGGTACAGGATATTCAATTATTAGGACTTTTTTTGCACTCGCAAATGGTTCACCAATTGTATATCTTGGAATTACGAGTACAATTGAATAAATATGAGTACTTTATATCCATCATTTGAAAATTTAACCAATACGCATCCATTTAAAATTTTTTATAATGGCCAAGGGATCAGCATAGAACCTTCGTCTATTCTATATGATTCATATACAGGAACACCAGTGAATATAAAAAATATTGGTAAAAATTTATCTTATACAAAAGATATTTTAAATAATGTTTACTTAGAATGCAATGTGGCTAAAAATGTAACGATTATAAGCGCAGAGATAAAAGTTTCAACCTCATTACCTTCAGATGAAATATCTATCATTGATAATCGGTATAAACTTCTAACAAAAATAATATTTATTGGAGGTTTTTATATTACTACAATAAATGGAATAACATATTTTACTACATCTAATAATATTGTTTATCATTTAATGACAATATTAGGAGGGGCGTCTGTAGGGTTTCAGGCAATAGATGTTGGACGCATGTATGTATGAGTAATATAATTTATTCTCCTTTTGGTTTCTTTCGTTTAGGTCCAATTCCAGACGCTATACCTGATAGTGAAAAGATACAAGGTATAACAGATGAAAATTTAAATATCTATTGGAGCGCAAGGAAATCATTTTCAATGCCTTTAAATAAGTTTTATTTTTTAAAAAATATAGCAACAAATTGGACTTTAAATGTAACTGAAGTTGGTGAATGGACAACTTTTGAGAATGAAGCTTGTCCAAATAATGATACAACAACTACTCCATTATCAACAGATGTTGTAGTATCTTCGCCCGCGTATGAAGATACTATTTTAAATTCATTACCTTTATATCCTGATCTAGAAGCAAATGGTACAAGTATTTATAAAATACAGAATGATGGAATTGATCCGGGCGGTGCAACAGAAAAACAAGTAATTTGTCCCGGACAAGAATATCCTACTAATTTTTACGATTACAATTTAGAATTTTCAAGATCTTTTAGTGTAGCTTTTGGTTTAGGCCTTTCATATCTTGACCCAAATACTTTAACTGTTTGGCCTAACTTAACATTTGGTGGGAACTATATTCGTGCAACTTGGGAAGGTTTAGGAAATTTAGATTCAAGAGTAGGAGAAAATGGGATAAATTTTAATGGAACTGCGAAGATAAAATTTGCTGGATATGATGTCCCCGCAGATTTTGTCGCAGTACAAGCTTTAGATAACAAGAATGGTAATCTATCTATATTTCTAAATTGGCAACCTAACTCTAAGAAACCATTAGCTTAATATTAAATCTTTTTAATTCTTTCTATTAATTCAAATATTTTACTTTTAGGTATATCGGTTACAGCATTAATATTTTCAGCATTATCAATTTTTTCTTTTATTAATTTTTTCTTTAAAATTTCAAAAGTAATTCCCTTATCTTTCATGACTTTTTCAAGTAATGCATGTGGTGAAGTGGGATTTTCTTGAGATGAAACTGCCTCATCAAGCAATTTAGCATCACCAAGCTCTTCTTGAGATACAATATTAATTTTTAAGAAATTACGAACACAACGAACAAATGCTCTATTTTCTGCTATCGCAGCAAGAAAGAATCGAGCAAAAGATTTAGTATTATTTGTTGTGGCATCTGCAAGAGATTCAAATACAATTTCCTTGCCATTTGTTTCATAGTTAGGAATCCAAGTTATCCTACAGCTTGTAGCGAAATAATTTTCTGTGGCGGCAACTACTTTATATTCTACAGTTGTATATCCACGAATTTGAGCTAATTCTTTGATTCCGCCCAAGAGGATTAATAAATCTTTATCTTCTAATTTAGAAACATCTATTTCTTGTGTCTTTTGACGATTAGGCACAAGATACTCCGTCTTTACCATTTTACGCCAATTGATTGTTCCATCATCATTATATATATATTTAATACTTGCATTTTCTAAAAGACCATATTGGTTTCTTGTGATGATATTTGGTGGAACTTGCAAATCTTGCTTTTGTTCTTCAACTGGGATTCCTGAAAATATACTTGGATTTTCTACTAATTCAGAGCTTCCAATAGAAATTGTTTCTTGATTTTGTTTTAATTTTAAACTCATTTTATAAATCTTACTATAGTTTTTATTTCTGGTCAAGTGAAAATATGTAGAAATTATGTAGTTCTTGGTTTAAGAGTTCTTCATTTTTATACTTATTAGAAAGATCTTTTGTAACCCATTGATATTTAGTATTAAATTGACCTTCAGAAGATAGTATTATTCTTGATGATTTATAATAAGTTTTATCATTAAAATTAATTTTATCTGTAGGATAATCTCTTCTGGCAATTAATCCATAATCCATATAATTTAATTTAAATAGATTAAGCTCCTGTTCTGGTAAATAAGATATAAATCCAGCGTTTATTGTATTATTTTTTAACGTTTTAGCGAATGATGGATCATTGTCTTTTTCAATAATATAAACTAATTGAGGTATATTTGTTTTGTATTTTTTCAATAATTGTTCATTTATTGGTTTGTTTGTGAATATAATGCATTTTTTATGTTGAAGATAAAATTCTAATACTTGCTCATTAAAGAAGTAATCCATTCGTACTACAATTGGATCTATAGGTATTTGAGATATATTTAAAGGTTTATCTGGAATTATTTCAAATGTTTTATTTATATATTCTGGTCCAATATATTTTGTTTCTGGAAGATTTTCATATTTAATATTAAGTAATTTAAGAATAGCTTCAGCAATTGCTTCGGGTTTAATATTATTAATACTTTTAGGTATTTCATTTACTGAATATTGGGGCTTTTTATTTAATTTTGGTTCTAGTAAGATCATATCTTCTGGTTTTGTCCAGTATGGTTTTACATTATTAATATTATTATTTGAATATAATGCTACAATTTTTTTGCCATATCCAGAAGCAATATGAGAAGCAAAACTATCCGCGCCAAGGTGCATTAATCCATTTTTTATTATATAAGCAGCTTGAGAAATTTTTGTTTGACCGCATAGATTAATTGTGTTATTAATTGCTTTATCATCTTTTGCGCCAATCTGAACAAGTTGGATATTTTCTTTTTGTAAAAATGGATGAAGAATAGCAATAACTTCATCCCAATAATCATAATTCTTTGATGGATACTTACTAAATGGTTGAAATGATATATATTTTTCTGCAGTTAAGGGGAAATAAGTATCATAGATATATGGTTTACCTATCTTAACGCCGCAAGAAGCTGCATATCTTTCAATTAAATGCATGTTGATCCTTTATATCAAATTGTATATTAGTTTTACCATTATGTAAATAATCAAGAAATCTTTGCGTTCCTGCGTGTGGAAGAAACGCTACTTCAAAATAGCCTTTATGATCACCTACTCCTTCAAGCCAAAGTAATTGATCCATCTGTGGCATATATTGTAATAGTTTATGTATATATGGATTTCCTTGCAAAATTTCAAAGTATTCTGGTTTTGTTGCAACATATAAATTATGGTTAGGATATTGTTTTTTAATATTCTCAAAAAGTGCAGTTGAGATATAAATATCTCCAATGCTCTCTGGCATAACATATAAAATTCTTTTGCCTTCGTCATCTTTATCAAGTAGGTCTACAAAATCAATTTTTTTATTTTTTTGATTCTCTTGAGTAGCAACTTGTCTAAAGTAATTTTCAATATCCTGACGTTTTGCACCTTTTGAAATTTCATTCATCCAGTATTTGTGTCCATCGTCATTATTATCTACATCTTTCATCCTAAGAATATTATGATACATAAATGTTAGCCATTCTGCATCATTTTTAATCTCTGGGATTTGACAAAATGGATTCTTTTCTTCTTCTTGCAAAGAAAAGTCATAGTCTGTAAATGGGCAATTATCAATAAACTCGCTAATTTTTTGACCTACTTTTTCTACAGAGAAATTTTCTATCGTCCACTCTCTTGCTTGTTTGCCCATATCTCTTCTTTTTTGTATTGGTAAATTATAAACTTTATTTAATTGTTTTGCTATAGAGTTTGGTTTTGTAGAAGCCTTAATAAATTCTGTGCCATGTTCTCTATATTCGCTCCATTCTAATTCAAGAGTTCCTGCTCCTTCGGTACACATTTCTTCTCCACAACTATAATTCGTTACTAGGGTGATTAATTCAGTTAGTTTTGCTTCTTGAATTGGTATTTCTTGTCCACCACTTGTAAATGGATGACAATAAACATCCATTAAATTATAAACTTCATTTAATTGTTCTTCAGTAACTCCAATTCCTACATTTGTTGTTAATTGACTCTTTTGACTGCCACAGAATCTACAATCTACATCTTGTCCATGAAAAGGTTTAATTTCATAATTTCCACAATTTTTACATATATATGTAGTTAAAATTTCTCTTAGATCAATATCATATTCTTTAGCTAATTTATGGATATTCCATCCTTCACTCCAATGAGTATGTAATAATAAAAATGTATTTTTAATTTGTGGATTTGATCTCTTCCAAAGAGCATATCCTTCAAGCAGGTTTGGAACACTTTTTCTTAATTGATTTCTAAATACAAATCCAACGATAAATGCATCTAAAGGAATATTAAATTTTTTTCTAAGATTATCTCTTTCTGAATTTTCTAGTCTAAAAAAACTAGATGCCTCAATTGGACCATGCATAGTTTCAACATGATTATGTCCTAATTTATGTAATGCTTGCGTAGCGAAATCACTCCAAATCCAATAATTTTTAATTTTTGGAGCTTTTTCTACTGCTGTAGGTAAAATTGGAAGTGAATCTAAAGTAGTCCAAAGCACAGATGAAATTTTATTAAACCACTTTTTATCAATAGCAAAATCAATTCCCCAAATATCTTGAACTGCAATATAAACATCTGGTTTTTCTTCTTGAATGATTCTATCCAAGTAATGCGCGCCATAACTTGCTAATCTAGCTACATTAGGATCTTTATTTAACTGTTCGATCTCTTGCGGATTATCTGGTAATGAACCTACTGATTTCCAAGGAGTTTTTTTAAGTTCTGGATTTGAATACTGCATCCCGCAACAATAATGAACAATATCATATTTACCTGTCTTATAAAGAAAAGTTAAAAGCGCTTTTGCTGCTCTACCAAATCCAGTTTTGGCAAGAGCAAAATCAGATTGATAAACTATTTTCTTTTTTCGAGACACAATTACCAAAGTTCGCCATCTTCTTCGGCGCTATTTTTATTTGATACTTGATTCTGTTTTGAATTTTTAATCTTTTTAATTGCTTCTACTTCTTGTGATTTGAAGATAGAATGCAATGAATGAGTTAAAAATTCTTTCAAAAGTCTAGCTTCGTTAAAATAAAAACCAAGCAAAAATGATTGCTTATTTTCGATATTATCTTTTTGTTCTTTATGAACGCTATAAGAAAAGCCAACTTGCTTATCATCTTTAATATAAGGTGCAAATTTAATTTTAGTTATTTGTTTATCTGAAGAATGATATGCAGAAAACTCAGTATTTTTATCGAGAGTTTCTAGTAGACCTGCAACTTCTGTTTGTGAAAACTTAATCCTTGCACTTTTTTGTGGATTATCTTTATTATCAGAGAATGAGCCAGTTTTTGTAGATTCATTCCAAGAACTTTGCTTAATTAATGAACTCCATACTGATCCTTCTTTTGAATTTACGCTGAAACTACAAGCTGTACCTGTATTTTTACTATTTGGTTTATAAAATGATATCATATAAGTATATTATTCTTTATTATTATTGTTGTCAATTATTTTCTTTAAATCATTTAATTTCATATAGATTTGTTGATCTTGAATTGCTACTAGATCACCGAATATACAATCATCTCTTTTTAACCCTTTTACTATAACAATATTACCTTCTTCAAAATTCTTGTTATTTAATAATTTATTGTTTTCAATATTGTCATTAAATATTAAAACATTAATATATCCTGTTTCATCTGATATTTTTAAACGGACATATCTTGTTTTCTTTTCATTCTTGGATACACCAGAAAATACTTCATCAATTTGACCAACAAATGCTATTTTAGTATTTATTGGAATATCTGTAATATCTGAAACATAATTTAAATTTTCTCTTTTTTCAGAAAAGATTTCTTTAAGAGATTTATTATATGTATATCCTAGAAGCTTCTTTTCATAATACCAATTAGCGAAACTTTCACTTTTACTATTTTGATTATAGATTTTTAAATATGGATCATATTTATTCTTAATTGTCTTTAATCTATTATCTTTAATGACAGTATGATTCTTTTCATCAGTAAATTGATTAAGATGTTTAATAATTTTAATTAAATCATAATCAAATTTTTCAGCAAATGAAATTGCATATCTTTTTTCTTTAGATGTAAGAATATTCCAGAGTTGAGCTTCTAATACAATCTTTGATCTAGACTGACTAAATCCACTTAATGCGCCCGCTTGAATTAATGCGGACAATACTCCGATGTTAAGATCTGCTTCTTCTGCGGCTTGAAATATTTCAAATTTATTAGAATATTTGTTCCTAAAGCTATTTAATTTTTCTATTGATTTATCGGAAATTCCTTTAATAGATAGTAAACCAAAACGAATGTTTGTATCTTCTGTTGAAAAGTCCATGTCTGATTTAATAATATGAGGTGGTAAAAGTTCAATTTTAAATTCATGCATCTCTTTTTGGATTTTAGATATTTCACCAATTGGATCTGGCTCATTTCTACTCATTTTTAATAAGGATAAAAAGAATTGTTGAGGATAATTAAACTTAAGATAAATTGTAACTGCGGCTAAAGCTGCGTATGCAAGTGAATGAGATTTATTAAATGAATAATTCGCAGAGTCTTCCATAATCTTCCATAGAATATCTCCGACTTCTTTTGGTAATTTACTTTGTTTTATCTTTGCATCAATTTTCTTTTGCCATGCTTTAATTTCTTCAATCTTTTTCTTACCTACAATTCTTCTTAAGATTTCTGCTTCATCGAGAGTAAATCCAATCTTGTGCGCCATTTGCATCAACTGCTCTTGATAAAGTGCGACTCCACCAGTTTGTTTTAAGATCTCATCAAAGAATGGATGAATACTTTCGTATTCTCCTGTATTTGTGTATCTTGCATATTTATCTACGAATTGAAGTGCTCCCGGTCTAGCTAGAGCAAGAACGCCACTAAGTTCTTCTAGATTCTTTGGTTTTACTTTTTGACATACTTTAAAATTTGTATCTGCTTCAATTTGAAATAATCCATGTGGAGTTTTTAGATCTTGAAGATTTCTGTAGATTGATTCGTCATTTAGATTAATATCTTCAACTTTTATTCCTATATTTTTACATACGTCATGTACGACAGAGACGCTTCTTAAGCCTAGAATATCTAGTTTAATATTAAATAAACTTACCCAATTCATATCAAAACTTGAAACAGGCTCTTTATCAGAAGAAAATTCTGTTGGACATACTTTCTCTAAATCATCATATGAAAGTAATACTCCAGATGGATGTACGCCTTTATTTTTAATTAAATCTCTAAGTTTTAAAGCTATCTCATAAACCTCTTTGTTTTCATCACACCATTCTTGGAATTTAGATATTTCTTTATAAGCAGTTGTAATATCTTTAACTTGTCCGAATACTTTTGGAATTAAAGAAGATATTGTAGTCATTTCCTCTTCAGTTTTTTCGCCTACGATTTTACCGCATTCTTTTATAAGTAATTTTCCGCTAAGAGTATTAAGAGTTAAGATTTTACTTGTTTTACCTTTAAATTTATTTTCAAGATATTCCAATACTTTATGACGATTGTAATAACAAATGTCAAGATCTACGTCACACATTAAACTACCATCCAAATAGGTTATCCCATTAACAACTTGCTTTTTAGCTCGAATCTTGGATATAAATCTTTCAAAATAAAGGTTATATTTAACTGGATCAATTCTTGTTACGCCAATGAGATAAAGGATTAAAGATCCTGCAGCAGAACCTCTACCTAAACCAACAGGAATATTACTTGTTTTACAAAAATTAATAACATCCCAAACAAGTAGTACATAATCAATAAAGCCTAATTCTTTTAATGTTTCTAACTCATATTTTGCGCGATCTACATATTTTTTATATTCTGGTAGACTTTTATCTATTTTTAGATCTTTAAATCCATTTAGAGCTAATGCTCTAAGGAAATCATAATTTGAAACATCTTCGCTAAGGTTAAGATGTCGTTTTGTTGAAGATTCAATGTTAAATTCTGGAAGTCTTACGCCATGTAAGCCTAAATCTAAATCTTGAAATTTAGAGGAAAACTTTTTATCTTCTAAAATATTATTCAAATTTTCCTTCATCTTCTAACCTATCTATCTCTTTACTAAATTGATTTAATCCATGAGTTAATATCCTCATTGAGTTTTTATCTTTTAAGCAATAAAACACATCTGCTTTTCCAGTCTTTTTACCTTTTTGTATTGTAATTAAAAGATATTCTATATTAGAATCATCTAATTTTTGAACCATATCATAAATATCATCTAATGATGCCATATTATACCTCTACTTGCCATTTCAATTTATTCCATACTTTTAAATTTAAGTCAAGATCATTAATTGCATCGTGCAGTTTATCATAATCATGTTCAATTCCATTTTCTTTACCTAGTGCAGTTAATGAACTTTTTACATTTTTCTTTCTTGTATGATATATTTTATATTGATATTCAATTAGACTTTCTTTTGGATTATATTGTGTTCCATATTTAATTCCACGAGCAATAGCATTTGTATCAATAAATTTATTTACTAAATGATGCCAATTGCAACCCATATATTTATAATATTCTTTTATTAAGTAAATATCAAAACCTAAAGTATTATGGCCGATAATATAATCTGCATGATCTAGCCAATCTTTAATTGTTGGAAATAATTCTTTAGGATCTTGGCCTTCTTTTTGCACTTTCTTATGATCATATCTAGTAATTCTCGCAGCGTCTTGACTTATCTTTAATTCTGTTTGCCATTTAATATAAAAGTTTTTTTCATCAATTTTTTTATCACCTTGCACTTTGATCATTGCAATTTGCCAAGGAAGATTGTGGCAAAAATTTAAACAAAGATTGAATGTCTCACAATCTATAAAAACTAGCGTTTTCTTTTTGTCGTATCTTAAGAGATGCTCGTCCATTATTTTGCTCCTAAATAACTCTCAAAAGAAAATTCATTACTGGACATATGTTCTAGTTCTGGTTTATTTAAAATACTTCTATTATTAATGCATCTGAATGTTAAGTATGTTTTAAAATCTTTTCTTTTATTATAATAGATACTTTTAACTTTGTAAACCTCAAGTTCATTTTCTTTTGCATATTTTTGCATTTTATCTTTGATAATTAAATCAAATGGTAAATCATTATCTTCAATAAATATAACTGGTTTTGTGAAATTAAATTGAGGTATACAGATTGAATTTCTTAAAGTATTATTAAATATAAATGAATCATAGAATGGTATTGCTAATATTAGATCATCACTCCAGTTTTTACTTAAAGTATCATAGTCTAATCTTGGCTCATAATAGAATCCTGTTTTTGCGGCAATACTGAATAATTTTGTTAAAAGTTCGTGGCCTTTTTTGTTTTTAAAGAATATAATAATTTTAGAGTTCTTTTGTCTAGATTCTTCAGTTTTATCATTAATAGATTCTGTAATTGATACTCTTAATCCATAATTTAATTTGATATTATTTAATTTAGTATTAGTATATGCTTCTAGAAAAGAAGACATATTATCTTCTACAAGATAAATTTCTTTAAGATTATTCTCTTTTGCTATTTGAATAATTGAATCTGGATAATCGTCTGCTGCATCTTTATTTTCAATAGTTAAGATTGATCTGCCCAAAGAATAGTGCGACTTAAACAATGGTATCATTTTATTTAGTATAGCTGAAGTTTTATATGTAATCAATCTAAAAATTCGTCTTGTTTTTTATCTAAAAATTCGTCTTGTTTTTTATCTAAAAATTCATCTTTTGTTATATTATTGAACTTTGGGCAACCCATATATTTTCTTTTTTGAATTTCAAATCCTTTAATATCTTTAAATTTACCATCTAGACTAGTCTCAATAATATCACCTTTATCATTTAATTTTACATAATATTCATAGGAATCTCTGTATGGACATCTCCAGTTACCTACTCCGCACATCCATTTACTCTTATCATTATCTATAGCAAAATTAGCTTTGGCCGCATTTTCATCAAATTTATTGATATAGTCATTTATATGTTCTAGATAGTATTCAAATCCTTTGATTTGATCTTCGGTGAACTCAAGTTCTTGTATAGGTTGTTTTGGAAATCTTAAGAATAAGAAGCGCACAATAGGTTTAAGTTTAGGCCATAATTTTTTACTAGCTAAACTATACATCATAGCTTGAATATTAGCTTCAAGGTCATCTCCCCTAAATTTAGCCTTGGAGCTTTTATAGTCAATTATAACCATTTTGTTTTTTGATTTAATAGGCTTATCAATAAAGCCCTTAATATGATATTTAGGGTTATCATTCTTAATTTCAAAGGCATATTCTGGAGAAACAATCTCACCATCTTTCTCACCAAAAAAGTCATGTTTTAGACCAACCATAATCATCTGATCTAAAATATCAAAGTTCGACTCATCTAGTCCAACTTTAGCTTTTAATTTTTTGACTAATTTTGTAATTGCTTTACTACCTTTAATAGAATTCTTTTTTATGATTTTAGTATAATGCGATTTGTGTTTTGGATTTAAGAGAAGTTCAAAAATAGTATGGCAAATAACACCTCTAGCCGCGCCATCATTTTGAGTTTGAGGAACTTTAGTATGATAGTTATTCCAATAAACCCAAGAGCAAGTCTCAAGAGTTTTAATTCTAGAAGCAGATAATACTTTTAAAGATTTGCTTTCCATTGTAAAATTTCTTCTTTAGTCATTTCACCAAAATCTTTTTTTGTTGGTAGAGATATTTTTAGTTGCTTATCGTCAAAATATCTTTTAAGTCTGGCGTAAGTTTTTTCTGCTGCAATATTACCTGCATTATTTTTATTAGAATCATTATTTAAACTTATATAGATTTTTTTCATATCAGTTTTTAAACAATAATTTAAAATTGATAAACTAAGATTTGTACCAAATGTAACTAAAACATTTCTAATTCCAGCTTGATATAAACTTAACATATCGCCAATACTTTCAACAAGTATTATCTCTTTCTGCTTTTCTATTTCATTTGAGTTTAAAAATAATGGATAAAGAAAATCATTCTTTTCTCCTAAATGCTTCCATTTTATTTTAGAAATTGCAGTAATATCTCTGCCAGAAAATCCTATAATATTCTTTTTAGTATCAAATATTGGGAAAACATATCTATTCTTCATCTTTCCTGCTTTTGCAACCCCACCTTTAAAATCTAATAAGGTTTGATTATCTACTCCTCTTTTATTCCAATATTTATTGTCTTGATCTAAATTGTTTAAAAGATCAATATCAAATTTCTTTGTAGATTTTAATAATGGTTTTGTTGGTTCAAAAGCACGATTAAATGAGAAATTTTTATCTTTAAGCCATTCTTTTGCTTTCTCTGGATTCTCTAGTTTAAGAGTCATGCTAACCAAAGAATTAAAATCTCCACTAATATTTTCTTTAAAATCAAACCAATGTCCTGAGTCTTTATATATTTTTAATACAGTATCATTATCACTTTCCCTGTATAAGGGTTTAGTTCTATATTCTTTACCATAATCTTTTAATTTATATCCTAAGTCCGTTAGGATTTGATAAACATTTACTTGTTCCATTCTAAAGCCTCACTTATTGTAGGAAATTCCTTAATAAATATTTTTTTACATCTTTCCGCGATTTCTCTATGTTCTTTTTGAGTATTTTGTTCGGTTCTTAATTCGATATAATGAATCCAGCTTCTTAATGAACCTTTCATATACATAGTTGTTTGTGTTGTTAATGGTAATATCATTCTGGCGACTTCTTTTGCAACACCATTCTCTATCATCGTTTCATAACAATGCTGTGACAAAGATAATGATTCTACTAGTAATTCATTTACTTTATCGTAAGCATCTGTACCTATTGGCATTAACTTTTCGCCAACCTGTCTGTTTTTATCTCCCTGCAAACGAAGTTCAATATCTTCAAACTCATTTGCAATACTATATCTTTGAGAGTTATGTGCTAAAATTTTATTAGCTATATAATTATGGCTATTATGATATACCTCCATGTCATACGTGTCTTCTTTTCCTAAATATTCTATCTTTTCAATTAAAACATATTTAATTGATAAAGTATTTCCCCCGCTAAGAAGCCTGTATTCTTTTGGATCGCCATTAATATTATGTTTTTTATCATGACAATTAGAGCATAAAACTTGAATATTATCATAATTATATGCTTTTGTTTTGTCTTTATATACCGGTATTATATGGTCAAGCTCTAGTTTTGAGTTTGATTCACAAATATTACATTTATAATTAAATTCTTGTAATTTTTGTTTTCTTATTTTTTGACACCAATCTGCAATTTTTAATCGTTCTGATCTATCACATCCACCTTTCCAAAAATTACATTTTTCTTTACTTCTAGCTTTTCTTATAGCTTCTTTATGTTTTTCAGAAACAATTAAATTAGTTTTATATCCAAATTTATCTTTATTCCAAATAGGAAAACATATTGCCACTTCTTTTTTAGTAAAATTTAATTTATGTTTAGTTAGCCATTTTCTTATAGTATGATAAGAACAATTTGCTTTCTGTGATATATATTTTAAACCTAATTTATTAATTAGGGCTTCTTGTTTTGATTGACGCATCCATTCGTAATTTTGATAACAAGGAATACCATTAACAGCAATATATCCTTGTTTTGTCATAGCATGATGTTTAGTATCTAAACCGATTATATCTTCTAAACTCCTAAATCCAGAATCTGTATAAAATTTATGTTCTTTTGTGCATTTTATTTCTTTACCATCTGATAAAGTAATTTTATATACAGGTTTTTTACCAGTATAAAAAACTTCTTTTATTTTTGATGTCGTAAATTCTTTTCTATTTTCATCATAAACTCTAACTAATATATTTTTATAATTTTTCCATTTTTGTCTTTTAAATAATTTTTCAATAGGAATATAATTAGGTAATTTATTAGAAGGAATAATACATGTTATCAATGAATCGCCAGATATACAAAATTCTTGAAAACTAAATGATCTATGCCTAAGAATCTGCGCAGCAATACCACGACTAGTCTTAATTTCAACGCACATATCTACTAGTTCAAATGGACTCCAATGCTTATGTTTTATTAAAAACTTTAAAAGTTTTGGCGCAGTCTCTGTATTCATCTGATTAGATGGATTGCTAACTCTAGCGCAAAATGCTACAAGATCTTCTGCATTTTTAATTCCTTTAATTTCTGGTTTTGTAATTGAGATTAATTCTACATTCATAGCAATTCTCCATCATTTCTATTTTGATCGGTGAGTTCATATTGCTCTCTTTGTCTTTCTGCAACATCTCTGAGTGAACCACGCTCTTCAATATTAAAATTTGTAACTTGATAATTTAAATAGTTTTGCGCCCATACTTCTTTTCCCGCAGAATCTAATCTTCTAACTAGATCTTGGTGTCCAGCCGCATCTTTACCTTGGAATCTTGTTTTTGTTGGAATTAATTTGTGCGTTCCAAATGCTTGTCCATCAAGCGTAACTTCATCAAGAGTTTTCCTTCTAAAGATGGCTACGAATGACGCAAACCATTGAAGTCTATCGGAGAGTGAAATTACAGAACTATCATCAACTACATTATTAGAATTTCTATTAAAATTTTCGCCTGTTCTATTTAATTGCATTGCAGTAATAATTGGACAATGTATTTCTTCTGATATTCTTTTTAGTTTATCAATCTTTTCTCCAATAGCTTGATGTTCTGCCCAATTTTGACCAACTTTTTCTCCAGTTAGTTTGATATAGTCATAAGCAATCATAGCTTGATTTCCACGACCAACCTTTGAGAGATACCATCTACGAATGATAGAGCAAACTTGATCAATATTTTTATTTCCTACATGATAATGAAAATATTCATATGTTTTTACTTTTGCCCAAGCCGCACGAACTTTTTTGGTCATCTCTTCGTTTTTACGCCAATTTCCTGTTTCCAAATACCATACTGGTACATCAGTTAGCGATGCAACCATTCTTAATTGGATATCTACAGTTTGCATTTCCGTATCTAAAATTAAAGTTTTGGTTTTATTCTTAGGATTGATAGAAGTTTTAAAACAGATATCATTTAACCATGTACTATTGTGAGTCGTTATTAAAGCTTTACCAGCTAAAAATAAATGAGATGGATGATCTACTTGTAAACATACAGTATTTCCCACGCCATATTTTTCTATAGATAAATATCTATGATTATATTTTTTACTATTAATACAATTTTTTCGTTTTCTTGGTAATTTAGCAGCATATTGATAATAAAATCTTATTCTATATTTTTTACCACAAAATTTATTATATAAAAAGGAATCAGATTCATACATAGACGCTTTAATACCCAAAGAATGTATTAAGAATAAAACATCTTCCGCAAGTTTTTTATTTGTATTACAAAATTCAACTTGACCATCTGGTGCTACGTATCCATCCGTATCAATTAAGCCTTGGAGTAAAGCTCTTCTTTGTTTTATAGATCCCATTAAATATATTTGAGGTATATGTTTATTATTGAATATATTTAAATATTTTATATATGATGTAAATATATTCTTTTTATTATTAGAGCATAATCTATATCCATATCTTGAATATTTTTTGCATTTCAAACCAATTTTTTTTCCAAAAATTTTCCATTTATTAATTATAAATGCATCATTTGATGTTAATACACTTGAGTTACTATTGCCGTCACCTAGCCAAGCTCCTAATATATATGGATCAATTAACAATCTTTGTTGAGTTAATTGAATAGGTTTATAATTAGGAATTTTGGGCTTTTTATTAAACTTATTTTCAAAAAGATATTTCGTTGTTAAAGTTTTCCATTTATAATCACTTCTTTGTTGAACTGTCCATTCATGATTTTCATCTGCTAAAATATATTGATTATCATCTGTAGATACTTTATAAATTTGTCTATTTTCCCATTTTCTTACTCCTAGTACTTTTGTAGGTTTGCCATCTATAGAAAATACATAATCTCCAACTTTTATATCTTTTATTTTTAAAAATCCATTTGGTGTTAAAATAATAGTATTTTCTTCTAAAGCTTTACCTTGCCCCGGTCTACTAGCAATTGCATAAATATTACTATTTTTTAAACCACCATACATTCTATTAAATTCAGAATATGGCGTAATCAATCCTGTATCTTCTTTTGGAGAATTACCAATTTCTTCAATAAGGTCTTCTACTTCAGAAAAAATATTAACTGGCATATCATTTTCTGAATATGCTGAAATCTTCTTATTATATATCTGATCTATTTTGCCAATGATATCGTCAATTGAATCTTCTGAATTTTTATTAACATATTCTTTTAATTTATCTGCTGTTTGAGATATTTCTCTACGGATTCTTAATTTGATTAATTCTTTACAAGCATTTAAAGTAGCTTCTTCTGTGATCTGTGAAAAACTTAAATTATCAATATAGTCAAAAATATTAATTTCATCTTTAAATGATATACCTAGATTCTTGATCTTTTCAGCTAATAGAATCTTATCTACATTTTCGCCTTTATGTTTAATATTTTTAAATACAGTATATATTGACGAATGAACGTCATTATAAAAATCGTTCTCGGTTAAAAATACATCAATATCAGCAAACAAATCTTGATGTTTTAACAGCCCGCTTAATACATGTCTTTCTACTTGTAGTGAATATATCATTCAGTAATACATGATACCAGAGTAAAAATTAAAAGTCAAGTGTTTTAATTTTCTTCTTCTGGAGAATCTAAATCGTCATCTTCTGAACTTTTTCTTGCAATTAAATCTGTGGTAGCTTCTAAATTGAGTTGATCTATACTTTGACTCCAAGTATTTACATAATATAAAAGAGCCATAGCATTTATTTGATTATCAAATTTTGTGAAAACTTGAGGTTCACCTTTACTTGAAAAGTTAAATAAAATATATCCGCCAAAACTGCATTCGTCAATTTGCTTTAACAAAGATTCTGGAAAATTAAATTTTTTCTTATTAGTCACTACCATTTTTTACACTTAAATAATAAGAATTCCGCATTTTTCTTCTATATATTGTGGTGACAAATTTTTTAAATCATTTTCATACAATTCCAAGAATTTAAATCCATTTAATTCAAGCCATTTTTCTTTTTTTACATCTCTTTTTATACTATTTAAATATTTTAATCTAGAGTTATCATGAAAAAATTTATTAAATGATTCATGTTGATCGCCTTGTATCTCAACAGCAATCTTTTTTGTTGCATTTAATATATCTACTTTAAGCATTGTTCCATAAACAGGAAATTCTTCATATACAATATGATTTTTCCAATAAGGATGAAAAAATTGCTTAAATTTAAATTGTAATTTACTGCGACTTTTACCTTCCCAATTTATTAGATTATTTCTTACATTTTTATTAACGAGCTTGCCGTTAATATTTAACAATCTCATGATGCAAGCGTCTTAATAAATTTATCGTAAAAATAATCTGTAATTTGTTTATTTTCTTCTAGGTATAATCTTAGATTATCTATCCCTTGATGTTGCTTTTTAAGTTCAATATTTGATTTTTTAAGTTCTTCTATGATTTCATCTGAGAAAGTAACCCATGCGCCTTTTGCTGTTGCAAATTCCCAAGATAAAATTTGATCTATAACTTCATATTCTTTCCAAACAGATGAACCTTCTTTTCTGCCATATTTAATTGGATATTGAACTTTAGAATTGGTTGATTCATTTGTTGATTTTTTAATACCAATTTTTACATTATGTCCAATAATTTTATTTTTAATTGGATCGTATTTTTCATTTGGTTTTTCAAGAATAAGATCTTTATTGTAACGAGGTTCAAATTCAAGAATCCAATTAGCAAAATGCAATAATGCATTACCGCCAGTAGCGGTTGTTTGTCTTACTTCTTTATTTGCTGCATATGGATCAAGTTTAATATCAGAACGCACTTGGCTAATAAAAATTGCCATATGACCGCGTTTAGAAAGAGCAAGAGAAATTTTCTTCATAAGCATTGAAGAGATGACTGCTCCACCTGCGACTTTAGTTGCTTCACTCAAAGTTTTCTCTTTATCGCCTTTGGTAATAAGTCCATCAACTGAATCAAGAATAAAGATATACCTTTTATTTTCATCATTTGATTGAATTAGATCTTTCATTAATTCAGAAACTGTTTCAAAAATATTGCATTCAAATACAAAGCAAGTTCCGTCTACCCAATCCTTGGGATCTGTAACAAATTTCATTCCTGATCTTTCTTTGATTTCTTTGCTAAGACGACCCTCGGCTTTAAAAAGCAGCGCTCTAGAATTATCTACTGTTTTCAAAAAGTTCTTTGCTACTTCTAATGCTTCTGAAGTTTTGCCGCCTTCATTCATTCCGATAAATCTATGCAAACCGGGACAAAGACCGCCGCTAGTAGCAATATCTAGATTTAAACTACCCGTAGAAACTTTATAATAAATCTCATCTTCAAAATTATAATGGTCTTCTTTATTATCTTTTAAAAATGACAATAATCTATCTGATGCACTTGGGCCAGTAGATTGAACGATTTCTTCTTTAGGTTTTCTTCCCATATCTTATAAATTCTAGCAGGCTTTTAGGTTTTTTGCAAATGTTTTTATCTTCTTCTATTTTATTTTCTTGTAATTTAATTATATTTTGATTTAAATTTAAATTAAATAGTTCATATTCTTTTAAAAGAAAAGCTTTGCCTTCTGCTTTTAGAAACCAAGCAAGTGATGGAGGCGGACTTCCTAATTCTTGAAGATTATCCCAAAAATCAAATGAATTAAACTTTTTTACTAATTTTTGCGCTATTTTAATTTCTCTTGGCCAATTTACTTGGCCTTTTATATATTTTTTAACTATTAATTGACAAAGCTTATGATTGATGGTTTTCAATATCTGACTTTACCATCTTTTCAATAAGATTGTCAAATGAAATTTTTGGTATCCATCTTAATTCAGTTCTTGCTTCGGTTGAATCTCCAAGCAATAAATCAACTTCTGCTGGTCTATAAAATTTAGGATTAATTCTAATAATTTCTATATCTTTATTATTAATATTAGCTATAAATTTTTCATTATGTTTTTCGCCAATCCAATGACCATTAATTCCAGCGTATCCAAATGCTTTTTCTGCAAATTCTCTAATAGAGTGAGTCTCATTAGATGATAAAATAAATTCTTTAGGTTTATCTTGATTCATCATAAGCCAAATACCTTCAATAAAATCTTGAGCATGGCTCCAATCTCTTTTTGCGTCAAGGTTACCAAGTTCTAATGGCAAAAATTCTTGATTATTTTTAATTGCATGATAAATTCTTGCAACATTTTTTGTAATTTTTCTTGTAACAAATTCTTCGCCTCTTCTTTCGCTTTCATGATTATAGAGAATAGAATGAATTGCAAAAAGATTATATGAATCTCTATAAACTTTTGTGATGTGTCTAGCTGCGGCTTTGGCTGCTCCATAAGGGCTTCTTGGCCTTATAGGATGATTTAAATTTTGAGGACTATAAATTACATCGCCCATTTCTTCGCTAGAACCAGCAGAATAAAATCTAGAATGTGGTGCATATTTTCTAATAGCTTCAAGACATCTTAAAGCCCCTAAAGCAGTTGCATCAAATGTTTGAAGTGGAAGTTGCCAACTACTTCCTACAAATGATTGAGCAGCAAAATTAATAAAATAATCTGGTCTAATATCTTTTACAATTTCATCTATAGAATTACTATCAGATAGATCTGCGGTAATTAATTTAAACATTTGATTATTTAAATTATGTTGAATATTTTTAAGGTTTGGATTAGAACTTCTTCTTACAACTCCATATATTTCATAATTTGTATTTTTTAATAGAAAATCAACCAAATATGATCCATCTTGACCTGTAACTCCTGTAATTATAACTTTTTTCATGCTTATTATATATTTTAGTTATTTATATTTATTTTATAAATTATTTATTTTTTCCCAATCTATAAATGGGGGAAGAAATGGATGAACTACATGACAACTTAAAGATTTGATTGGTGTCCAAAATTCAGTATTATACTTTTGTTTTAATTCATTACATAATGAACCATCTGAGTATCCAGTTTTCCAATAAGGATCAAAATCTCGATTAAAAGTATTTACAGGCATCATACTAGAAGTTAAGCAGTTAGGAACAGATCGCCAATGACAATAATTACTTAATCTAATCTTTGAAGTTAAGTCTTTATACATCCCAAGATTTGTGCCCCAAGGATCAATAGTTTCTTTTTCATCTATAAAATAATATTTATCACCATAATCGCAAGGACATAACCAAAAATTTTCATGATTAATAAAATTTTCAATATAATCTTTACTTATTTCTGCCCAATAAGGCACATGAAGAAAATCATCATCTGTTATATAAATTAATTCATCAGATGGTAAATTATCATTTTTTATAACTTCTGCGGCTGCGGCAATGCTTCTGCTCCAAGCAATATCCTCGCTAGTTTTATTAAGCCATTTTTCTCGGTTAGTATTAATAAATTTAACATTAAATTTGGCATGATTTTCATATTTTTTTATAAAATATTTATCGTAATCTTCTTCTTTTTCAAATATAATATTTAAATTACAAAGATTTCCATTTGTAGTTTTTAATAAATTTACAAAAGTTTTTTCGTAATCAAACCATTTTGGTCTTAATGGGTTAATTTTATTGCGACTAAAGTGACGATTATAAATATTTATTTTTTTATATTTCATGTTTTCATCTTCATAAAATGGCTATCATTCTCATCTTTTAAGGCTAATTGATAATTATTTTTCCACATCCAAAATAAAATTTTATTTATATTTTTATTTGGTGTTGGTAATCCATCTGCGGCAATTGTGCTTGTTTCAATTACTATTTGATTTGGTCTACTAATAAGTTTTTCTAAAACAAACCATTCGCACCCTTCTGTATCTATTAATAATACATCGATATCTCCTTTATCAAATTTATCTATTGTTTCGGATTTAATGTTTATTTTTGACGCATTTTTTATGGCATCAGAATCAAAACCTTGATGCAATATCACCGGAGATATAATCCCATTAATATAAGAACAGTTGCCCATTAATGATATTTCTTCTTCTCCAGATTTATCTGTTATTGCTATATTATATACATAAACATTTTTATACTCTTTTGTTTGATCTATTAAATCTTTATATAAGATTGGATTTGGTTCAAATAAATGGCATTCTATATCAGAACCCCAAAATCTTTTAGTTCTACAAGTATATGCCTCACCAACTCCTATTTCGAATATTTTTTTTATTTGCATAATTTATTTAAAGTTTCTTCTAAGGAATATTTTGGTTTAAAATGTAAAGATTGTAATTTAGATGTATCCATCCAGAAATTTTTAGTTTGAACTTGTTGATGAAATTTTGGCGTTTCTATCATTTTGATGATGCTTTTAGAATTTAATCTATTTTTACAATAATCAATAATATCTATTAATTTTGTGCTTTTTGTATCTCCAATATTATATATTTCATTACTTTTTCCTTTTTCAATTATTAATTTAATTGCCTTGCAGACATCTTCTACATTTAAATAATTTCTATAATTATCTCCTTCATAAATATTGATTTCTTCGTGTTTTTTTAATTTATCTATTAGAAATTCTAGAGCATTCTTTTTGGCTGTAGCTTTTTGATCTCCACCGATAACATTACAAAGTCTTAATATTTTATATTTAATATTATTTGTTTCACAATAAGATTCTGTTAATTGTTCTTGAGTATATTTAGTTATAGAATAAAAACCTTTCGGATTGCAATAATCAATCTCTTTATTAATTTCACAATTATTTTTTCCATAAACAAACCAACTAGATATTAAATTAAAATTATAACTAGAATCAATATTTTTAAATAATTCTGTTAGTAATGTTAAATTCGTTTTTACATCTAAAGAAGGATCTGAAAAAACATTATAATTAGAATTTGTTGCCCTAAAATAAAGAATATCTTTATTTTCTGATTTAATTGAAGATCTATCTTCAGAAAAAGATTCTTTTGAATACAATTCTATCCACTTTTTACCAATAAAACCTGTAGAGCCAAAAACGCTAATTTTATTCATATTGTTTTATTTTTTCTTCTATATAATTAATATTTTTATCGTCAATAGTTGGAGCGCACCCAATAAAAAATACTAAATCTAAAACTTTATTTGATTCTGGATATTTTTTATAATCGTCTAAATGCTTATATCCTTTATGCATTAAAAGATTTCCCGCAAAATAATTTCTTGTTTGAATTCCGTTATTTTCTAAATAATTTACCAATTTTATTTTTTCCTCTTTTGATTTACATATAAGAGGAACACCGAACGGAACCCAATCAGTTTTATTAAAAATGCTTACACTTCTTACAAAATTTAAATTTTCTTTAAAAATTGAAAGTATTTTATCAAGATTATGTTTTCTTTTTTTACAAATAAAATCAAGCTTTTTAAGTTGTTCAATTCCAATTGCCCCTTGCAAATCCAATGGTTTTAAATTATACCCAATTCTATTAAATACATACTTATGATCTATAATTGTTTCTGGAAAATCTGTAAGCCAATTAGAAAATCTTTTTCCGCAAGAACCATTTGCTAATAAATTACAAGTACCTACGCAGTAGCAATCACGGCCCCAAGTTCCATAACTTCGGGCTAACTGGATGATTTCTTCATTATTAGATGAAACCATTCCTCCTTCTAAAGTGGTAATTTCGTGTGCAGGATAAAATGAACAAGATGACGCCTCTGCATATTCATTCAAATATTTATTATTCCATTTTGATCCCAAAGAATCACAATTATCTAAAAGTAATTTTATATTGTAAGATTTGATGATATTAAGTAACTTGTCCATGTCGGGTGGATTACCTAATACTGGAGATAAAAAGGTTGCTACCGTTTTATTTGTTATTTTTTCTTCTATTTTAGAGATATCGTAATTTAATGTATTCCATTCAATATCAACAAATATTGGCTTTAGCCCATTTTGGATAATAGCTGAAACAGTTGTTGGAAATCCTACTGCTGATACTATAATCTCATCTCCATCTTTCCATTTATAGTATTCTTTACAAGCAGCAACTAGTAATAGATTAGCTGAAGAACCCGAATTAGTAAAGAATGAAGACTTTTGATTTATTGCTTTGCTGAATTGTCTTTCAAATTGAGCACAAACTTCTCCACTAGATGACCATTTACCAAATAATAAGGTTTCTATTGCTGCTACAATTTCGTTATCATCAAAAAATGCGCCAGAATAGTATACTTTATTATCTGGTGCATTTAAATTATGACAGAACTTAGGCAATCTACCATATTCTTCTTGTAACTTATTTATAAAATCTTTAATTTTTTGTCTGTGTTCGCTCATTTTATATTTAAATAAAAATCTCTATAGTTTTGAAATTCATTTATCTTCTTGGGATAATGAAATCCAAAGCTTAATTTGTTATTATACTCATTTAATGTTATTGGGTCAAGTGAAAATTGCATGCATTGTTGAATATTTGCTACTGAACCCTGTTCAAAAATACCATTTATAATGTGACTATAAAATAAATCTTCTGCTACTCTTGTTCCATTTGTGCCCTGTTCTCTTATTATTGATCTCGAATATCGTTTACTTGCTTCTTCACAAGCATATCTTGATCTAAAACTAAATCCTCCATTACCACATCGAATACTAGGAAATCCCATGCTTTGCCAATTTCCATTATTATTAATTTCAATGCTTGGGCTATGACACCAAGCAGAACCAATATATTTTAATTTATTATTTAATACAAAACTTTCCCAGCCATTTTTAATTAAAAAACCATCTGGATGAAAAAAAAGTAAGTTTTCAAATCCTTTAGGAAGATATTCCCAAATATCTTTAATCATAAATTGAGAATATTTATCATGACTATCTTGTATTGGTATTTTGATATGTTCTACCCTAGCATTTTTATATCTTGAATCATTATTTAATAAATTATCTGAATTAGGACTAAATATAAAAATAGGATAATTATATTCAGAAAAATTTTTAAAACTATGTACGACAGAAAAATCTTCTACAGCATTTATATTTCTATTTCTACCTTCAAAATAAATACCGCAAAAATTGTCTGATTTTTGTTTAATATCTAAATTTGAAGTTAATGTATCAAAACAAATTTTGCCAAGAATTTCTAGATCCTCTTGATTTTTATTTTTATTTATAAAATTCATTAATAATTAAAACTTAGTATTTCTTTAAATAGATTTGAATTATTAAAAACATATTCGGGAATGTTTTGATTATTCCATTCAACTTTAATTAACTGAGTTTTTTGTGGATCAAAAGAATGCTTATTTTTAATACATTGAATTAAACCTTCTTTATCTTTTACGCAGTTATGCATCTCATTTGCATGGCAAAAGAATTTAAATTTATCAATTGTTTTTTCTAGTCCAGCGCAATAACTAAAATGCCATCCCGCATTTTCTACTAAAGTATAGCAATCTTTATAATCTATCCCATTTATTATGGTATTGCACCTAATTTGTCTTAACCAATGTAGTTTGCATTTATTTAAATGTGCGCCTAAAAATAAACTTAACCCAAACCAATTGCCTCGAGCTCTATCATGTTCTATATTTGATAGCTCTAAATCTAAACATAAAAGCCTTCTATCCATCATAAATGTACATGGTTTTAATAATGAATTTGAAGCAATAAAATCTTTTAAAACATTAGTCCTTGGGATTTCATCTAAATCTCCATGTATTATTATGTCTTTTGTAGTTAAATTTTCCTTTTCTATTAAAATATTTTCTAAAACTTCTCTTCCAGACCAATCATTTAATACAAAATTATTACTTTTACAATAATCTAATGAGTAGTAAGAAATTTTATCTTTAAATTTTTCAAATCTTTCTTTTTGTTTTGGATATTCTAGCTCTCTTGGTAAAAGACTATGAGATCTTGGAGATTCAAGTATTATAAATTTATCTACAATTTCTCCTAAAGTATTTAAACGAATATCAAGGATATCTTCTTCACCATTATACATGAAGGTATCAAAAATCATTTTTATAAATCTTTAAATTTTCCAATTATAATATTTCCTTGTATTATTTCAAATAATTTTATACCAACTTTTTGACATGCTTCTGAAATACCATATCTCGTGTGACTACCTTCAGAATCATGAAAAACAAATATTGTTTCGGGTTTTGCGCAACCATAAATTACTAATTTTTGAATATCCATCGCGACATGTGAATACCAATGAGATCCGTCTACAAGAATAATATCATTTCTATTTTCATGAAAATTTTGAAATAAATTATCATCTTTTGTTGTATCTCCAATTCTTAATTCCCAAAATTTTTTATCATATTGGTTTAATATATTCAGTCCTTCTTGTGGAGGCGCCATATCTATTGCAGTATATTTACCTTTTTGTTTTGATGTTAAAAATTTTAAACATGGTTCTGCTGTCCATCCGGGGCCTAAGCCAATTTCTAATATATATTCAGCATCTATTTGTTTTATAATTCCGTCTACAATATATTTATATGATTTAAAATTTTCTTTCATGTTAAAATTATATTAACAATATATATAAAAGTCAATTTATATTTTAAATAATATCCTCTTCTCCATTATACATGAAGGTATCAAATATCATAATAATGATTTGAATTATTTTTTATACATTAACCAACTAGCATTTCTTTGATAAATTTGCGATATATTATTTTTATAACAAAATTCTTTAAGAGCTTTTTGAACTCCTTCTCCAATTAAATCATGGCCTGCAAAAATTCCTCCTATTTTAACTTTTGAATACCAAGCATTTAAATCTTTGATTACAGATTCATAAGAATGTCCTGCGTCAATAAAAACAAAATGACAAGTATTATCTAAAAAATAATTTGCTCCATCCCAAGAATATGACTGAATTGATTTGGTCAAATTATGTCCTCCGGGACAATATTTAATATTATCTATAAAATAATTATAAAATGCTTTATCTCCTAATCTTTTACTAAAATCTATATATTTTTCTCCCCAAGGCATTTCTGCTGTAAAATGAAATTGATCATCTTTTGTTAAATCCCAAGTATCTACAGCGTAAAATTTTAATTTTTTATTAGATTTTTGTATTTCATCTAAAATATAAGATGTAGATTTTCCTAAAAACGAACCAACTTCTACTAAAATATCATTTTCTTGCGATTTTTCTACAGCTTCAGTATAAATATCTTGAAAATCAAACCATCCAGCTATATGTTCATAATACTTTGACATTTACTTTATATTATATTATTTTATTTTAAAAGTCAAATTAATTATCTATATTTACTTTAGGTTTTTGAATATTATTTTTAATATAATAATCTTCATTAAATTCTAATTTTTTTTCTTCATAATTCCATAAATATCCACAGCTACCAAAATGTTTCATTTGATATTCGTATTTTGATCTTCCATTTTCATGTAGCCATGTAAAATGTTTTATATGAGCAATATCTTTTGGAATCATTAAATTATTTAATAATTTATAATTAAAAATTTCATTATTTTTATTTTTATAAGATAAATCATTATCCCAATAAAATTTATTTATAGTTAATGTATTAGATTTTGTTCTAAATATTCTTGGAGGACAGAAATCATCAATCCATTGTTTGCCATCAAATATGTAATTTTTAAAATTAATACTATACCAATAATAACTTGGACTATTATTAATAAAATTTATTATATTTTTAATATCTTCTACTGAATAAAATTCATCTCCATCAACCATCCAAATGATATCGCAATCTTTATTTTTTAAATATTGCAAACAAAAATCTCTAGCTATATGTTCTTGAATATAGTTTGGCTCAGTAAAAAGTTGATCAATTAGTTGTTTTTTATGTAAATGAATTAAAAAATTTGTAGTTTCATCTTTGTTTTGATTCAAATCAAAATATTCTGCAAATGGTATGGATACCGCAGAAATTTCGGAAATTACGCCTTGTCTTTTACATTCTCCAAAAGAATATAAACTATCTTTTACATAAGAAAAACAATTATATGCACAATATATAATCCCGATTTTCATAATTTAATCATCTTTTATATTAAATTGGCGATTATACTGAAGTCTCGTGCCCAAATAATCTTTCGGAAATCCAGAATTTCCGGCTAAATAATCTTTAAAAGAAAACCGATCTCTCATAGGAACAACGTCTTTCATAAAATCTTGCCCAAGTACTTCTATTTGAAATAATTCGCTTAATCTTATTTCTAGTTCTACCATGTCTACAAAATATTCATCTGGTGCAATTTCTTTATTTTTTATTTTTTTCATGTAATTAATCATGTCATCCAATGTAGATATATTTAATTTTAAAACATTTACGCAATACATTTGAAATTTTTTCCTTAAAGCTTCATGATGATTTACAACATCTTGACCATATTTTCCGTATAATAATTGCATATCATTGCCTAAAAAATAACATAAATAATATTTTGACCCATTAATAGATCCAAAATATTTTGGAGTTTCCTTTCTCCGATTAATAATATATTTATCTTTTTCTGGTAATGTAATAATTTTTCCTGTTATATTTGTTAACCCCCAATGAACTGCTCCATAAAATTCCATGTATGGATTATATTTAAAAATATATGGTCTTTGATCCCAATAAAGCGCACCAATATTATTATTATTAAAATCATTTAACATTTGAGGCAATTCTTTTATAAACAAATCTGTCATTGATTCGGGCGAATCTAGATAAATGCAATATTGTCCATTCTGTATTCCGCCATAAAAAAGAAGATGATTCATTAAAAAACCATGATTAGGCGTCCAATTTTGAGTTATAATTTTACCATTACCTTTATTTGCTTGTAATAATTCTATCGTTCCATCATTTGATGGTAAATTAACTAGCGCAATAACTCCGTCAAAAGTTGGATAAATATTTTTTAACATTAAAGATATATGTTCTTTCCGTTCTTGTGTCATTGTTAATAAAAATGGTTTCATTATTTATTTCTTTTATATATATCAATTATATTTTTTGCAACAGTATTTTTATTCATTAATATTTTATATTTTTCTGCATATTCTAATGAAATTTTTTGAAATTTTACATAATCTTTGCTGATTTCGATAAGTTTTGTCATAAAACATTTTGGATCTGGATCACATATAAATTCTTTAGGAGATAATTCTACGGCGGTTGGATTATCGCTACAAGTGATTGGAATAGATCCAGCTAACATAGCTTCTATCATTGGTAGTCCTAAACCTTCAAAAGCAGAAGGAAGTAATAAAAATTTACAAGAATTATAGACCAAATTTAAATCTTCATCAGATAAAATACCCGTATAAATACCAAGATTTGGATTTTCAGAACCACAAATTACTAAAGTCTGATTAATTTCTGGATAATTTTTAAAGGTTTCTTTAATTAAAGAAAATCTTTTTCTAGGGTCATTCGCTCTGCCAACATAAAGAAATGGTATACTTTTCCCTACTTTTGGATCATGTTTTATATCTTTAACTGGATTATATATAACTTCCGCGTCTAAATCTAAGACTTCATTTATTTGTTTTTGTACAGTTTTTGAAATACAAGTAATGACATCTGCTTGAGATAACTGGTCTTTTACTTTATTAAGATTATATGTTGGATTACCGATTTGCAAATCTAAAACATTTAAAATGATAAAAGGTTTCTTTTTTTGATTTTTGGCGTACTCTAGAATATCATCATACATATCATTATTCGAATAAACAATATCGGGAGATTTTTCAACAAACTCGCATCCAAGAGTTTTTAATCCTTGGTCTATTCTAGATACTTGATCTAAAATTGTATTTCTCCAACCAAAAGTTTTAATTGTAAAATTCATTATTTTAATAATTTATGAATTGAATCTTTAATAAGTTCAAAATTTATGTCTCTTATATTATAATTTTCTAAAGCAATTGCATTTGGATTTCTTGGCGTTCTATTAATTAATGGCGCATAAACAGGATATGATAAACAAGAATATAAAGATAGTACTTTCGCTTGATATCCCGACATAATATAATTCATTCCCGTATCTGCTGTTAATAAAAATTTACAAGATAATGCAATTTTAATATCATCAAAAATTTCTCCACCCAAAGGTGCATAAGTTGTATTTAATTTTGGATGATTTTTTAATCCTAGCTGAATAGTTTTAAGCCCTAAAGAATGAATGTATTCAATAATTTTATTTGTAAAATCCATAGGAATATCTCTTATTGCTCCTCCGCTAGAAAATGATGTGATCGCAACGCAATCTTTATATTCTTCATTTAAATCAAACCATCGATTTAAATTAATTTGAAGATTTTTAGGAGGAACTAAATCATGCATTAAACATACTGCTTCAGTATGATGACATCTTAAGTACCAATCTTCATATTTATGTTTTGGCATTGGATTAAAAACAATATCAAAATTTTTTTCTTCTAAATATTTTTTATCATTTTCACTTGGCCAATTATCGTAATTTTCCCAAATTTTAAAATCATCAATTAGTTCATTATTTTTAAAAATTGGAAGTATTGATTCGTATTTTTTATTTATTCCAAATGTTAAATGAGAACTAGGAAATTTTTCTTTAAAAGCTCTGCAGGGAATTAAGTTGATTACAAGATCACCAATTTGACCTTGGTTAAAGCCAATCGCTTTTATCATATTAAATTATATTTATTTCTGGTAATGGAAATAAAAATTTCACGCCTTTTTTAATTGTTTCTTCTTCTCTCTTGAGAATTTCTTCTTTGAAATGATATGGTCCAACCAAATAGACATCTGCATTTTTTCGGCTTTGCTCTTCGCTAACCATTGGTATCCCACTAATGGTAGTTGCGCCAAATTTTTCTGGACTTCTTTCAGCAGCACATTCAATTAATTCTGGACCAATTCCACAATATGATAGAATTGTATTTAATTTTGTAGACATTCCGTAGATATGAATTTTTTTACCTTGCTGTTTTAGATCTTTCAAAATTTTAACAAGCTCTTTTTTATGTTCAACTATTCTTTCCATGAATGGGATATAGGTTTCATCATCTTCAAGGGCCATTTGAAATTCTTTAATTTTAATTTTAAGAATATCTTGTTTAAATGAATCTTCTTCAAGATAAGAATTATCTTCTTTTACTACCCAAGCTTGTACAGATCCTCCATTGGTATCATTCTCCTCTAGTTTAATTATCTTTAGTCCTGTTCTTTTTAGGATATGCTCAAATGTAGCAATTGAATAAAGACAAACGTGTTCATGAACCATTCCGTCATATGCTAATTTATCATATACTTCTGAAAGATAAGCAAATTCTACAACCCAAACACCATTTGGTGTTAATGATTTTTCTATTTGTTGACAGAATTTTGTAGGATCTTCAATATCATAAAAACAAGCAATAGAAGATATGATATCAAATGTACCGAGAACTTTATTTGTTGGATAACAATCATTGATTGTCTCTATTCCATCTTTTTCTACTTGATTGATAACATCACTTGGATCAACTCCAACTCTATTTATATTCTTTGGATATTGCTTTAACATATATAAATCATTTGCGCCAATGTCGAGAACTCTAGAAGGATTAATATTTTTATTTTTTAGGTAAGATAAAATATTATTAACAATATCATTCAAATGATTTCTCATGGTATTTGATACAGAACTTCTATAACCATAATTTGAATAAAGAATTTCTGGAGAGATAGACACTTTATTTTGTACTAATCCACATCCACCTGTTTTCGTTTGACAGATAACAATACTTGCATCTATCGCCCTTGTTGGTGGTTTAGGTTTATTTGGATAAACAAAAGATCCTTGAATTGGTTGATAACCTAAATCAATAATATTCTCTAGATGACTATGACCGCAAGATCTGCAAGTTTGTCTATATTTCAGCATATATTATATTTTAGTCTCTTTTAAATTATTTTTAAAGAATTTTTTTTGTAATTTATTTTTTAATATAAATCTTTGATAGTTTTCTTTAGCTGTTTTTCCTGCTAAACCATCATCCTTTAATCCTATATCAACTAAATCAAATACTTTTATATTTGTTTCTTTTAATTCTTTATATTCTTCGCTATTTAATATTTCAGTAAGTTTTTCAATACCAATTTGATTTAATATTTCTAGATATAAATTATGATAATTTTCTATATGCGTATTATATGATTCTATATTTTTAGATTTATCTTTTTTTAAATCTAGAATAGAAAGCAAATCAAATATATAAGCTTCATCTAAAGAGACTTTTATCATTTTATTTTTTATTAATTATCATTAACCATCCTCTTTCACATTTTTCATCATGTCTGGAGGATTTTTCAAAGAGATAATGAGGTATTGAATTATTTTCTACATAATCTATATATTTTTTTAGACTTTGAAATGAACCCTTCCTAAAAAATAAAACGTCATGACAGAAAATAATTCCATTTGGCTTACAAATTCTAATAATATCATCAACCCATTCGCCAGCATTATAATGATCTGCGTCACTTATAATTAAGTCATATTTATTTGATTCGCATTGTTTAACAAAAACTCCTTCTTCTTCAGAAATAAGATTTACATTTTCTTTTTTTAAATTATCTATTAAATCAATAGTTGGATATTCCCAACCTCCATTTTGCCAATTAATATCAGATATACAAAAATCTAAAGCATCATATTTGCACTTTATCCCATTATATTTTATTGCATTTAAAATTGTTTGAGAGACTAATCCAGAACCAATTCCTAATTCTAATATATTGATTGGTTTTTGAGATAAAATTATTCCAAATAAGAGTATTATATGATTAATATCAACTCCTGCGCTTGAATAAGGTTCTTTATTATGTATTGATTCTAAAAAATTTATTTGATTTTTTAAATATTTCACTTAATTTTTTCTTTTGGTATTAATATAACTGATGGACCAATTTCATTATTCCAATCTAATTCTTCATTTTTATCTATAAAATTTTCTTTACCATCTCTCCAAATAAATTTATAATTATATTTTTTCAAAATATTAAAGTCAAATCCTCCTTCAGAAATATGCCTCCAATGGGGATTATTTTCATAATCTTGAGTTTTATTTTCTATAGGTTTTTTATGAAGTTCGATGAAAATAATAGGTCGCACATTAATAAATATATCCTCCATAGTTTTTAATACTAATGTTTCCATGCCTTCTATATCCATTTTTATAAAATTAGGTAGTGGAAGATTTTTTTCTTTTATTATATTTGATAATATTTTATATTTAATTTTTTGTTTTTTATCTATTCCGTCTTGGTTATTGCAATCTTTAAATAATGTTTCAACTTCATATTCTTTTTCGTGTAATGCATAATCTAAAACATGTATTTGTCTAAAATTTCTACAATTTTCTACGCATCTATGATAATTAAATGGTGATGGTTCAAAAGCAAAAACTTCTGCTCCATTTAAAGCGAATAGTATCGAGTGAGAACCTATATATGCTCCAATGTCATATACAACATCTCTTGGTTTATATAATTTATTTAATGTAACATCTTCTTCCAAAGGATAAATACCGCATCTAATAGCCGTATCTACTCCTCCTTGTTCCAAATTAAAAAATGGCACTAAGATTCCTCTATAATTTAAATATTGATTCATGTTTAATTATATCCATTAAATGGCTGTATTGTAAATAAATCTTTAGGTTTTTTGATAATCTTATCTTTCATTTCATTAAAAAGCCTAATCCTGTAATCATTTGACGAACCTGCGGCATGCAAAACAAAATCTCCTATTTGAAAATTTTGTTCTGGATACCATATATGATAATAACTATTAAAAAATCTTAAAGGAACTATTTTTATGTGCTTTTTGGCTTCTTCGGGATGAGTGATATTTACATAATCAATAACTGCTTGTTGGCATGGCCAAGAGTGAGAAGACTTTTTTACTACATCATTAATATGATTTAAAAAGTTTTTTGACCATTCTGATCTTTTTATCAGCATTGATCCATCGTTTATATCTATTAATTGTTGATTTGGTGTTCTAGCTAAAATTACATCATAATTATCATCTATTAAATAGTCTATTTTAATAGTTTGATTCATTATCATAACATCAGTATCTAAATACCAAATCCAATCATAATTATCTATATTGTTTATTAGAATATTTATTCTTTCACTTTTTGCGGTCCAAGATTTATCAAAATCTTTGTCTTTTAAATAAAAATCATATCCATGAATTTTACAATATTCTTCTTTCGATTGCCGAGTAATTTCTCCAATAGTTTTAAAACTTGGTCCTTCATGGCAATTTTCGTCATGATATGAAAAAACTAATATTTTTTTACTCATATTAATATTTAAAAAAGAATATATCCTTCCAGTTATTATATCCATTTTGAATTAACTCTAATAATTTTTTTCTATCTATTAAAGTTGTTTCTGGATATCTTAAATTTGCTTCTACAAGTTTAACTATATCATTATAATTTGTATTAATATCAATGCATTCTTCGTAATCCTCTTTCCATCTACTCATCCAAGGAATCTTATTGAATTGTGGATCAAGAACTAATCTAGGCATACCAATCTGATATGCAATATGACTTGGGCCGTTGCAAGTAAATATTCCATACGAGCTTTTCTTTAAATATTCAAGTGAATCTTCAAAAGATGGATTATTGTGTATAAATACATTTGATGGAAAAGATATATCAAAATTACCAAGATTATTTATCTCTTTGTCCCAAGATTTAACTATAGGAAAATATATTGTATAATCTGGTAAAAATTCGGCTAGCAATTTCAATAATGCTGGTATATTTTTGTATACATAGCCATCAGTTGTAGAACATAGACCACAATATATTATATTTTCTTTGCTTGAGAAGTAGGCTGTCATTGTTCTTGTTTTTTTAATTACAGAAGGAGTAAGGCCGTATTTCTTATAGTCTAGAGCCAATGGATTTCTAAAAAGAAGATCTGGCACGTTATATGTAATATTATTTGACTTATAATGATTAGTTATTTCATCTTTTAATGTTTGGTTACTTATAATTGCGTTTTCATGAGAAAATTTTTCGTCTATTTTATAAAGATCAAAACCACTATGGAATATTGAGTATAGAGGCTCAAATACCTGTTGTCTAGTAGAAATTAAATTTATATGTTGAACATTCTTAAGTCTTAAAAGATACGAAATTTGCAAAGATAATATGCAATCTCCAAGACCATGACCGCCGATATTAATAATTGCAGAGTCCACTTATTGATTATAAATGAACTTTAATCAAAAGTCAATTAAGAAAGATTGTGTTCTTTTTTAGTTTTTTCTGGAATAGCGGCTACGAAATCAGCACCCTTGCTTTTAGCTTTTTTATATAATTTCTTAACAAAAGCATCATAAGTCATATTACTTTTCATGCGACCAAAATTACTAATTGCGTCTTTTATGTCTTGAGGAGTAACAATTGGGAAAGTACGAGTTTCTGGAAAAAGAAAATCACTATCTTTTAATTCGCTTCTTTTTTTGCCTTTATAACTTTTTTGATAGGCATCTGTTTCTGTAATATCTAATTCTAGAACTAATTGTTTTCTCATAATTTTATACCAATGTTAACATATATTTTAATCTATTTAAATTACCAAGAATCTCATCTCTAATATTTAATAGATCTGTATCTCTACTTGAGTCAAGCATATTTGTTAAATTAATTAAAAATTCAATATATGAATCTGTTGCGGTACTAAAATTCAAATCAGAATAATTTGACATTTCAAGATTGAATTTAGAAGCAGAAATTACTCTGCCATATTTACCCATATATGTTTCAATAAAGGTATCTATGCTTTCATCTAAACTTTCATAGATTTTTCCAAAACTTTTATGTTGTGAAAATGAAGTTGTTTGCCAATGAAAAATTTGATATTGTTTTTGCATTTGCAACATTGTTGTTTGAATAAGTTCACCTTTACCATCGGTTTCAGCTTTAACTTGTGTTTCAGCGCTACCCTTTTCCATCCATACTGGGCCTTTTGCATGTTCTGTTTTTTGTTGAGCTTCAAATTTTGATGTTTCAACTTTTTTTGGTTCCTCTGGCAATTTTGGAGTTTCAGTTTTTGGAACTTCAATTTTAACTGCTTCACTTTGAATTTCTGGTGTTGGAGCAGTTACGGCATTATTTGTTGGAGCTTGAATAGTTGCTTCAACTTTAGGAGTTTCTTCTATTTTGTTCATATTTTTAATATCTTCAGAAAAATCTATTTCAACTTCATTTGCCTTTGATTTATTTTTTGGATTGCGATAAGTATTTAAGCAAATTGCAACTTTTTGTTTTTGAGGTCTTTTAGTTCTATCTTCTTTACTTAAAAAGTCCATGCAACGACCCATATAGTCGTTTTGTTTCTCGTTTTCCTTGGGATTTGGAATAGGCATATATAATATATACACATAAAATATTTACAAGTAGAAATGTGCTATTTTGTCAATGTTACAAATTATAATATTATGTCATTTTGTCTCAATTTACTCTTTTTGTCTCTGTAAAAGGTTGGCATAGATCTTGCATATAAATAAAACAAAGGAGGCATAAAACCTATGCTATTGACACTAAGAAATGGAAGTAGACCATTAGATATATTTGAAAATATATTTAATGATTCTATATTTAATTATGATAAAGGATATTCTGACTTTGTTTTAGAAAATGATCAATATTCTCTTGAAATACCTCTTGCAGGATTTAAGAAAGAAAATATTGAGATTACTGCAAATCAAGAATATCTAACAATTAGGGCTACAAGAAAAGAAGGCAAAGTAAAATATGAAAAATCTTTTTACTTACCTAGAAAAGTAGACCTTTCCGAAGTAAAGGCAAAGCACGAAGATGGTTTGCTTACTATTACTTTTGGTAAAGAGAATAAAAAACTACAAAATAAAATCAAAATAGACTAATAATAGTCTTAGCGTCAAGTTCAATCCTTGGCGCTAAGTGTAATACTTTTATATGAGTATTGCTTCTTGGTTAATTTGTGGTGCAGTTTTTATTTATATATTTTATCTTATTGAAAGACTAAAATAATTATTTATCTAGATAATTTTTAATATCTTTTATTAATTTATTTCTTTTTCTGCGTTCTAAAATTGTTATAAATGTAGCCAAACTAATAGGAAAGAATATTCTTAAAAAAAATTGCATATGATCTTGAAAAGTTAATTCATCGAAATAATTTATATAAAGATCACTTATACCCCAAAGAGTAAAAAGTATAGCTGGAATAAAAACTATAAAAAAGAATTTATCGTAATATTTTAAATTTTTCCACCATTTTATTAGCATATGTCATATCTTACACTTTAATATGGCGTAGCTTTTGGTGGATTAGGATTAATATTATTAGAAACTGGTGGCACTTGATTATTTATATTTGGTCTTTCTACTCCGCTGGCTGTCTCTACGGACTCTAAATCAACATCTAAAGCTTCATCTAAAGCTTCATCTAAATTTATTTCTTTATCTCCAACATTAAATGCAAGAGATTTTCCATTCATTTCTATTACTACTGGAGATGTATGTCCTGTTATATTTAATAAGATTTGTCCTTTATTATTTCTTGCTAAATTAATTTTAATTTGATTCTCTGTATAAGAATACGTTGTTAAAGCTATTGCGACTAAAATAATAAGTAATATATTTTTCATTTTCTTTTTCTAAGTGCTAACAAACTTAATAAAACTAATTGCATAGTAGAAGGTTCTGGAATAGCCGCTAATGATTCGATACTCATAGCATTTATTAAACCTGTTCCTCCGTTTGCGCCACGCATTTCAAAATATAATGAACCTGTTGTTGTTAAATTAGGTAGTACGCCGATATCTGTTGTATTAATTACCCATGACTGAGTAGGACTTTGATAATTAGCTGTAGCCGTAGCAATTAGACTACTTGAATTAAATGTATTATCACTATATACATTAAGTTTTGTAGCATAATCATTTTGATATTTTGCTGATCCATAAAATTTTATAGTATATAAAACTGATGAATCTAAACCATTTATACTCCATTTCACACTTGGTACGCTAGAAGTTGTTGCAATATAATCTACTAATGCTTCTTTTACTCCAAATATACCTGCAGCAGATGTAAATGCAGTTGCATTTATTTGAGATTGAATAAGGGGATTAGATGTTGGTCCTGCGGGTCCATTATAACTATTAAATGCCATACCAGTTATAAATCCAAATCCTCCAATAGAAGTTTGATTTCCAGCAGTATTTAATAGATTAGAATAGTATGATCCCGAAGTAACACTATTCCAATAATTACCATTAGCATCTGCGCCAACTACAGATGCTCCACCATACCATCCTGCGCCAGAAGCACCAAAATCAACTAAAATAAGTTCAGCGTGAGCGCTTATGTTAATTAATAACAATGCGGCTAATATTTTTAGTATTTTTTTCATTTTTTTATTTCTCCTGATGATGTTTGTATATCTAATTTATTGTTTGTTTCTTTTAAGACTATGGAAAATCCACAGACTGCTACAACAATTAATAATAAAATTGCAAGCAAATTAGTTTTTCTTTCAGATTGTTTTTTAATTCTATATTGATGAAAATTTTTTATAAAATTTTCAGTTTGTTTAGGGTCTGATTGATAGTAATTTTTTTTTAATAAAGTTTTCAAATTATCATCCATTTCTCTTTAATCTCCTAAGTGCAATTAAAGATATGGAACCAATTAGAAGCAAAGAAGAAGATGATGGTTCTGGCACGATTTGAATTGCCATATTATCAACATTTATAGAACCAGAACTATAATTTTGTTGAGTCATCTCTAATCCAAATTGAATAACTGAAACATCATTTGGAACTGTTACAACTATTTCCCTAGCTACCCATGTATCTAACAATGAATCTTTTACAGAAGTAATTACTGATGCCCAATCATAATAGTATGAATAGTCTTGATTAAAGAATTTTGCAAATATACTTACATTAGTAGTAGTTTGCATTGGATCATAACTAGATATATAAACGTCCATTGATAGTTTGACTTGTTTGCCTTGTAAATAAGGAACCCATCCAGTTTCTGGTGTTGCCCAATAATCATCATATTTTACAAAGATAGATGTAGTTACATTTCCGGGAGACCAATATAATGGCCACATTTTACCTAGTTTTGATCCTTCTGGAGCTATAATATATGTCCCAATTTCTCCTGTTGTTGGAGCGCCATAGATTGTATCACCAGAATTTAATACTGATGTGTTCGCAGAGGGATACGCGGTGAATCCATCCCATGATCCATCTTCAAAATTTTCAGTAAAAATTACTTCTGATTTTGCTATATTTAAAGACAAAAAAACCGCAAATAAAGTTGCGGATACTTTTTTAGCTAATATTTTCAATGAGTTTATTTTCATATTTATCTGCTTATAATAAAAAAACCGCTTACGCGGTTATTTGATTTTTACTTAGCATTATGAATGCTAAAATTTTCATTTATCCTTGTTCCTTTGCAAGGTCATATATTTACAGACAGTTGAACTTTAATTTCGTTCATTCTTTTATCCATTCTAATGTTTTTTTATTATCATCATCAATAAGTATACTATTAAAAACTACTGCATTATATTTATCTTCTATCCAATTGGTTATTCTTAAGTGATATTCTCCTCTATTTCCACTAGCTCCAATAGGCATTGTTCCATAATTACTATCATAAATCCATAGCATCTTTTTATGCTCAAAAACACAAACTGCATGACCATGATATTTTGGTATTTTGACCGTATATTCTATTGCAGTTTTATCAAACTCTATTTCTGTTTTTAATTCATCTTTATAATGATATTGAAAAGCATAAATTTGCGCCCATGTATTTTCATTTGATAATATATAATTTGCATTTGAAGCAAATACTACAGAATCAACAAAACAAGAATTAGGAAGTTTTGATATACTATAAGTTTTAGCTAAATTAAATCCTGCCTTAAGAGAGTAATAAGCTATTGCTGCATTTATTAAAAGTACTAATATTAGTTTACTTTTCCATCCAAACCAATTGAACAAATTCTTAAGCTTATTCACATTCTCCTAAGATTACACTAGGAGATTATATTTAATTTATTTTTCTGATGCTTTACTTTTACAATGTTGTTTTTGACTAAAACCTTTTGGATTATTGCAGTCTATGCTTCTTTTATATTTCATACTCCATTTTGCTTCAATTTTTTCTAATTGAATTTCTGTTTTTCCAATCATATCTCCTTTTTTCCAAGTTGAGCCATCATTAGTTGCTTCATAGATAACTGCGTATCCCATATCTTCTGGAAGTTCACGAATTTCTTTTACGATTCCTTCGCTACCATAATGCTTACATTGTGAATTAATATTTTTAACTTTATCGCCTACTTTAAAAATTGTATTTGCATTTTCATATTCATTAATTGGCCCAGAGAATCCTGAATCTTTAGATACATAATCACCAATTGGTCCGTGCATTTGAGCTTCTGTTTCTACTTCCATCTCATTTTCTTTATTGAACATTACAAAGTTATGAATAGTAATCATATAATCTTCTGCGAGCGCAGCCATTTGTTGTAAAAATGGTTCTGTAAGATTTTCTTTTACCATTGGATCATTTAGTTTATCTAAAATATTTTTTGCATGTTGTTGAATTGAATTAATTGAACCAACTATCATTTCGTAAAAATCTTCTTTATAATCTTCTAATTCATCTTCTGGATCTTCAATTTCTTCAACTTGAGCTAATGATTTGTCTTCTAAGAATACAATTTGATCAAATTCTGTTTCCCCATCCCATTCATATTCTTCATTTAAATAATCACTAGCTTGGGCTTTTTTAATAGCTTCTTGAGTTGGACGATCTTTAGAGCCTTCTGGTGCTGGGCGATAGTTTTTACCCATTCTTTTCTTTTTTTGTTGAATATTGTACCAAAGGCCTTTGCTTTTAGCTTGAATATCAGCTTCTAAAGTTATCTCTTCTTCACTAGCTGTAATTTTGCTAACTGGTTTTGCGCTCCACATTTTACAAGACCAATAATTAGCTTTCCATTTTGGCCCACGGCGACCAGTATCACAACCATGTCTTGATCTATAAGCTTTACGTCTAGCTGGATCATCTCTTTTAATAGACATATTTGGATCACCAAATTTGACCATTACAATATTGCCTTTATCATTCTTGACGTAAACACCAAATTTCTTTTTACTTCCAGAGGGAAGACGAAATGGTTTATTAAGAGGTGCTTTTCCCTTTTTAGCTGTTATCTCGGAACTAAAATCAATCTCTAGTTCTTTTTTCATAAACTTACACTATTGAGTCTGAAATGTAATAAAATACAGAAACGCCACCAACAGAACTATAAACACCGCTATTATTCGGAACTTGAATTGTTGATGGAAAATTAGAATTTCCTGCGCCAACATACATAATTAATGGACCTGTGGCACTTCCTTGAGTTAAAGTAGTAGCTCCTGTGGAATGAACACCAAGTAAAAATATACTTTGATTTGCTGCTGGTCTTGGCGCAACTAAACCGGGATTAGCGTTTCCGCTTATCAACGAAAGTTTTTCAAATCCTGAGTCTCTAAAAAATTCTGTCATATTAATTAATATTACACTAAAAATATTAAAAATTATCTAGTTTTATATAAGAATTATTTCCACTTGTTTTAATTAATAGTTCTGTCTCTTCTCCATAAACATGAGAATAATCTGCTAATGTAAATGGATTCGAAATTCTTTGACGGCCAAACGCATCAACATACGCTGATTGAGCTGCAAAATTTGCTACATTAACATCTATTCCATCTGTAAGAATACTTTCAATATCATCTATTTTACTAAAATCAAAACCTTGATAATAACCACTATCACTATTATAAACTAATCCTATTCTTTTTTCTCCGCCATCATTGCTTGTTATATTATTTATCATATTTTAGATTTACACTAAATCATATATATAAAATTATTATATTAGACCTAATATTATTTATTAAATGGTCTATTTTTGAGTGTAATATTTTATATGAATATTAGAAAGCCAAGAAGAAAATGCAAAAATTGTAACAAAGAATGTGATAAACCTATAAAATATTATTGTAATAATACATGCCAGTTTAAATATCAAAACAATGTTAAAGTACAAAACTGGTTAAATGGAAACGATAGAGGGTATGCAACAAATGGGCAAATTAGACCTTTTATTAGAAATTATTTAATAAACAAAAAAAACTACTCATGCGAAATCTGCGGTTGGAATAAAAAAAATTCAACAACAGGCAAAAGCACATTAGAAATTCATCATAAAGATGGAGATTTTAAAAATAATAATATAAACAATTTAGAAGTTTTATGTCCAAATTGCCACTCACTAACTGATTCTCATAGAAATTTAAATAAAGGTAAGGGAAGAAAAGAAATAAGATAATTATTATTTTACTTTTTCAAGTATATCTTCTTCTTTTACCCATTGAACATAAACTAAATTAACAAAAACTTCATATCTAATACTATAGTCCCAATTCAAATTTGCTTGTCTTATATTAATTATTTCACCAACTGCTATTTCATTATTGTAGATGCATTTATATTTTACTTTGTCGCCTATTTTATATTTTGATTTCATATTCTTAGCAATCTTATTATATAAATATGATACACATTTATATTTCCTTATTATCTCTATTAAAAATTTTTTTAGATCTGCTTGAAATTGATTTTCCAGCAGTAAATGGAAGAACATTTGGGCGATAAATTTTTAAATTTACAGATTTAATTACTAATCTCATTATCGCTTCTGTAATCCAACTATCAGGACCTTCTCTCGGAAAGAAAAATAAATATTTCCAAGCATTTTCAAGAAATTTAGTTTTATGTATAATTGGCATATAAATCATTGCATGACTACCGCAATAATCAGTTGTCACTTCTGTCCAAGAACTGGTAGATTTTGGCAAAAAATCTCCACCAAGTAAAATTATTCCGCAGTCTTTTGGTGGATCTTCTAAAGATAAAAATTGTTCATATTTTTTTATATCAATAACCGCATCATCTTCAAGAACTAAAAGTGGTTCGTTTTTATTTGATTGATCTATAGCCATAAGTTGTGATGCTGTACATCCCGCTCCAAAATCACATTTGTCATAATATATGTTTGCATTTTTAGGTTCAATTGCCTCTAAAATTTTTAATCTTGGAAAATATTTTTTAAGATTATTTATAAATATTAATCTATCAAACCTTTCCTTTAAATGTATAACTGTTGGATTTAATTTCTTCATTTTTAATTTGATTTATAAAATTTATCGTTTCTTTTTTGTAAGATCATTTTCTTTGGACGCGGAAGGAGTTGAACCTTCGTGTTTTAGTGAATTTAAATTAAAATACTACAAGTTTAGTTTATTCCGTTGATTCGCTAAAGAGTCGAATAAACAATTGGTTTTTAGCTATTCATTTAATAATAAATTCAACCTTGGTCAAATTTACCCTTAATAATTTTTATAAAAAATTAAATGAAAAGGATTTTATAAAAATACATCTAATTACGCAATTATCCAGTAGATGTGTCATGGTAATCACGCTGTAGAACTTAAGCTACAGAAGCGGTCTCCTCGACTAGAGAAACTCTAGCAGAGATATGACCTTTGTATTTAGCTGTTTTAGCAGTTAATACTTTTAAGGCTTTTTAAAGAGACCCACCTAAACCTCTACCTGCATTTTAATTCCGATTCCTAAAATCGAAACCAGTACGCGCCCAATGAGAAAGAACTAATAATAGTTACACTATTATAAATGTTTTAATAATTTTTGGCAATCTTTTTTATAAACAAAATTAAATTTAACTCTTGCGCCATTTATGTCCGAAATTAATTGTGGTATTACAATGCAAGGATATTCGCTAGGTTCATCATAAATATTATCATTATCTATGTTATAATGCTTTATGCATTTTTCAGTATACAATAACCATCTGGCTTTATTTTTAATTATTTCCATTTTATATATTATAAAAAAAATTGACAAAAAAGCAAATGTATTCTAATATAAATTAACATAGCTTCCAATTAGAGCAGTTTGTTGATGTCAAAAAATCAACTATCAATCCTTGAGATAGCAATGTCTAAAGGGCTGACAACTATTAAAACCTTCGTTTGTACATAATATGGCTTTTGAAGGGAATGTAGCTATAGGCATCGCAGAATGTAGTGGTAGAAGCTACCTCTGACCAATAAGTGCGATGGCCCGTTTATCGCTGAGATCGTGATAAATTTGGAGTCAAAAGAAAAGTTGGATTGATAATACTTAACTTCAGATATATAAAATCTGGAGGTAAAGCCCTTTTGGATATCAAAGAAAAGTTAAATAATTTAAGAATATAGTATTAATACCAAACTTCATTATGTATAATTCTTAATACTTTAATCCAATCTTTAAGATGATAAGATATTTCTTCTTTTTCTGAATTTTCAAAACCATTTTTTGCTATATTATAATAAACATTTTCTGATGGATATGATCTTCTGAGTTTTTCTAAACTTTTATAAAAAAATCCAAGAAATACTAGAACAGATTTAGCTGTATCTTCATCATGTTGTAAGGTAAAAAAATATTTATTTTGTAATGGAGTTTCTATTAGATCATAGAATTTAGAACCAACTGCTTGCGAAACATACTCTTTTTCTTCGAATGGATATTTTAAATCTTTGCTATATTTTATAATAGTTAGTTCGGCGAAAACTGGAAAGCTAATATCTACAATTCCATCTATATTGTCTTCTGCTACTTTATTTAAAATTTCTGGAAGACAATCTGGATCTTGCAACAACAGGAAAGTCTTTTCTGGTGATAAACCTAATTTCTTTGCAAAAAAATCAATATCTCTTTCCGAAACAGTCACATTAACTATTACAGTTAATTTTTATTTTTTATTTATTAAATATTGTTGTATTGTTTCAAAATTACGATCAAGTTTAGCTTCTATTCTATCAAAATAGGCTTCAAAAGATTCTTTGGTTACATAAGTAGTGCTGACTTTTAAAGCTAAATCTGCAATTTCTTGTTGATGTTTACGGCTTTCTACTTCCACTTCTTTTCTTAAAGCTATAAAATCGCTAAAGGTTTTATCATTTAAATCTTTAATTAATTTCTCTTGACGATCAGATATAGAGAATACTCTAGTAAATAACCATCCACCTAAGAAGGATAATGCCCCTAAAACGATATTAAATAATAGTGTGATATCTAAATTCACACATATATTTACACTTATAGATTATATTTTTTATATAAATTATGGCAAAGTTGCGTTATTATCACTTGGGACATTAGATAATTCAATAGCCATACTATGAGAAGGTAATAATTTCCTATAGTGATTTAAAACATGCTGATAGTATTTACATTCAGTTTGTCCAGCTAATCTGTTAAGTATAGCTTCGCACTCTTTTATATTGAGTTGATTTACTTTTTTCTTTTTTTCCGTCACACTATATAATACACTTTTGTATTACATTATTATAAATCTATATCCTCCAAATCTTTATCGCTTAAATTTGTATCTCTAGCACCAATTTTATATGATTGCAATTCCGTTTCTTGTGGCGCAGCTTGTACTTTACTACTATCAAGATAGCTATCTAACCAACCAGCAATAGGATTATCTTTTTGATTAAAGATTTTCTTATACCCTAATGATCTTAAACGAGCATCGCAAAGCCATTTAGAATAGCCACCTAAAACCTCTGCATTTAAACCTAGTAAAGAGCCTTTGCTAAATAAATATTCTGCCCATTCAATTTCATTTTTAGCAGCTTGTTCATAAAATGCATATATCTTATCCTCGCTTCTTTTGACGATAGAAGTAAAGCCTTCTTTATCTTCTTCTTTAAGAATTTTGATTAGATTTTGAGTTGTAGCAAAATGTAAAGCTTCATCTCTTTGAATAAATTTAATAATCTTAGCGTTGCCTTCCATTTTACCACGATATCCAAAATAGAAAGAACAGGCAAATGAAACATAAAATACAAGCCCTTCCATAACATTAACTGAAAGAATACAATCAAAAATCTTTTGCTTTAAATCTTTTTTATCATCATCACCAAGAATTTTATCAAAATTATTTCTGATAAGTTCTGCGCGAGATACAATTTCTTTATCTTCCATAATACTATCAAAAAATTTACTTGCGTCTGGATGCACATTATTAAGTAGATATGAATAAGAATAGCTATGAATACCTTCAAATCTTTGCCAAGTATTCATACATATTTCAAGTTCTGGATTGCTTACATAATCTTTAAGAGAATGTATACTCCTAGAAAGCATACTATCTCCAAGAGTTTGAAATTTTAAATTAGTATCAAACACAAATCTTTCTTGACCAGCTAGATCTTTATAATCACTACGGTCTTTATTTAAAGCTATCTCGTGAGGCCACCAGAAGAATTCTTCTTGTTTTTTGAACAACTCAAAAAAGATAGGATATTTAAAACGATCATATCTTTGAAGATTAAGATCTTCGCCAAAGAATAATGGTTGTTTTGTATAATCTATATTTTTTAAATTTAAAACACTTTTCATGGGTTACAATTTACACGCACCAGAAGAACAATCACGATCTTCTTTTTGATTCATTAACTGCTCCTTATCGCCATCATCTGTATTATTATAATAAAGACTGATTAAACCAAGAGAATAGGCTTGCATAATTTCTTTCATTACTTTAGCGTCTGGAAGAACATTATTTTCATAATGAGAATAATTGTAGTATACATTAGTTGATATCGCCATGTCAATATACTTTTGAATAATCGCATTAATTTTCAGCAAACCAGAATTATCTTTTAGATCATAAGCTAATTCATAGTTTTTATCATATTTACCAATTCCCGGAACTAGAACTGGTAATTTACCCATCTTACTCATTTTATAAGTTATAAGACTACGAATTGGTTCTACTCCATTAGTAGAGGATTGAATAACTGAGCTACTCTCACAGGGCATACAAGAGGATAAAGTAGAGTGTCTTAAACCATGTTGTTTTATTTCTTCTCTTAACTTTTCCCAATCTAAAGATAGCTTTCTTTTACATAAATCATCGAGTTTGTCTTTATAAGTATCAATTGGAAGAATACCTTTAGAATATTTTGTATGATTAAATTTTTCGCACTTACCTTTTTCTTTCGCTAATTCGAGACTTGATTTCAAAAGATAATATTGAAAATGTTCCATCCATTCGTCAATGATTGGTAGAGTTTTATCAGACGTATATTTTAATTCATTCTTAGCAAAATAAGCGGCTAAATTAGTGATACCTATTCCAAGACTACGGCGTTTTTTTGCAAAATTTTCAGCAGCAATATTGAAGTAATCTTGAATTTCAATGATTTCATCAAGAAATCTTACGATAAGATCGCAAGTCTTTTCAAGGTCCTGCCAGTTTTTAATTTCTAGCATATTGACTGCCGAAAGAATACACATTCCAATTTCGCCTTCTTTATCGTGATAATCATTAAGTGGAATTGTAGGATGAATAACCTCTGTGCAAAGATTACTCATTGTAACTTTATCTAACCATGCACCATGACGATTTGCATGATCAACATTTAAAATGTAAATCCTACCAGTTTCTACTCTCTCTTTAATTATTAATGAGAATAATTTACGAGCAGATATTTTCTTTTTAATTTTTAATTTTTTGCTTTCACATTCTTTATATACTTTATCAAAGTCTTTAGTTCCCCAAGCTTCATATAATTCTGGAACTTCAGCAGTATTAAATAAAGTAATATCTTCATCTTTAAGAACTCTATCATAGAATAATTTACTCATACCAACTGTATAGTCTAATTTGCGAACACGATTATCATCTGTTCCTGCATTATTCTTTAATACTACAATATCTTCTATTTCATAGTGCCACCATTGAATGTTGCAAGTTGCGCTACCACCTCTTAATCCATTTTGTTGCCAAGCTTTAACACTACTTTCATATATTTTTAAAAATGGAATTAATCCTGTATGTACAACTTCACCATTCTTAATTGGAGAACCAATCGCTCTAATTTTAGAAACATCAATTCCTATTCCACATCTACTGGCAGTAGCCATGCTAACAGCCGTAGCACTAGCGGTTATACTATCTTTTGTATCATCCACTCCGATTAAACAACAACTTGCATAATTTTTACTTGGAGTTCTAACTCCAGCCATAACTGGTGTTGGTAAATTAATTTTATGCTTACTTATAGCATCATAAAATTTACGAACATAATTTGATCTTGTTTCTATTGGATAGTTAATAAATGCGTAAGCAGCAATTAAAATATACGCAAATTGTGGTGTTTCATAAATCTTGCCAGAGACTCTATCTTTGATAAGATATTTATCACATAATTGTTTTATACCTGCATAAGTAAAATTATAATCTCTTTCGTGGTCAATAAACTCACCCATTTTATTAATTTCATCTTCGGTATATTTTTCTAAAATAATAGGATCATAGATTTTATTTTTTAATCCTTGCTGTAAAAACTCTAATAGCCTTGGTGCATGCTTACCTTTCCATACATCTTTTCTTAATTGATAGTTTAAAAGTCTACCAGCTACATATTGATAATTTGGTTTTTCTATTGAAATTAAATTAGCAGAAGATTCAATTAATAGCTTATGAATTTCTTTAGTTGTTACTCCATCATTGATATTTATCTTAGCATTTATCTCTACATCTGTCAAACTTACATTTGATAGATCTTTTATTGCCCAGTTGATTACCCTATGAATTTTTTCTATATTAAATTTTTCTGATGTACCATTTCTTTTTTTTACTTTTATATTCATAAGACTCAGACTATGAATCTTATATTACATTGATTTTAAGGTTAAGAAAAGAAAAAACAAGAAAGTTACTAACAATTTTATTAAGACTGACTTTTTGGGTGTACTTTACCTTTACGTTTTTTAGACCAATTATCGTAATACTTTTTCTTTACAGGATCTTCTCCACCATATAACTTTTTTCTTTTTTCAGAAAGTTCTTGACTTCTATCCCAAAGATCTCCCATTGTACCTTTTTGTTTACCAGTTAATTCTGAAAATTGTTGAGATGTAGATTCAGCATGTAGTTTATCATTTGTATTTACTTCTGGCGCAGTAAAAACTCTATTCCACTTTATTCCATTTTCAAAATATTCATGTTTATCATGCACGCTCTGTATGATTTCTTTTATTTCTTTTGTTTTAGGGTTTTGATATATATAAATTGGCATATCAAACTCCTAGTATATTTAATACATTTTGTGCAAATTTTTCAGAAGTAAATTTATCTTGTAATTTTAGACCTTCACTATTTATTTTATTTAAATTAACTTTCTCTATAGTCTTTTCACAAGCAGATATAAATTCTTCATCATTAAAGGTAAAAATATTACCTTGATTAAAAGGTTGTCCTTTATGGAAAAACATATTATCGTATGCTTCAATTTTAGAAGATGGTTGAACTAATGTAGAATTATTTTCATCTGCCCAATCTTTATATGAATGAGCATTTAAAATAATTCCATATTTACCCATAGCAATAGAATGAAATTCTGGTAATCCCCAACCTTCACCTCCACTCATACCAATTATAATATCTGCGCTATTTAGATAGTCATTGTACATTCCATTTTTAGGCATATGATTCATAAAAGAAACATTAAAATAATTTACGCCTTCTAAAATAGACATTATTAATGTTTTATTATCTTCTTCTTTTAAGAATGGATTATAAATTGCACATTGAAGATGATATTTTGGATTATTACCAAATTTTTTAACCCATGCTTGAATTACTTTCTTATGATTCTTTCTTTTTTCTAATTTACCGACAAGATTAAATACGATTCTATCATCAGAAAAATATTTTTTATTTAATTGTTTAAAATTATATTTATCAAATGCTAATGGCAAATATTCGACATTAGAACAACCAAACATTTTAAATGTATCTACAGTATAATTAGAAGAAAAAAATACTTTATCTTGATTTTTAACGATATTTATTTCTTCTGCGGTTGGATTATCTAATTCATAGAATGATAATAAATATCTTTTATCAGAAACAGATTCAAAAGATCCATTTAAATGCCAAAGTTTAAAACAGGAATCTTTCCTTTTTACTCTTTGAAGAAATCCATTCGTTCTTTCTTGAACGAATTTAAAAAAACCTTCATCCAATTCTTGAGTAGATAAATCTAGTCTATCGCCAATTGGATAAAGGTTAAAATCAGTAAGATTTTTTTTATACAACTCTCTTAAAAGAAGAGTTGAAACTTGTCCAAAACTAACTGAGTTTACGGGCAAGTTTAGAGTAAAACTCATAGAATATCGTCTTCGACCTCTTCTACTACAGGCTTACTCTTTACAGTCTGTTTATTAGCAGCAACGGGAGCTTTTGTATTATTAGACTCTAATGGTTTTGAAACATATAGTCTATAATCTGGAGCTTTCTCGTTTTTCTTATTTCCATTAGCAAAAACAACAATATCAATTCTTTGACCATCGTGATCATTAATATAACCAGATAGGAATGACATTCCAGTTTTGCTTTTCTTTTTCCAAAGCGCACCTAGCTCGTTTTGGTTTTTATTTTGTGGTTTATTCATATTTTTATATTATATTTTAAATTTTAGATTTTGTCAAACGAAATTGCGCTAGACATCTTTTGATTAATGAATTTTAAAGCTTTATTATGAATATTAATCACAGTTTGAGTACTAATATGCATTTTTTTACCTATTTTATTCCAAGGTTGAATTTTACTATCAGTAAAATATCTTAAATTAAAGATCTTTTTTATTCTTGGATCATGCATTTGATCTAAAATATTAAAAATAACATCAACTTTTTCTTTATTTAATAATGTATTGTCTATTTGTTTTGCTTGATTAGTTTCTGTTATATATTTGATATTTTCATTTTCCATAGAGATATCTTTACTTTGCTTGTTAAAAGTATTTAAACAATGATACCTCATTTGATTACCTAACCAAGTTGAAAATTTTATACCTTTACGATTTTTAAAAGATAAAGCAGATTTATATACAACATATATCTTTTCAGAATTTAGATCTTCTAGAGATACTCCAATATCATAACAAACCTTGCAATACTTTTGTAACATTTTATTACAGATACCTTGGTGTCTTTCGTAAAGTTCGATTAAACTTTTTTCACATTTTAAATTTTTAATTTTTCGTATTAATTGTAAGTCTGTCATATATATTCCTTAAATTCTTTTGCATTAATTCATACAAGAAGTTTGTATCTTGGCATGTATCCCAGCAGATAGTAAAATCTGCAACAGCTTTTAATTTATTGTCATTAGATTTTTCTTCAATATTAGCGGGTTGTACAAAACTGCCATCATCTAATTTTCTAGATAAATGAATTAATATACCATTATGAGATTTTAACCAAGAATATTCATCTTCTTTATATTCTATATATCTGATATCTGTAATTATAGGAAGTATATTTTGTTTTTTAAGTTCTTTTACTTTTGGATCAACTAAAGATGTCCAATATTTACCTTCAGTTTGAACTCTTCTACATTTGCCATATGCAACCATCAAAGGGCGTATTAATTCTTTGTCAGAACCATCGCATTTATTTAAATCAATTTTAAATTTCTTTTCTACAAAATCTCCAAGTTCTTTTTTAAGTTCATCCGCTAAAGCAATTCTTTGGCAATCTATATTTTTCTCTTTTAAATATTTTTTTAATATAGAATAAAAAGTATCTTTACCAGATCTAGCCACACCAGTTATGCCAATAATCATTGATATACAATACCACACATAAATATATTCGTCAAGTAGTTTTATATTAAATATAATTAAATATGATTTTGGATATAGTTTTATCAAGTAGTTTAAGCGCCGCTGGTTTATTTATTTGGTTTAAAACTAATTTTCTTTATGAGTATGCTAAACTTTTTAAATTAAATAATATTAAAATATTTAAAGAATATGAAGATTTTATTAAAGTTACCTATCTTGATTTTGCTGATTTTCTTGGTATGAAAAATGGATTCTTTTACAAATTATTAAGTTGTCCCTTATGCTTAGGATTTTGGTTGAATTTAATTATTTTATTTATCTATAATTTTCCACTATTATATATAGGTATATTATATGTAATATCTATTATGGAATATATGACTTTAAGTCTAATGCATAAATATGAACAAAACTGAATTTACCGCTAACTCATTTACTGAATTTTTAAGATCAAATATATCTAATGAAAACTTAAGAGATCTTGTACAAATCATTGATTATTTTAATGCCTCCCAAGGTGGATGCTCTTGTAGTAGAGGAAGAAGAACTCAAGCTTTTTATGATATATATAATAATAAAATTATAAATATAAATATATCAGCAGTCGAAGAAATCAAAAAAATCACAAATTCTTCAGAAATAATATTTAAAAACGAAACAAACGCAATTATAAAACAATTTTAATTGACACAAGAGTATAAGTAGTTTAATATAAACATATGTTTAAAACTGCTTTAGGTTACGATGATATATCTTTACTTCCAAATTTCTCTGATATTAATTCCAGAAAAGAAGTTGATACTACTACAAAAATTTCAAAACATTTTAAAATAAAAATTCCAATTATCCTATCTCCAATGGATACAGTTTCTTCAGTAAAATCTTGCATTAAGATGAATAAACTTGGTTGCGCTGGAGTACTGCATCGTTTTATGTCTATTGAGGAACAAGCTTCTAAAGCTAAAATTATAAAAGATGAAAGTAATCTTTGCGTTACAGCTATTGGATTGAAAGATGCCGAAGCTAGAATAAAAGCAACAAGTATATATACAGACATCTACTTTTTAGATACAGCAAATGGATTAGCAAAAAATGTAGAAGATTTTCTTAGATGGTATAAAACATCTGGATTTTCTCAAGATATCATTGTAGGCAATACTCTTACAAAAGGAAGTGTTTATCGTTTAGCGAATCTAAAAGCGGATGGATTTAGACATCTTATTGGACCGGGATCAATGTGTTTAACTCAGTTAAAAACTGGAATTTGGTGTCCAAGTTTAACTGGTAATTTTTATGCATGGAAAGCTATTAGAAATTGGGAGCTTTCTCAAGTAGATTTATTCAAACAAGATCAACCAAATCCAGAAAATCGTCCAAGTATTTTAGCAGACGGAGGCATTAGATATCCAAAAGATCTTGTAAAAGCGATTGCTAGTGGTTGCGATGCAGTAATATGTGGCAGAATTTTCGCTGGGCTTCTTGATGTTGTTGATGATGAAAATGTAATTCAGAAGGATGGTAAATTATTTGCAAAATACAGGGGAATGGCAAGTAAGGATGTGGTAGAAGATTATGAACTATATGATGGAACAAAGAAAAATCTTTTTGTTGAAGGAGATAATACGCTTGTGCCTATAAATGAAAATGTCACAATAGAAGATATTATTTATGATTTCGCTAATGGATTAAGAAGTGCGATGAGTTATCTTGGATTTAGAAATCTTGAAGATATGCGAGGAGGACTTTGGACCAACAAAATAAAAGCGGTTATAGTTACTGCTAATAGCATGTACGAGGGAATAGCTCATGGAAAATAACGAAGTTCATCTATATGATATATTCAAATATATTATTTATATATGTATTGCAATTTGGAGTATATCACATGGCAACGCACAGCAATCTTGTTTAGAAAGAGGGGTTGATTATCATATATTAACTGCTCAAAAAAATGCTAATTATCAAATGATAAAAATGCTAGAAAATCAGAAGCAAACACTATCAGTAATGAAGCCAAACGAATCAATTCAAAGATCAAGAATACAAGCCGTTATAGGCGCGAAGGAGCAAGAAAATTTTAGACTTCAAAGAAAAATGGATTATTTGACAAGATAATATGTATGATTATTTAATTATATCCGATATTCATCTAGGTGATAAAGATTGTAAAGCCGATTTATTATTAAAAGTTTTAAAAAAACATAAAGCTAAAAATATTATAATCGCAGGGGATCTTTTTGATCATCATAATTTACATAGATTATGTAAAACACATTGGAAGGTACTTTCAAAGTTAAGAAAACTTTCTAAAAGATGTAGAATAATTTATTTAATTGGTAACCATTGCTTTCTTAAAGCTGAATTTATGAGTATTCTTCTTGGTTTTAATTGTAAAAATGAACATGTAATAAATTTAAAAGATCATAAGATATTAGTTGTACATGGTGATATTTTTGATATTTACTTTACAAAATATAAATGGATAACAAATTTTATAATCAAATGTTATTATTTCTTTAGGCACTATACTCCTTATGCAGATGATTTCTTTAGGTTATTTAAAAATAGAACTAATAATTTTGTAGAAAAAAGTTCAGACATAAAGAAAAATGCCTTAAAATATATAGATTCAAATGGTTATCAAAAAGTAATCTGTGGTCATACTCATATGCCAAGTTATGAAGAAAGATATATTAATATAGGAAGTTTTTGCGAGAAGACTTCTTCATTTGTTACAATAAATAAAGACAAAGTTAAATTACATTATTTATGAGAATATCTTTTGAAGAAATGGCTATTAAAGTCGCAGATGTAGTAAAAGATAGATCAGAAGATCCTTATAAAAAGGTAGGAGTTTGCGTTTTAAATAAAGAAGGTAGGATACTTAGCGTAGGGTATAATGGATTATTATCTAAGCAACAAATCTCAAATGATTTTTGGGAAGATAGAGATGAAAGAAGAAAATATATTATTCATGCTGAAACAAATGCTTTAGCTTGTATAACAAGATATGATGAGCCATATATTCTAGCTTCTACTTTATTACCTTGCGCTAATTGTGCAATTAATATTTGCTCTCATGGAATAAAGCATGTTTATTATACAGAAGAATACCATAAAGATCAACTCGCATATGAGATATTTGATTTTTATAAAGTTTCTTTAAAAAAGCTTAATATTTAAATATAATATATTATGAAAGAACAAAAAGAAGCTAGAATTATTAATTTAATTAATCAACTCACGGAAAAAGCTTTATATGAAGATATCTTAGAAAATGGAAAATTAGAAGATGGAGATAGTTGGAATGTTTATCATTTAAGATTACTTAAAAACTTAATCGAAGATTATTTTAATAATGAAAAGTAAAAAGAAATATTACGGAATTTATTCTAAAGATGATAATTTTCTATACGGAGTTTTTCCATTAAACAAAGATGGATATAAAAAAGCAAAAAATTATATAGCAAAAATTTCAAAGAACAAAAAAGATTTTTATATTAAACAAAAATAATTATCTGTAAGTTTTCTTAATATATTTATCAGTTTGATTTTCTGGTAAATTTGGATCTGCTAATGTTTCATTATGAATACGCTTTGTGCCTCTTTTAAATTCTTTAAATACATTTTTAATAATTTCTACTGGTTTTTCAACTATCTTTTCTATTGTTTTTTCTATAATTATAGGTTCAGAGTTTGATCGCATTTTATTTGATTTTATTAATGAATTATAAGCTATAACTAAACATACAGCTAAAGGATCAAAAACAATAACAATTAATATAATAAAGATTCTCACAGCTGTTTCTATTTTTAATCCAAAAGCTTCTGCTACAAATTTAAATGTTCCAATTTCCCCTTTAGTATTATCATTTTCTAGTTTTAAAATTTCTTGAGCAAGATCAGACGCTTGCTTTTCTAGATTCTGTAAATCTTGATTTGCTACTGATATTTGAGCAAATAAAGAATTTATATTTTGCTGTGATCCTTCAACAATCTTATTTCTACTATCAATTAATTTTGCATCAGTTACTTTCTCCGTTTTAGCAGAACTAAATAAACCACCACCAGTAGTTTTAGTAATAGTGACATCTTGCTTTACAGCGGAATCTAAAGAAGTTTGATATGTTTTTTGAAGTTCAATTAGATCTTTAAGTTTATTTTTATTAAAATCAATTTGCGAAATAACAAGAGATTGTTGAGATTTTAAGTTATTTATTTTAACTATATTTAAACTATATTGAGAAAAATTTCTTTGAAATGCGTCAGAAAGAAAACCAAATATACCAAGACTTGTAATTGCCATTAAAAGTATCGTGGCAGATAACATATATCTCTTTAAAATTTTATTTATTTCATTCCAATATCTATAAAGATAACTAGCCGAAACTAATTTGGCTAGTTCCATACTTCCAGCCATAACTGCTACACTCCAAAAACTTGCGGCAAATAATAGAGCTATTCCTTTTACAGAAAAGAAAGCCGCACAAGAGGCTAGTGCAAAAGCTGAAAATCCTAATATATATTTAAACATAATATAATTACACTATACATTTATCTTTACTTTTATAAAAGATATTATATAATATATATATATGGAAGAAAATAAAAATACTAAAGTTATATTACCAAATAATCCATACGCAAGAGCTACTCCATTTTCTCCAGTAGTAAGAGTTCTACCCAAAATTGGAAGAAATGCTTTTTGCCCATTGGAAAATAAAAAATTTAAAAATTGTTGTGGAAAATCTGGACAAGATTTCTGTACGAAGGCCAAAGAAAATTTAGAAAATCATATTAACGAATTAAAATCAAAAAATAATGATCAAAGCGGTTGATATAATTTTTGGTTTGGCTTGGGGCGATGAAGGAAAAGGAAAGATTAGTAATGCCATATCTAAAAACTATGATATAGTTTGTCGCTGGAATGGAGGCCCAAACGCAGGACATACAGTTTATATTGGTGATAAAAAATATAAAACTCATATTATACCTTGTGGTGTTTTTCAAAATAAATTAAGTGTTATTGGTCCAAATTGCGTTATTAATATAGATAAATTTTTTGATGAAATAGAATATTTGGAAAAAGAAGGATTCGATACATCTTTGATTAAAGTTAGTCCAAAAACCCATTTAATTACTCAAAGACATATTGAATACGATCTTAAATTTTTAAAATCAAAACTAGGAACTACTGGTCAAGGAATTGCACCAGCTTATGCAGATAAAATGCTTAGAGTTGGAAAATTAGCAAAAGATTATCTTGATAAGAAATATATTTGGGACGGAGAATTTTATGGGAATATACTTTGCGAAGGAGCACAAAGTTTTTGGTTAGATATTAATTATGGTGATTATCCTTATGTTACTAGTAGTGAAACTTTACCTTATTCTGCTTGTTCTTTAGGTTTTTCTCCTAAAAAGATTCGAGATATTATTGGAGTAGCAAAGATATACGATACCAAGAGTGGAGTAGATCCTTTGTTTCCAGAAAGTCTTTGGGAAGATCCAGAATTAAATATGCTTATTGATATGGGCCAAGAGTTTGGTTCAACTACTGGTAGAAGAAGAATAGCTAATTGGTTGAATTTAAATAAACTTATTGATGCAATTAAGATTTCTGGAGTAAATAAACTTATTATTAATAAATGTGATGTTTTAGAAAAAATACATACTTATAAATTATTTCAAAATAATAATCTTTATAAATTTAATACATTACAAGCGATGCAATCTTTTATTAAATCTCAATTAAATCATATTCTGACAGAGCCGATAGAAATAACCTTCTCTGGAAATAAAGAGAAAATTTAATGGAACGATGGCTGAGTGGTCTAAAGCAGAAGTTTACTAAACTTCCGATGGTTTAATATCATCCGTAGGTTCGAATCCTACTCGTTCCAATCTCTATTTACTAATACAAAAAAGCCAAATATATATTGTGTAATATATATTATGAGCAACCAAAGTGAAGCGTTAGCAATATGTTCAGAATTTGCTGATGAATATGGAGTTGATGTTAATGACGGAGAAACTTTAGTTATATATACAAAAAGCGAATATATTAATGAATTAAAAAATATGCTAGATAAAAAACAATATAAATTGCAATCATTTCAAGTATATGGTGACGAAGCTCTAATTAATTTTATACCGAAATCTTAGTTAATTTACAATGGAACGAGTTTTCCATTTTTTAAAGTTAAACCTAATCTAGCTTCAATAGAATTTTTATTTTTATCTGAGTTTAGATTAGATATATTTCTAATAGTTTTTATTTCATTTCCAAAAATATCATATTTTATTTTCGTGCAACTTTCTACGGAATGTATTTGATGTTTTGGATCGTAAGTTCGATGCATAGATTTATGATTATGAATAGCCTTAATATAAGGATATCCATTGATAATATCAAGATTTTTATTTCTAATTGCACAAGCAAAAGCTCCTTCGCATCCTAAAGTTCCTAAATGAAAATCGCATTCTATGGGTTGCATTTGATTAGATTTAAATATCCAACTATCGTGAGACCATTTTGGTTCAACATTCATCATAATATTCTTATAATAAAATACTTCACTTTGACCTTGATCTACTGGGTTATTATTTTTATCTAATTCGTATCTAGTTAAACAGATAACTTTATTATTCCATTCATCTTTCCAATCTTTTATTATTTTAAGACTATCATCAAAATAAATATCATTATTTGAAATAATAACTATTTCATCTTTTAAACTTAAAGCGTGTTTGATTGCTAGAGTATAATTTAATCTTTTTCCTATATTAAATTCTTTCGTTTTAAGATATTTTAAATTATATATTGATTCATTAAGTAAATGAATCTCTTTGATTAGGGGGTTTTCAATATTTTTTTGTAGAGTTTGATTTATCTCTTTTTGACGCTCTTGATTTTCAGAATAAAAATATTGTTGGATTAATATCATAATTAATATACTATTATATAGTGGATAATATTTCAGATCTAGATTATTTAAACAAAGCTTCTTATATATCAAGAGATAAAAAGATTATATTTATATGTATGCCATTATGGATGTTTAATACTGACAATAATTTCCAAAATACTCTTTTTTCTCATCTTTGTTCAAAATTAAATTTAAAATATATAAATTTAAAAAATGAAGTAGTGTCATCAGTTGATTCTTATTTTACCGCCTTAGATTTAATTAAAAATGATGAATTTAGAGACTATTTTAAATTTACAATAATTCGTAATCCTTGGGAGAGATTAGTCAGTATATATTTAAATTTAAGAAATTATGAGGTAGACAATTATTTATCTAAACCCGCTAAATTTTTCGACTTTAAAGATTGGGTAATTTATACAGCAAATATATCAGACATATTAAAGACAAATACATTTTATACTCATTCTAATGAAAATAAAAATTTAACAAATTTTATAATTAGATCAGAATACTTTAATGCAGATTTTAAAAAATTTTGTGATATAAAACAGATCTCTTATAAACAAATTAATTTAAACTTGCTTAAAAATTATCGAGATTATTATGATAAAGATTTGATAAAATATTTAAATTCATTTTTTAAAATTGATGAAATAAATTATGGTTATAAAGTATGAATTTTATATTTTCATTTCAAGAACAAGATACTTTATTTAGCGATAGTTTTATATTTTTAAATAAAGAAAATATTTATTCATCTATGAATCTTTGCAAAGATTATGGCAAAGTTTTCTTGTATACTACAGACTCTTTCTATAAAAAAATAAAAAATTACATTCCCTTAAATACTGAGATTAAGATTATGGAATTGGATATTAATAAATTAGTCTGGTCTCAGATAAAATTCTTTTCTATTTTAGATAATATTCAAAAATATAATCAACCATTTTTTCATTTAGATTTTGATTTCTTCTTATTAGAAAATTTATTTTATAAAATACCAGAAGTTGTTGTAACTGGACAAGAATATTACGAAAAGAATGATTATCAAGATTTTAATGGTTACTATGGATATGGAAAACATTATAAAGAATATTTTAATTTTTTTGAGAAAGAAAATTTTACAGATCTAAAAGAGTTAAATTGTGGTTACGCCTATAATTGCTCAATTATTGGTGGAAAAAATTTAAATTTATTTAAAAAATGGACTGAAAAATCAATTACTTTAGCTTCTAAATATAAAAGTATTAATTTACCACAAAATCTGAATCCAAATAGATTTTGTTCAATTATAGAACAATCTAGCTTGGCGAAAATATGTTATGATGAAAATATAAATCCTTTAAAATTAAGTGAGACAAAAAATAATATTTCTACTAAAGAAAAATTTCTTCATAATAAATTTTTTGGCCCAGAAATATATTATAATCAATCAGATGATCCAAATTTTATATATAGACTATATGATGCAAGAGTTAAATATTTAAAAGTTATTGATAAATCTATAAATTTATAATATTATATATAGAATGAAACTAATATTATCTTATATATTTTATATTATTGGAGACATTATAAGTATAACCACAATGCAATGGTTTAATGGTTTTGGGTATGGACTGTATAGTAAATTAATGCTTTGGAGTTCAGACTTAGATACCAATGATATTATTTGGAAAACAGTAAAATCAAAAAGAAAAAAATGATATTTAAAAAAATATTACAATTTTTTGATAAACAAGAAGTGATTATGCCTGATGGTATAGATCCAGATACTCTACCTCAGTATGGAAGACTATATAAATTAAAAAACGAACCTTTGCCATTCAGATATGTTTTCGTTAAAGGAGATGATGACAAAGGAATACATAGATTTAAGCATCATCAACTAAAAGAATATATATTTTATGATTTTGGCCCAGTAGAAAGAGAAGCAAACAAAGAAGAAATTAGATTATATAATCTTATAAAGAAATACATAAATGAAATTGCACGAAAAGAAAATAACTCTATTTACTAACAGAATATTTACAAATAAGTTAATTTGCTAATGA